TCCTGGAAGGTCCAACGCCATCCCCCCCGCATTGTTCTACGTTTTCTTCCACCATCCTGCAAGTATTGCCATCCCCCCCGCATTGATCTGCGTTTTCTTCCACCATCCTGGATCACACCCCGCCGCGGCAAGACCATCCCCTGAGGTTCATACGGCGGCGTAGTACCCCCTCGCATAGTTCTACGCCTCAAAGTTCTACTACGCCTTAAAGGCCGAAAAGAAGATTTTTTCATTATATTTTATTATATTATACATTATACAAAGAAATTAATAAATAATATAAATGTAAATATTATATATTATTTATTATTATTCATTCATTGTTTCTAAATATAAATTATTTTTTAATTAAAATTTAAATGTAATATAAATTTCAAGGTGCACCAGGACATAGAACGTCTTCTTTTTCTTGTTCCGGCGTTTTGACTACATTACTACTATTACTATTACTAGTAAGTGATTTATCAGAATGATGCTTAACAGCGTCTTCAAATTTCTTAATCACAAACATTTGCGAAGAAACGCTTTGTTCATTCATAAATTCGATCACATATGACATGCTAACTCGCTTGCCATTCGGTCTCAAAAACAAATTATAACTATTGTGCAAATTGAACATGTTTTGTTTGTATTCCACCGGATAATCTTTGAGAACCGCCTTCTTAAATACGTAGCAATCCAAATAATTCTTATGCAAATTGTGCGTATAATTGTACATGTTCGTTTGGTGTCGGAAAAATTTCAGCTCGTCTTCAGGAAACCTGTCAAAATGCGCCTTCAACTTTCCAAGCTTTTTCAAATGCAAATACACAAATCGACTCTTATCTTCCGCACCCTTTGCATTTTTAACATATTCATAATTCGGATTGCGAAACTTGAAACGCTCTCCACCCTGCGTTCGAAACATCACGCCGGGATAATAATACAACGAATTCGACGACGCCCACACATCCATAATCTTATTAAAATCCTCTTCTCCTTTCATTCCAAACCTGGCCGGATGTCTCACTTTTGAAAATCTGCCCCAATTCACAATGGAACGATCCATTTCGTATACCGTCGTACCATCAGCATAATAAATGGCGACAATGTAAAGCGCCGCGTTTTTAACGGGTGCGACAATCACGTTATCCGGGTGCTGCATGACAAAACTGTATGAATATTCTTTTTGCAAATCATCAAAATTCAATTCAGAAGCCGAACACGCCTCCAAAAACATCCTTCGAAAGCATTTACCGCCGGTCCCTAATAACGGCGAAACCACGTTCTTCGTTGAAAACTCCCACTGCTGAACATCATTCGACGAGTTATAAAATAAATTCACCATTGTTCCCTCCACAAATTCTTCAGCAAATCTCACACTCGAAACATCAAGCTCGACATGTTTGGGTTCGCACATTGGAGGCGAAAAACACACAACTTTCCGATTCTCGTTCAAAACAACCGAACGAAGATATTGAATGTAGTCATACTCAATTCCGCTTTCGACTCGCTTTTGCATGAATTTCTTGTCGTAATTTACCAAATAGTACAAACTTTTCTTATCATTTGCACTATGATGACCGTTTGTTACATTTTTACAATTCGTCACACTTACCGGTTTGCATTTGATGCACCTGTCTTCACACTTGCAGTCAAATACTTCATCACCATTTACAAAATTGTGTAGAGACGGAACTCGACTCAAATCAAAACTGTAATAATATTTATTGTTATTTAACTCGGCCATTTTATTATACTTCACTCAATACACTTGTTGTTGTTGTATATAGTAGTGTATTTTCTTTAAATGTATTCAATAATTATATTAATTATTATAATTATTTTAATAAATTATTTTAATAATTAATATAGTAATTTATTTATAATTTATTATTATATTTTATATAATCTAAAGAATTTTCTCTAATGGTTACTATATATAAGTATTATTATATATAGTAATATATTAATATAATTTTAATTTTATGAGTGAAGTAGAAATTGAAGTTGAAGAACGAATTGAAAGTCGAGATGCATTGAGTTTGGACAAAAATATGGAAACGGATAATAAATTATTTCTTGGAGATGAAATAAAAATAAATGCAAATGTGCCCGATTCAAAATTACAAAACAACATCTATGAAATAGTGTACATTGATTTGGGGTTGGTTCAACTCAAGGATGTAAAAACGCAACAAGTAATAAAAATTAATATTCAGAATGACCAATTGGATAAAATAGAAGATGAAGATATTTTAGAAATACAAGTTTTAAAACGAAAACCAACGCACAAATATATTGAACAGCACGACCTTAAAATAGACATGGTGCTGTCCATCGAATTGTCGTTGGCACAAGAAGCAGGCGAAAAAGAAAAAGAAGGCGAAAAAGAAGACAATAAACCACTTGTTGTCACATGTCAAATTATAGACGTGGATAAAAATCAAGATACCATTGAAGTGAAAGTATTGGTTGAAGAATCGACGGATTCGGCGGGATCGACGGATTCGGCGGGATCGACAGATTCGACAAATGCATTGTCGCCTGAAATAAAACAACAATTAAAAGACAGTATTTTTATAAATTTTGGATGCAGGGGCTTACCGTTTTGGATAAAACGGATAAAAGTTATTGAATATAAACCTAAACCGTCACAAATCGCTTCTGTAGTGCAAGAAGAAGAAGATAAAGAAGAAGATGTTGGCATTGATCTCGAATTGGCCGACGCTTTAGAAGAGGGAAACCACATTTTTGCAAACATCATGTACGAGGTTCCGTCCTCTCAGAAAATTGTTTCGGAAGTAAAACAGTACAATGACTTGCTGGAAAATATTATTTCATCCGTTCCAAAACATAAACGAACCGACGCAGAATTAAACAGCATACATCGAAACATTGAACGTTTTTTTCAGTTGCGAAAAGAGTATTCTTTATTTGATAAAAATGGCGTTCCAAAAATGCCTCCGCCGTTGACCGACTCGGATAAGCCAGCAATTCCGCACATTGAAAAACTGGATGCGCCATTCTACTGGGTTTTGCCGGTCGTTGAAAACATTAAAAAATTATACGTACTAGCAGATGAAGATGCGATGCAGCCAGATACTGTAAATGGAATATATGATTTTAAACAGCAAATCATGGAAGAAAAGGACATTTATCCGGATAGAAATGCGCCTTATAATCCAAATATTATGAATGATCTAAATTCTTATTTAACGCCATTTGAAAATCCTAAAAAGAATCCAGATACTAATTACGCAATCCAAGATAAACCGGTTCGTTCCAATCTGCTTACTCTTTCCACAAATAACGACACCGTGACAAAGAACACAAAAAACAAGGGATCACCACCAGACCAAATATACATTGACCGCATGTATAACACCGGCTTGACAAAGCTGGAATTTGAAGATGTGAAATCAAACAGCGTAAAACGCGTCGAGTCGACTCCGAATGATCCCGCATTTATAACATCATTCATGACATTAAACAGTCAAGCGGTTCATCTCTCTCAGCTGCTTCTACCGGATACTTTTCTGTCCGACCAAGTGTTGCTAGATTCGCTTTTTTTGAAAACGTGGCAGTCCATCATTTCAAGCGTTAAAATGAGAGACGACATACAGAGCGAAGTTGTTGTTAGTGACACTAACGATCAATACCAACACGCATTATTCAAAGACGCCATTCTATTTTCGCCTGACACAAGTATAAGTAATAACAGCGCTCTTCTACACAAATTCATAAGCGCCTTTGTTCCTACGAATCAGGATGCATTTTCGACGATGGAAAAAGAGAATCGATTCACCAACTGCTTGTCATTATGTGAAATTATTTATGCCCTTCAGCCGTTTTTTATATATACAAAAAATTTAACAGTGGACCAGTATGAGACGATGCGCGCATTTGTGCATAAAAATATCGACAGTTATTTAAAAAAGCTCGTAACTTCAAAATCAAAATTCAAAAAACTCGTGAATAAAAATGATCTTACAGCATTCGAGTCGTTGGAATTATTTTATGGCGCATTTAATGACCACGACTCCTCCTCGAAAAAAAAATCAGGTAAAGAAACGCTCAATAAAAAAATTGTACTGGCCGATGACACCACTGTAACATTTGATGAAATATTCAAACTGTATAAATTTAACGAATTAAAACGCGACAATGGCGCATTTCTCTCTTCTTCTGAAATATTAAAAACGCTAATTGATGCCGACTGCGCGCGTTTATTCATGGACGCTCTCGCCGTTGAAAATTCCGATTTGACGTCTTCTGAAATCGACGGTATCATACGCAGGGAAGAACAGGATTTAAAAGAACAAGTGTCGAAAGATGCGTCGTCACCCGATGCGAAAACGTGCAATAAACTCGAAATCACTTTGAGTAAAGTGTATTCATCGCTTGCTCTACTGGAAAAAGACAACGGAAACAAAGAATTGTTATTTGACTCGCGATATGACCCAACGGGAAAGCGCGTTGTAAAAGATGGAGATTATGCGGCGCTCAAAAAAAGCGAGTCCGATGGTTACGGTTACGATTACTATGTAAGGCGCAATAATAAATGGATGAAAGATGATGATCCTGAACTCCAAAATGTTGACATTAATGACCCCTCTTATTTTTGCAATATTCCTTCGGAAACGAAACCCACCCCATTCTGTTTTTCAATCAACCAAAAGTGTCTCGATAAGTCGGTTGCAGAAACATCCATTCTACAAGATTTAACTTCGAGAATTGTGAGCGAATTTGACCAAAAAAGTGAACAGAAGAAGAAGAATATTGATGAGACATTCTTGTATGATTTGAAAAACATTAAACTTCTCGATAAACTAAAAGTATTCGATATTCTAAAATATAATAAATTTAAATATGCGCTTGGACAAGAAAATAAAAAAAGAGTGGAAACCGTTGTAACGTCTCCGTATCAAGACACCGTAAACTGCATTCTCGGCATGGATGACGTCGCGCTAAAATATCAGTGTATTTTGGATATGGTAAACAGCGAACTTTTTGTAAGAAATGCCGATCCGAGCGAAAATGAGCATTGGTATTACTGCAAAATAACGGCTGTGCGCTTATTGCCCACTTTTTTATACGAACTCGCTCAAAACTATAATCCAGCCGACCCGAAATCTTCCAAGTACATGTCGACCCTTTCACGTATTGAAAAAACAAATGGTCGACGAGAAGGCGACCAAATCGTCGATAAATTTAGCGGGTACGCCATTTCAAAAATAGCATTCGTATCAGAAGGTGAGTGGATGGCGGAAGGCGGCGAACAAGACGAACCATTCGAAGCAGCAACGCATTTGATGCGCGATGAACAGCAAATGGCATCCGACCTCACTTCCGTAAATTCTGGCGAAGTGATCGAAATAAGTATTAGAACAGAGGGTGACACCGCTACAACCGCTACTTTATTAGAAGAAGAAGAAGAAGAAGAGGAAGAGGAAGAATACGCTAGTAGTGAGAAGAAAGAAGAAGAAGGAGAAGAAGCTGAGAACGAAGAATATAAAAATCGGGAAGAATATGAAACCACGATGGGAATCATAAATCATTATGAAAATTCACTTTCCATCGTGCTACGACCCAAAGATAAACGTTTCATTGTTGAAACGCTTCAATTACTTATTCCGGCAAAAAAAACAAAGGAGCAATATGAAGCGGATAAGAAGGCAAGCGCGGATTATGAAACGTACGAGAAGACGTACAATCAATATCTCATTTTTTATTGCATGGCGCTCCTCATTATTGTCGTGCAAACATCGATTCCGCAAATCAAAACCAAAACGACATTTCCAAATTGCGTTAAATCTTTCGGAGGATACCCGTTCTCATCCGACGAAACCGACCTGGCTTTCATTATTTATATGGCGTGCATCACCCAAAAAGTCAAGAGCGATTATGCCCCATGGAACTCTGTGAAAAAAATAAATCAGGATAAAATGCGGGACACGCTGTTCAATTTAATCAAAACGAAAATAATAAACCAGCCCCAAATTCAAGCCCGCGTGGAAGCAAAACGCGACTACGACGCTGCGAAACAGCAGCGCGAAACCGTAAAGTTGAATGCGCGGCATAAAATAAACGACGCGCTCTTTTTGTTTCGCCCTCTGCTCGTTAACCCATCCGTCGTCTTAACTTCCACACCGCTGCCCGTTACAAAAACGTACTGCGACGACCTGAAACGCAACCTCAAAAACGGCAACAGCTTGCAAACCGAAAATATACTCGTCTTACAATCAAAAATTATTCACTTTTCTTTACTGGTTCAAAAACTTGTTCAAGATGTTGTTGCAGCGCAAACGGCAGACAGGGGAAAGCTTTTGTCTAAAAATTATATTCAAAACGCGTGCTGTAATGAAAGCGAATCTAAGGAATCCACTTTGCAATACATGATAAGGCGCGAACCAAATATCAAAAATTATTGTGACATGGTGGACTGCACCGCTAATATTTTACACGATGTTTACAGTTTAAGCGAAGCTGCATCCATGCTGGATCCAAAAGATACACGCAGCGTAATTCCAGAACTGCCTTCCAATTTCGACGAATTCACGATTTATAACGCCTTCATGGTGTATTGCAATTATGGAAACAACAAGGGGCTAAAAGTTGAAACGAAAGCTGAACCGGGATCTAAAAAACAACGGGCAAAAAGCTCAAAAAAAAAAGCAGCAGAAGAAGGTGAAAAAGAAGGAGAAAAAGAAGGTGAAGAAGGAGAAGAAGAAGGTGGAGAAGCAGAAGAAGCAGTAGTAACAGGAATATCGGAAGAAATTCATAAAATTTGCAAATTCAAAAATACACTTGGAGAGAATCGAGACATATTTAATATTTTGAAATCTGCAAAAAGCATGACGCATGAAAATAAAATAAAATTAATTACTCAGATTAAAAATGAATTTGATTTGGATTATACCATAAAAGACCTGCAACATTTGCTTCAACTGGTCAACCGTCAATCCATGAAATCTTTATATGAACCGCGGGTCGGAACATACAGCGAGAATCTAAATCGCATTTTAATAAAAATTGCCGCCGATCTTAAAAAAGAAAAAATGCTTTTATCTGTTGATGTATTGACCGCTCTAAAAACATTCAACGAGAATCAAACACCGCAACATTCGAGAGAACTGCAACGACAAATCGAAAAAAATAATAAAATTCTCACCGAACAAATTACAGCATTTTTAAATATTAAAAATAAAGGCGTGCTGAATGCGGTATTTAGAACACCGTCGGATATAACAGAAGGCGTCGTTACCAAAGGCGGCATCATGCTATTCAATCGAATGGAAAATGCGCTTTTAAATGGCGCAAATAATACGCTTGAAGTATCGGTTGAATTTGTGAAAAATGCAGTTAAAAATATCACACAAGTGTATCCGAACATTATACTCTCTCAAATTTCTGAAATAGAATCTTTGCCGCCATACATTACCGGGCAGATTTCTTCCGGCGACGCGAAATCCATTATGCAATTCTCGAATGAGCGCGTCACAAATACACTCGGCAATTTCTACAAAATTGGAAGCAAAAAACCGGTGCATACCATTTTAAAAAATGTGCAGCTAACGACACTTTTGCTCAATGAAATTGTCGCAAATACTCCGATTTATAGTGATGATAAGAAACACATTACCGTGCTATTGTACGAGTATTACTTTCTAGCCGCCGTAAATGCATACATTCACTTTTCAAATGTTGTCAAACAGTTTCGAGAGAAGAAAATGGAACAAAAGAAATTAATCGATGTTCAAAAAGAAATTTCAAGGATTTTAAATACTTATTTCGAGCTAGTTTTGGATGACAAGAAAATTATGAATCGGAATATTGACGCAATTCGCGAGAATTATTTAAGGTCGGTTGACGACGAGAGAGACGACATTGTTCAAAACGTGGATAAAATGTCGGAAGACCAAAAACAGATTTATATGATGCATAAAAAATATAAAATGGGTTCGCAATCCATTGGTAAAAATACAGGTCTGCGAATTTATAACCCGGATTTCGAAACGGAAGAGTTGGCGCGCCTCGACAGAATAAACAGCCGGAAAAGAGATCGCGGTCTTTCAGCCGTATCAAATGATCCAGAAGCAATAGCGCGCGAGTACGCGGTCGCAGATGAAGGCGAAGCGCCCGATTTCGACCCCGATGAAGAGAATGAAATGCAGGAAGACGACGCGCACGAAGAGTACGCAAACTCTGCCGACATGTATCCCGATAGTTATGTGGATGCAGAAGAAGTTTCACAAGTTGAATCTTGAGAGAATAGAGAGATTTTTATATTGTAAATATTTAGAAATATAAAATATTTAAATTTTTATTAATATGTACATCAAATTATAATATATATATATATTATTTATGCATATTATATCATATTTAAGATTGAAATATAAATGAATTCTGAACAAGTAAAAAATATATATTCATTATTTTCGTCATTATCACCTGATACAAATCCAAACGATCCGTATTCAAGGTTTGTCATCTCTCCAGTTATTGGACAATATATTACATCTTTGAATAGTTGGGATGTTATGACGAGTAATTCAGAGGAAGAATACAATGATCGTTTATCTGGTTGTTTATTTAGAAATACAATGTATTTGACGACTGCAGATTTTTTGGGAGTTGGTTATGAATATTTGGTTGTAAATGAGGCATGGTATAGTGATTTGAAAAATTTAAAAACGTGGATGCAATTCATTAAAAAAATTCAAGATGCGAATATGGATGATCGCGTGTGGTCTCCGCGTACAATTCGACAGTATCGGACGATGAAACGCCTGAATGCAAAAATTGAAGATCCAAATGTGGGTAAAAAATATCCATATAGCAGTTTATTTAAAGACCGTCGTAATATCCGTGATGAACTCGATATCATCAATAAAGAAACAGGATATGAATTTGAAAATATAATGCAAGAAGACACTCGACTAAAAAATACGGATTTTTATAGATCATTACCATCAACTGCCAGTAAATGGGGCGAATACACAAAAATGATTCAAGCAATTTGGGAAACAAGAGAAATAGGTCAAGCTATTGATCCAAATACATACGGTTATTCTATGAAAAAATATTATGGCGCCGATTTGATCGAAGATGTATTTCCTAATCAAAATGCTGCCATTTTTTTCTTGAAATTCCTCCGAGAATATTATGTGCATGTAGTAAGTCGGTACAATGCATTCGGTAAAGAATTATCAAAGCTGCTTAAAGCACAGAGCGAACCTAATGCCTACGCCAAAACTCTATTTGTCATGATGGGCCAAATGATACAAGAACTTGATGCAATTGATAAGAGTCAGGTTGACTGGAAGATCAACTGGAATCGCATATATGATGGAAGTGTCAACGCCATATATCAATTTGTATCACAATCGCAAGAATCACAAGAAATGAAGTTCAACGCGTTAGTAATGTGTATGGACTATGCAGTGAGTCCTTTTGTTTGTTCTTCATTGTTTCATCGCATGACAGGTCCTAAATCTCAAGCGTGGGTGGAATATCCTATACTTCCGCCCACCTATGAAGCGCAAAAATGCTTCTTCGAGTTTGCGTTTGTTCCGCGCATAAATGATTCTATCGGCACTACTAATCTTGATGGCACTAATCTTGTCGATACTGCCCGCGCTCAAAACAAATTACAACTCGCCGATTTTCTCGATAAAACTCCTCCAAATCAACGAATGAGTATTTTTAACGGGTATATACGGTCTCTCGTCGAGCCATATTACCGCATACGAGACAATTCAAACCGGGACCTTGCAGTAAAAATAACCAACCTAATGTTCAATAGTTTTAAAATTACAGAGTTGGTCAAGCTCATCAATTCGCCATTGTCTAAAGAAGATTTTGATAAGAAACTAAAGGGAATGATAAAGGAGATGCTTGGAAACCGCATATATGTTATTGTCATTTCTTCTTCTCAGCCCCCACAGCTTACCGACAAGCTTACCGACAAGCTTACTGACAAGCTTACCGACAAGCTTACTGACAAGATAACTGGCCTTATGCTTGTAGGTTTGAAAACTTCAGTTTTACTTGAAATTATTGACTCTACTGCCCCTAGTGAAAGTTATATTGAGGTTGCTCTTGATGCGCTTCAATTTTTGGGATGTAATAATGATGCAATAACGTTGGGTCGAAATAAGAACAAGAGCAATCCCAATCCCAATATTGTATCCTCTTTGTCTGGACCACGTACACTTGTACCCGCTGTAAATCAATTTCAACTGCCATTACTTCTTCGATCTCCGAAAACTCCTACCGCAAAACAGTTTAAAAAAGAGGTGATGAATAAATTAACTCCAATTGCGATGATGAACCTCGCACAAACCTCACCCAAATTAGGAGGGAAAAATAGGGGCATACACACTCGTAAAAAATGTACTCGTAAAAAATATACTCGTAAAAAATGTACTCGTAAAAAATGTACTCGTAAAAAATGTACTCGTAAAAAATGTACTCGTAAAAAATGTACTCGTAAAAAAAGGTGATTAGCACGTTACCGCATGTAAAAATAATTTAACTCCATCATTGTTTAATAAAAAGGCCAATTAATTAAAAAAATGTAAAATAATTTGTTTTTCGATTTTGTCGACCACGATTTATTTTATTTTACATTTTAATGTACCATGAGGGGGCTGCTCTTTTTTTGTTCCACGTGGCGATTTTTTGTTTTTCTTCGGACATGTAGTAGTTTCGGTAAGCTTGGACCGCATCTTCGTGCTTGTACTGTACGGGCATTGCTTGCGCGAATGGTGTGAGACGCTGCTGGGGGAAAAGGGATGCATCTGGCATATGCTCCCTCAAATACTGTGCAACCGTGTATGATTTGTGGATTTTTGTTTCGGGGTGTTCATAACGGTATTGCCATTCCTTGTGCATTTCATCGACGAGGTCCAGCGTCCAAATGAAATTGGCTTGGGATTCCCTGCACCAAATTGTGACGGGATGATTTTTGTGCGCCAACTTGTAAAGTGGAGCGTTGCCTTCCTCGTCATCGGGAAGAAGAATGCGACGAGCAGAACACAGCATTTGAACCGCTTCCAGAATGATCTTGACAATGTGTTTATCCATCATGGCTTCGGCAACTTCGCGGGGAATCAGGGAGAGAATAAACAGATTCATTATTGCTGAGATGCTGAGATATTAAATATTATACATTTAAAATTCAATTTGGATATTTTTTATTGAATTTTACAATTATTCTTTTCCATTTTTATCATTTTATTTTATTGTATTATTATAGACAAGAAGAAGTATTTTTATATTTAGATATTTAGGAAATAGTTAAATAATGAAATATAAAAAACGGTCATTAAAAAAGAAACAACGACAACGAAATCGTTTTTCGAAAAAATATGCTACCACTGTTACTGTTCAACGCGGCGGAGGGTTTATGGATGCAATTGCTGATATAAATGCGATGGAAGGGCGGACGAATACGTGCATGGCCGTTCATCCAACTCAACCATTGGTAGCAGTTGGAGATGATGCGGGAACTGTAACGTTATGGGAAATAAATCAACCGCAACCAAAAAGGGTTGCACAGTTAACGGGTTTACCACAAACTTCTGTTAAATGTGTAGAATTCCATAAAACCTTTCCTCTTGTAGCAGCAGCATGTAATGATATGGTATTGATGTGGAGATTCGATCAAATAAATAGAGAACAACAAGATCAACAAGTTCAATCGTCACACACGGTTAGTGATTTTAGAGCGAGAAATGAAACAGAAGTTCAAAAAGAATTGAGTGAAACTAACATAATTCTTGAAGAAAATGACAGAAATATTAAACCAATATTCCATGACCAAGTGACTATAGAAAACAACTTAAGAGATATTAAAAATAAAATTACGGCTATTAATGAGGGGTATAGACAGGGGATATCTTACTTTAAAGAAAAGTTAGAGAATATAGAAACCGCATTAAAACAAATAGATGATTTAAAAAAAAAAGAAAAGTTAGAAATGACCGCCGTATCACCAGTTGTATTCATGAGAGAATCAGCAAGAAATATAGAACTAGGTCTAAGACAACAAGGAGAAGAGTTCAAAAAACGGCTTGAACTATTAAAACAACAGTTAAAATCACTACAAGAAGAACAAGGTTCGATGGAAAAAAAACTCAAGGAGTTAAGCACACTTTCTCGTAGTATTACTGAATTTATTACCGAACAAGAAAAAAAAAAAAGAGAATTAGAGACAGAACTTGATTCGATTCGTGCTAATGCGCGCTATGAAGTTTCATGTATTGCTTTTCATCCAGGAAGTGTACTTGATCGAAATATGTCATATATCGCAGTCGGTGTAAATAATGACAAAAACAAAAATGAAAATCGAATTATTATGTATCGGTTTGAAATCGAACCCTCTTCTGTCGAAAAAATAGATAGTATACGCGCAGATTCTTTTTTTTATGAGAACAACAGATTTCCGGATGTGTTATTGGCATCGTTTAGCCATGACGGAATGTTATTTGCATTTGTAACAAAATCATACGGCGGAACTGTTTTAAAAGTAATGATTTTTAATGGTTCAAATACAAACTATCGTTCTTATAAATTTCGTGTTTATATAATAGATCAGCATGCTACATCTATTGCTACATCTATTGTGTCTTATAAATCGTCCAATAGTGGAGGAGGGCAATACCAACATCAATTTATTATTGGGTGTGGTAACGGTTCTTTGTTGATGACACAAGCAACCACAGTCACAGTAACCAGACAGGGTTTTTCAGAAACAAATTTAACAAATTTAGCAAGATTACATGTATGGAATGCCGGGGAACCGATAAAGTGTGTCGCCGTTCATCCATCTTTACCTTTATTTGCAAGTGGAACACGCGATGTCGCTAAATTATGGAATATTGATCAACCTGAACCGCTTGAATCATTAGATTTAGATTTACAAGATGTTATATCGGTCGGATTTAATCAAGAGTTCTTGGCAGCGTGTGGTCCTAGAAGAATGCGTTTTTATAGCTGTAACTCTGATGATTATGGCGGTTTTATGGAAGAATCGCATAAAAATTTGAAAATTGCCAAATTTGTACACAAGTTAAATCGACAAGGAGATGCATGTTCTATATGCACAAAATCAATGAATGACCCATCAAAACAACCGAAAGAAGATAAAGAAGTGTATCTAACATGTGGGCATAAATTTCATAAAGAATGTATTGATCCATGGAATAAAAGTGGAAGACCGTCGTGTCCTTTATGCAGAGCACCAGGTGGTTTAGCACAAGCAACACCACAGAAATTCATTAAAGCCAGACAAGAACGAGCAGCTCAACAAGCAGAACAAGGGGCGCTTTCTGTTATTGAAACTCTCCAAGACCGTTCTAGGCGTTTTTTTGATTTTGGTAAAGGTACTTCTGCTGCTGCAGCTTCTCAAGATGTTGCAGCTTCTCAAGATGTTGCAGCTTCCGAAACTGAACCCGCCGAAACTGAACTTACGCCAGAAGAGCTTCGGGCTGCACGTCTCAAATACTTTTCAAACCCTCCTAATGGAAGTCAAGGACAAGGTGGTAGAAGAAATAAACTAAAAAAAACAAAAAAGACAAAAATACGTAATCGTAATTATTATTCAAAAAAATATAGAAAATACTAATTTAAAAATAAAATAAAATATATTTTATTATTAAATATATTTTATTTTATTATATAAAATATTATCATATATTATAAATAAAATGTCAAGTGCTGAAGATGAATATAAAAAGGATAAAAAGGAAGGAAGATTAACGCAGTTAAGTCCACAAGAACAAATGAAATATGTAGAGGAAACTAGAAAGAAAATGGAAGATGTAGGCAATTTAAATAGAACTGATATACTTAATTTATTACGGGAAGCTTTATTGGGTAAAGATCTTAATGAATATACTGCGGACTCAGATAAAACATATCAAGAATTTTTAAAATTTTATCACAATAGAAAACAAGGTGGAAGAAAAAAATCTAAGTACGGGTCTAAGAAATCTAGGTTTAAGAAATCTAGGTCTAAGAAATCGAGGTCTAAGAAATCTAGGTCTAAGAAATCCAGGTCTAAATCTAGGAAATGAATACAATACGTATTTTTGGGATATATAAATTTATAATTTTTTATATTTATTATTTAATAAATATAAATTTCTCTATCTCTCTATTTTTAATTTAACATACTACTTTTATTTTGAGTTGTATTATTTTGTATATTTTTTTATTTTGGTATAGTAGCAATCAATTCAATTCATCATTCGATATTTTTTATATAAATATATTTAGCAAAATAAGTATTTTAATTCATAGTAAATTAAATGAACAAGTTATTTATTAAACAGAATATTACATCAATGTCGATACTTTTATTTATGGTTTTATTTGGAATAATGGTTTATTTAAAACCAAATTTTGTATTTAATAAAGATGGAACAATGCGTCAATTTGGAATTGGGTATAGGAATAAAACAGTTATACCCATATGGTTAATCGTTATTATTATGGCCTATTTATCATATCTATTTTTGCTTTATTTGCAAGTATTTTGATTTAATTTTATGATTTATATATTTTATTTATAAATATAGGCGAATATAGAAAAATGTAATAATAAAAATAATATTAATTTATATTATAACAGTATAAATTAATAAAACATATTATGGAAAATACAACAACTGGTGAAATTGAATGTAATGTGCAAGTCAGCAAAAATGTCCTTTCAGAAAATGATATTCATTATATATTGAACGATGAGAATGTAATCATAAACAAAATGAATATTCAAAAAATGAATATTCACACAGAAAAATGTAACCACATTTTATTCTCTATACAAATGAATGATAGTATAAGAAAAAAATTAATCGATGCATTTCATTTACCTTCATTAGAAAATATGAAATTCCTACCTTTGCGATGGTGTAAAGGCGATACTGAAGAGCATATTGACAATTTGCAATGGTGTAAAGGCAACGACACTGAACAGCATATTGACGTATCTCATGATGGTAACACATTTGATTTTACACACTTGGTATATTTAACCAGTGACGCAGATGGTAAATTTATTATAGGAGATAACGAATATGCAATTGAAAAAAATATTGGTTATAAATTTTGTGAAGGCATCAAACACAAGACGATGGGATGTTCAAATGAACGACTTATTATTGGACCATTTACAGAGGACGGTATTCAATGTGGTGCTAGTTTCTATTCGCGCACCGGCGACGCCGTCGGGGGCAAAAAGATGCGTTGTTCAAAGCGAAGGCGAACACAAAAAAGCTCTCGCACACGCAATGCAACGCGCAGACGAAGTCAACGTAAACGATGAAGCATCCAAAATTAAATAAATTACAAAATAATAAATAAGTATTTATTCAAAGCTGACAACCACTTCGACCTTTTCCGTTTTTATACTTTTAATTGCCGAAATAGACAACTCTTCGCGCTTTTTACGAGTTTTATTTTTTTCACTTTTTACTTCATTCACAATCGTTTCGAAATCTTCGGCCAGCGATGATGACGATGAAGACGACGACGAAATGGAAGATAAAGATGAAGATGCCGACGAATTGGATGAACGTTTAGAAGTACTGTTTCTAGTATTCATGTCATTTTCAATTACTTCATAATGCTGTTCAATGTATTGAACGATATCATTTTCAATCGCCCATTTAAAAAAATTCAATTGTCCAATCGTTGTTTGTATAAATGTGCCATTTTTATAGGGGATTGTGATTCTATCCCACCGACAAAATGGATCAAATCGTTTTTTTGAATACGCTTTCAATTTCAATTTATAATCAACGTACACTTTGAATCGTCGTGCACATTTCGAATATTCGTTTTGAATCGTGTACACTGTAAAAAACTTTTTCGCATAATTCGTTGCAAACCAGTCAATAATTCGAAGCGATATTTTAGAATGCCCGTTAATAATCTGCAACATGACATTCAAATTATCATTATGATCATAAAATTTCAACAGATTTGTTAACAATAATGAATTCTGGGTAGTATACGCGTCGCTATTATTGCTTGTATATTCTTGTTCCATACTATTTATTTTTTATTATTAATTAAATTATTTTATATAATAATTTATTTAGGCACGTTTGGTTTATATCCTTTTTTTTTTAATAAATTTTCATAATTCCATTTTTTGTAATTTTTCATAATTCCATTTTTTTTGTAAATGTCAATTGTTTTCCGTATTTAAAACGGGCGCTGTCCATTGTCCCCCTTTTAAGGTTGCATTCCAAACAACAAACGACAACATTGCCGACATTGTGCCCCGCATTATTATCGATTCGGTCGAGCGTCCATTGCAGCTTGGAGTAGATGTTTTCATATAAAAGCTCGCAAACATGCTTGCAATAGAAACATTTTAGTTTGGAACATAATAGTTTGTCAATAATATCTTCGAGAGATATAAATAAATCTACATTATAAATTCGTTTATCTATATCCTGTCTTTTATATCCACTCATCTTGTGTGTCAATTCTTTTATAATTATGGAACGATGATCCACGCTGTCATCTTCAACATTTAAATACAATTTGGATATCGCGGTCATTTGATAAGAATGCGCAAAACAACATTCAGGCAAATTCCATTTTTCGCACGAAGCGCGCTTTGATAGATGTCGAGTCATCAACACTTGTTTGGGTGTGTCGTTTTCGATACATGTATCATTTTCAATACAGCTTTCAAAATCGGGTCGAAACATATTTTTCTTCCCATTTATATTTACATTTTTAATCATTTTATTTATTTAGAAATTATTATATATTTATTTAGAAATTATTATATTTATTTATTTATTTAATATTTAATTTTAATAATTTAGCTATTTTTATTTATTATTTTTATAAAAAAAATATTATATATGTTATAAATATAAATAAATAATTTATAAAAATGAATATGATGGATATGCTTTTTGGACCATTGACCCGTGAATTTTGTTTGTATTATTACGGGTTTTCTGTTTTCTTTTATGTATTATTTGTTCTCGTAACATTGTTTTCACTCTATAGTTTGTTTACTAAGAAATTCAGTTTTGGTCTGCTTTTGAGTTTGTTTATGGGTTGTTTTACGTACTTTTTAGCATATTTTATTTCACGCCTGTCATATTCCATGTGTGTCGGTAGTTTGGCGCCTTCTTCATCCGCGTCTCCAATGCACATGTTTTGAAAAGTTTAGGTTGATTATATTTTTATTTATATTAAATTATTTATAAAAATATTTATAAAAACCTCCTATAATCCATGCAGCATTTATAACAATGGATTGATACTGTTTTGATGTCACACACACAATAAATAAACCAGACGCACCAGCCGTGTTGAGAGCAAAATCGATGGTTCTGTCCAATGTAACTACATATGGAATTAATACTAGTACACTTCCTATCCAGCCAACACACTCTGAAACATGTTTTATATATTTATTGTTACTATCATTATTATCATCATTATTATTATTATCATTATTATTATCATTATTATTATCATTATTATTATCATTATTATTATCATTATTATTATCATTATTATTATCATCATTATTGTTCATTTCATACTTATTACTACTATATATTTTATATTTGAAATCATCCATAAAATAGTATTTATGAAATAGATTTAAACTCTATTTCATAAATATATATAACATACATAAAAATTGATTTGATTGATTTGAAAATGACTTCTGTAACTGCATCCGTAACTGCATCCGTATCTGCATCTGCATCTGCATCTGCATCTGCAAATAATGATACTAACAATATTATTAATAATCCTGCGAATTCCAACCTAGAATGTGTTGAACTTAGAAACATTAAATATAAATCCATGTTACTAAAAAAATCCAGTCCCAAACAACTGACTAAATACAATTCAAATAATGACATTGATACATTTTTAGAAAAAGAAAGAAGTCAGAATAAAGAAGACCAGTGGGTAAAATTGGACAAGACAATGAAGATTAAAAAGATAACCGCATTTGTTGAAACGTATTCTATCGACAATAATTTAAACGATAAAGACAAAGCATCGCTTCAAGATTTTTTATCACACTGTTTAGACCAAAAAAAAATATTGAAAACAAAAGATGTTGTTTATGATAAAGTGAACGGCGTAATTACGAACATCCCCTGTTTACTATATACACCCACGCTGACAAAAAAATTTACCCTTAAACGTTGTGAAAAAAGACAGTCCACCTTAAAATCACTTGCCCCAAAAAATAAGATTAAGAAAAATACGCCGTCAACAACTATGACAATTGACAGTAACTGTATTATGAGCGCATTATAATTATAAAATAATACAATTAATAAAACTCTTTATTGATTAAATTTATTTATTCGTTCTGAGAGTTCGGTTAAAATACTTTTAATATCCAAAATATCTTGAGACATTTTTATAATAATATTTGTTGCATTATCATCAATGACATTCTTTTTATCATTCTTTTTATCATTATTTATTTTTTTAAATTTATTAAATAATGAACTTAAATCAGCATCGACATCTGCGTCATTGATACTATTATTAAGACCATCTTCATTTAAAAAATTGTCATCATTATTATTATTATTAGCATAATCATGCTCGATAACGCGTCCGAAACTTACATGTTTTTCTTTATCTCCACCTTTATCTTTATTGAATGAATTTGGTTGCTGCGGTTGCTGCGGTTGCTGTTGTTGTGGATTTGAATCTAATGCTGTTACTGTTGTCGTTGCCGTTATCACATGTGTCAATTGTTCTAATTCTCTCTCTCTCGACGCCAGAGCTTCTGCTAGTAAACGTTCCATATCATCCCCTATTGGTCTATCATACACATCATCCGTGAATTTAATTTCGTCGGGTTTTCTTAATGTAATAATTGAAGCCATTTCTTCCTCTTTCTTTTTTAGTTCCATATTAAATGCGGTTTGGCGTTCTTTCTGTATATCTTCCGCTTTATATATGGTTTGCAATTGCGGTGGTTGTTGTTGTTTTTTTTGATATTGTGCTTGTGCTTGTGATGCAGGTTGCATTTGTTTATGGCCCGATTTAATCATTTCCATTTTTTTACAAATTGTGACTACCGCCTCTTTATTCATACCATTTAAATCAGCGTGTTGATTTGATTTGCGATATGATTCACCCATTTCTCTAATTGTTGTTTCAAACATTATTTGAATATGTTTAAATTGGATGTCTGGTATTCCATTAAATTTGCCACCACCATGTAAAACGCTCCACAATAACGCTTTATTCTCGTTACCTAAAAATACATTTGTATTCGCATTTGTATTTACACTTGTATTCGCATTCATTTTAAATGAATTAACTTATAATCTTTATTATTTTTTATTTTAATATTATTTTTATGAATTATTATGAATGATTAACTATTTTTATATGTTTCATTTTAGGTTCTACAAATTCAGACATTCTCGTTGGTATCACCTTTATTCCTAAAAATGGTGAGTTTTCACTATTCATTGTCTCTATCAGCTCCAGCGTATGATATGTTTTAATATATGGATGTAAATTCTGATTCGCAATACTTACATGTATTTCATTTGCCGAAATAACAAGAGCTACGTGTCCATATTTAAAGTCCTCGCTATTTGTTTTTTTCCAGAATAAAATACTGCCCGGTTTCAAAAAGCTGAATATATCCTTTTCATCTCCATATGGATACGTATACGTTTTTAATGCAATGGTGTGTTGATTCGATGTATGTGTCAACGCGTTTATCGTATAAAACATGTCTTCCGCATCAACGACTGGTGGAAATGTGTATTTACATTGTGTTGCAAAGAATCGGCGAATGAATTCTATACATTCAAATGGAATTCCGTACTCGGATGAATAATTATCAACATTTGTATTTACAGTTTTTGTATACACATTTATAACATTGGAAACGTCCGTAATAGAAATGGCAGTTTTCGAAATAAATGAATATGAAAGAACGTTGTTACGTTTCATAAATATTATTAAATATATTTATTATTTTTATTTTTTATTTTATTATAATTATTATTAATAAATATTTTAAATAATTATAATAGCGTCATAATTTTAAGAACAAAATATTGAAGCAAATATTCTGTTTTACATTCTTGAACATGCGTTATATGTTCTACAAAATTTAAAAAATTACAGTTAATATATTGCGTGTAGTTTCGTATAATATAATTTAAAAAATTCTTAATCATATTTTTACGATCAATATTGTAAATCAAACTAATTTCGTTGAATTTTGAAACAATAGCAGTGCTTTGCACATTTTTATTCGTTGTTTTAGTTAACAACCTTTTGAGTATATTCTCCCACACATCATTTGTTATAACCTGGCATTCGTGAATGTGGTGCTGATTTGATTGCATGTAATTTATCATGCTTCGAATGTCGGAATTAAAATGACGCTGAATTGATGCCAAAACAGTATCATCCGCGTTTAATTTTTCAGACACATTGATTTTCTGCAAAAAAGAAATAATTTTAGAATCGGGCAGTTGATTAAACCGCATTCTCACAAATTCCGTCTGCAATGCCTCGTCTATTCTACTAATGTAATTGCATATCAGACAAAAACGAACATTCACCGTATTATTGAAATTATTTAATAAATACCTTAGCGCAGTTTGCGCATTTTTTGTCATATAATCCACTTCATCCAGTATTACAAATTTCATACCTTCGCCAAACATGGATTTTGATGTAACAAATCCGTTGATTTGATTTCGTATAATATCAATGCCTCTTTCGTCAGACGCATTGAGATGAATCATTAGTCCCTTATTTTTTTGATTGTATCGTTCTTGATACGCATTGATTAAATTAATAATCGTGGTAGTTTTTCCGGTTCCAGGTGGACCGTATAATAATAAATTTGGAAAATAATTGTTTTCAACGATGGATACCAATATATTTTTATTTATTTCGTCTAAAACAATGTCGTCAAAATTTACCGGCCTATACTTTTCAACCCACGGCGTCGAGTTATTTATTTTTAGAAACGATATTGATGACGATTGGGTTTGTTTTGAAACAGCAACATAATCCATAACTTCATCATTAACATCATTTTTTATTTCTTCTTTTACATTTTGCACAATAAAATTCATATTATTTAATTTTTATAAACTATTTATAATCATTATTAATTTTTATTATGTTTTTTTATAAATTATTCAATTTTTTATGAAATATTTATATTTATAATTTCAATATTTATAAATATCGAATTTATTAAAAATTGAATTAAACGCACGAATAATAAATATATACAACAGTTATAGAAACAAAATAAAACTATGTCTGGATTCGGTTACCTCGAACTTATTTTAGGACCAATGTGGTCAGGAAAAACATCAGCCCTTTTGAAATATTATAGACAGTTTTCATTTTGCACAAATAAAGTTTGCGTAATTAATTTTAAAGCAGACGATCGCTATTCTGAAACCATGCTGTCAACGCACGACAAACAAATGATTCCTTGCATTATGGGCTTTTCCATGCGCGAAATCATGCAATCGCCAGACCATGCGCGCGAAATTAATGAAAGCGATGTTATACTTATTAACGAGGGGCAATTCTTTCAAGACATTGTCGAGTTTGCAACCACCATGGTGGAATGCAAACATAAAAAGGTTTACATTTGCGGTCTCGACGGAGATTTTAAAAGAGAAAAAATTGGAAACCTGCTTGAACTTATTCCTTTATGCGACAAGGTAACAAAATTGCGCGCCCTTTGTGGAAAGTGCAAAGATGGAACGCATGCGCCATTTTCGTTTCGAAATACGAATAGCACGGAACAAGTTTTAATTGGTGCAGACAATATTTATATTCCATTGTGCAGAAAATGCTACCAAACCGAAACCGTGCTCAAAGAAAAATAAAAAAGCGAAATGTAAAATACTTTTTGAAAGGGTTTTACATTTATAATATTCTCATGTCATGATCATGTATGTATGTACTCATATATATTTTTTTAACGCCGTTTTACACTGTGCGGATGATGACGACGTTTAGTATGCTTATACTTATGCGTTCGAGTTCTAGTTTTAGGAGTTCGAGCCGTCCTAGTTTTAGTATGCATTCTTTGTTGTGTATCCGCGTGTTTGCGCTGTTTGGAATAGGATGGAGAGAATTTATTCACATCTTTTATTTTTTCATTCAGATTTTCGGCATCTCTCCCTTTTAACGCTTTGAATTTTTGTTTTTCGATTGGATTATAATTCAAAAACCACTCTTCATATTCGCGAGTACCCTTTTTATCTTTTAATTTATTAAACATGTGCGATTTAATATCCTTGATGTCTTTCAAAGTCACCTGTTTGCCAATGCACGGTTTTGAAAATCGTTTAAAAATGCCTTCATTATTTGCCAAATTGTCATACTGCAAATCGTAAATGTATTGGCTCATACAAAGCAGCCGATCTCGGTCATAATAAGGGCGATTCATATACAAAAACAACAAGTAGAAGCTGAGAATGGTGTCCGTCGTTGCAACATTCACATCCTTGCCTTGAACGCGCACGACATTGTAATTATGACACGCGCCAGGAGCCGGATCGTATATAAATGCAACCGTTCTGCCGTCCACCACGAGCTCATAATGCTCGGAAACGTGCTCTCCGAAATCTTCGCGCTCTTCAACCGTCACGCGACTGAAATGCCCCGTCTTTTCCAATTTCTCTTTTATTTTGTACGCCGATTTTTTAGCATCTTCAGACAATAAATCGAATGACGGCATGGAAGAAAATAAAACAGGACGCTGCGCTTTTTTCAAATGTTCGGAAAATAATGAACGCGCGTACCCTCCAAAAAATACCAGTTTTTCCGAGACGGCTTCATCTCGAACCAGGTCAAATATTTCTATTTCTTTTTTTGAAGGCGACATTGCCGACTCTTTTGCATTTTTCAAACAATTCTCTCCTTTCAGTGGATAGTTCTTATTAAAAAGAAGGAGGCGCTTATACACCTTTTCCCAGCGCGTTACATCGCCGTCGGGACGAGACAATTCTAAATACATGGACATTCTTAAAAAATTAATGGGAGCATACAAGATCCCATTTCGTTCAATGGCTTCACGCATCAAACTTTTAAACAGTTCTGGCTCAATAAATGTAATGTCGGCAACTCCGATGAAATTCACAAACACCTTGTACGTTCCCGTGTGCATGCCGGATTTCGCCTCCACATCATTAAACCCCTTTTTAAAGAATATATCCGCGAGCTCTTTGGCATCGTCCAGCGAATTCGGTGAAAAAAAATCATAATCTGGGATTTCTCTTTTTGTGTCATAAAATTGGTCCTTTTCAGGTAAAACATTATTTATAGCAGTACCACCATAGCAAATTAGCTTTTTATTTATTAAAAACTGCTCGACAATTGCAATAATTTCCTGAATTGTAGGGTTGCTTACCAATTTTTCACCTTGATTTTTTTCTATTTCTTTTTGTGACTTTTTCAATATCTCTAAAGAACTCTCTATTTTGCTACTACTCATTTTTTAAATTTAGAATTCTAAATTATTTTTTTGAATACCTATACACTATATTATTATTATAAAATATTTTTAATAATAATTTAAATAAAATATCAAGGATAATTTTTACTGAATTATTTAAATGCATTCTTTTTGGTTTGGCGGTGTTGGTAAATTTTCTTTCATTTTTTTATAACGTTTATTTTTTTACACCTTAAAAAATGTATGGTTGACAACCGTTAAGTGTAATTGAACTCTGACAACCAGCGCAACATGTTGCTGTTTGGGTTTTTGAAGAAGTAAAACCCCAAAATGTCTCGCATACTAATCTGCATGTTGGGTTACAAAGAAGATTTTTCGTCCCGATCCAAATATTGCTACATTGCAACCATCCAGGATAAGAATCAATATCAAATCGAACATTTGTAAAATTACCTTGTGGAATTTTTTTAAGAGATTTTAATTGTGAATTTGAAGGAAGAGAAATATCTTGGGAAGAAACATAAAAAACAACTTTATCATGCTTATTTACTTTTGCTTTATTGATTACGAATACATACCTTTTACCATTGTCAAGATTCATAACGCAAGTGGGAGTATAAGCAATATTTTCTGTTTTTTCAAATTGTTTTTTAATCCAATCTTTTACCTTAACATATTTAACATTTCGTTTCTTATCTATACTAGCATCTTTATTCGACCAAATTTGATATATTAACATTTTACTAATTTTGCTAAAAGTAATTTTAAACCCATCATTGTTTTTTTTAATTGTTACATTTCCACGAACAATTTGATCATATTTACGCTGGGTTTTTATATCAGTGGTATTATGAGAGCGAGTACTAGAGCAAGCAGGAATAGGAGCATTAGAATTGGTAGACATTTTATGTTTGTTTATTTATATTTATATTATATATTAAGAAAATATATTTTCTTAATATATAAATAAAAAAATATAATTTAAATAAAAAAATATAATTTATAACCAACAAAAAATACCACCATCACACGGGTCGTCTGAGCCAGATAGGGGGGAACCATCAACAGTCATTTCATCTATGCAACTTCCGCCTCCTAATAGACAACAATCACCGCAAGTCGAACTAAATTCAGATACAATATAGTTTACGACTGGACAAGGATTATTTAAACCCGCCGCAGTCATATTACTAGCTAGCCAGGAATTACACTGGGTTGGATCACAAGCAGGGATGCCCTTTGCTTGAGTACATGTCTGGCGATCAGGCCATACTGCATAGTCAATATCAAATCTTACATGTTCAAATTGTCCTGTTTTTATTTTATTTAATTTTCCATAATTTATATCTTTTGTTGAAATTTGAAAGATTATATTTCCTTTTTTTTTTATAGTATTATTAATTACAAAAACATATTTTTTATTATCAATTGTCATAACGGTTGTTGGGGTAAAGGGAAGACCGTTTCTATATTTTATATTCCATTCATACTCATAGAAATACCATTTTGAAAGAGGTACATACCACGCTTTACGACTATTATTTAAAGTTAAAGAATCCTTGTCAGATGTAAACGTTTGGTAAATTAATGCATTATTAAAATTACTATTTGTTATTTCGTATTCATATTTATTTATTTTTTTAATTTTTATTTTATCAACTTTAACTTGTGTATTCATTTTTCTGGCTAAAATAGGTCTACATCTAGTAGGAGTAGGAGTAGGAATAGGAGTAGGAGTAGGATCAATCATTCTCAGTATTTATATAATGTTATAATTATACTAAATAAAATAAAATAAAATAATTATACTAAATAAAATAAAATAAAATAAAATAAAATAAAAAAATGATCAATTTTGGCAAGCCAAAATACTGATAATGCGAAATGGGACAATAATATAAGCGGGTTTTAACGACGGGAGAAGGCGGATATGCACTTTCAATATTTCAGTAAAAATATTATATTTTGTTTTATAATAATAATATTTTTATTAAATATTTAAGTATGTAAATGTGTATATACACGTATTCTAAATGCTAAAACTGTACATGTTGGATTGAAGCGGGCGGCTCGCAAATGACAGCTCCGGGTTTTGCGGAGTCGGCACCGGAATGGTTTGGGGCGTAAACATCAAATCCGCCGGTTTCAACAGGAACGCGCTCTTCATAGGCCCCGCTTCAAACCACTCGTTGTAAACCGCCAGATTTCCATCTCGCAACAACTGAAACGATAGCGCCATGCACTGACACCCCGCCAATGACGGCGGCATCGGGTCATAATTTTCCGCCGACATGGAATAGTCCGGAAGAACTATCGTCATATACTGTTTATTAAATGTCGTTAATTCTGTAATATTCGGCCCGTTCAGCACATCAAACACCTTTAATATTCGCAAAAATGCATTGCTCGTCAAATTCGTAATTTCATACATTCTTTCCGCACCCGGCTGATACAGCAGCGGATTGCTCTCCACAATAATTACCACTTTCCCGGCAAAGTTACTCACCGGTTCGGCGCAAATATTTTTCCCGCCAAATTCATGATTATATTTGGGAATTAAATAATTGTTTAGGTTTGACTTTATAGTGTCTGCCATGCTATTCAGCACGTTGACGTCGTTGGTCTTGATTCGAAATAATAATAGCAGCGGGTCGCCGGGATTTGGGCACACGTTTGAACTCGGACTAAATGCCGACGTCGCAACGGCGCTCATGGCATCATTAAATGAAACTGAATTGTAGGTTTCCTTAATGCATTTGTCATCACTTAAAGAGGTGGAAACAATTGGCTCACCCTTGTAGCCGTAAATTTCAAAATCCAAACACCGGCATCCCATTTTGATCGCATGATTTAGCGCGCACACACTTACATAGTCATTCGAGAAATTTCCCGTAGAACAACAATTGTATGCCGTTTTAATATAATAATCTCTTAATAAATATTTTGATGTCGGATCCGCGGAACCTGACGTTATCCAGCTCGAATTCAATGCTGCCGCTTTTTTAACATTTAAACGTTTGCAACTTTTCGGAAGCAGCGTAACTTTATAATACACGTAGTATGCAATGCACCCCGATATAAATATAACTAATGTGCATCCAATGATATGAATAAGTGTTGTGCTGTTTGCCTGAGAAACGTAAGACGCCAACTGTAATTTTAATTCTTTCGCAGAATTTGTAACATTTGAAATTGTATCACTTACGGCACTCATTTAATTTTAATTGATAATATGTTATCTAATAATCTAATAATATTTAATTAATAATATTTAATTCGAATATTAAAATACTAAATCTTATATTTTATATATATTTTTATTATAATTAATTGTATAAATTATTATTTAAAATTATAAAACTTAATATATGTAGATTATAATATAGTAATATATTCCAAATAATTCGTTAAAATAAATCGTTAAAATAATTCGTTAAAATAAATCAGTAATAAATCAGTAAAATGGCAGGAGGATTGTTAAATTTGGTAGCGTATGGAAATCAAAATGTAATATTGAATTCGAATCCTAAAAAGACATTTTTTAAAACAACATATGCAAAATATACAAATTTTGGTTTGCAAAAATTTAGAATCGATTTCGACGGTCAAAAAAATTTAAGATTAAATGAATATTCTAAATTTACTTTTTATATTCCACGATATGCCGAACTTTTAATGGACACGTACTTGGTCGTAACGCTGCCAAATATTTGGAGTCCCATACTGCCACCACAAAAGTGCGGCGAGTCATGGACACCATACGAATTCAAATGGATTGATAATATAGGCACCCAAATGATTAAAGAAATAACAATTTCGGTTGGGGGTCAGACGCTTCAAACACTCACAGGAGGGTACTTGCAGGCGCTTGTAGAACGGAATTTCAACGGAACAGAGCGCGACTTGTATAATCGCATGACCGGTAACGTTGTTGAATTAAATAATCCCGCTCTGTTTTCATCCAACAATGGAAGATATCCCAATGCATTTTATAATTACACCAATAATCCAGCAGGCGTTGACCCGTCCATTCGATTCAGAAAATTATACATTCCCATCAATGCGTGGTTCACGCTGAGCAGCAAAATGGCGTTCCCTTTGGTCGCTCTGCAGTACAACCAGCTCCAAATCGACATTACGCTGCGACCCATTCGCGATCTATTTGTAATTCGGGATGTTTCAAATCCGGCCACTAATGCTGCCACCGCTGTTCCCAGCACCACGAATGCGGAACCGCCTTATTTCCCTGAATACATTACGCCGAATTACATTCAGCCGAACTTTAACGACAATTTGCAACAATTTTATCGCTTTATTCAGCCGCCGCCAAATATCGAACTGGATTACGGAAACTCCACTAGAAGCGACTGGAATGCCGACATTCATCTCATGTCAACGTACTGTTTCCTGTCTGCCGATGAAGCCAAACAATTCGCATCCATGCCTCAACAATACTTGTTTAAATCGGTTTACCAATGGGATTTTGAAAATGTGACCGGAAGTCGTCGCGTGTGGTTGCAAAGCACGCTTGGCATGGTTGCCAGCTGGATGTTTTTCTTTCAGAGAAGCGACGCATACCTGCGAAACGAATGGGGCAATTATACAAACTGGCCTTACAAATATAAACCCGATGGGTTGCTGCCGGCACCTAATCCGATACCGCAAGAATGGAACCAGGTGTGCAATTCCACATATACTACAAATTTTGGTCCCGGTTACAATCCGGTTTTGCAAACATCTACCAATTATTGTATTACACCACCATTCAGCGTTAAAAACCAAAAAGATATTTTGCTAAATTTGGGAATTTTATTAGATGGAAAATATAGAGAGAATTTATTGGATGCCGGAATTTATAACTATTTGGAAAAATATACAAGCGATCGAGGTTCTTCTCCTGACGGGCTTTATTGTTACAATTTCTGCCTGAATACTGATCCGAGAGACCTTCAACCTTCGGGTGCAATTAATGCGAGTAAATTCTCAACAATTGAGCTTGAGTTTACCACATTTTATCCGCCGCTGGATCCAAGCGCGAATTTTTTGACCATTTGTGACCCCGAAACCAATGTTCCGGTTGGCGTGAATAAACCAACGTGGAGAATTTATGACTACAATTACAATTTGACCGTTTTCGAAGAGCGTTACAATATGCTTACATTTGTCGGCGGAACATGCGGCCTCATGTATGCGAGATAATAAATAAATTGAAAATTAAATTTGTACATTTTTATTATATAGCGTTTCCTTTCATTTCCTTCCTTTCACTTTTTGCAATGACATCGACTATGACTATGACATCCAAAGAATTGGGACGACTGCAACGAACAATGAAAGAGCTGCTTCAAAGCGGTTTAAAGGATGACTTTCGCTCATTGCTTGACAAGAATGCAGAGTTGATTCGAACAACCCGAGAAAAAGGCATTGTTACGATGGTTTTGCGATTCGCGATTTTGGAACGGGATGATGCGCTAATCGTTTCCCTTTTTGATCGCCTTTCAATGAAACGCGACTACTTTGCACTCATGGTTTACAACCCCGATCCCGAATACTGTGTTCATTTGTTTACGCGATACATTGATGCCGCGCTTTTGGATTCCAAAGACATTCGATTCATGATTGAAAACCGCCTGGCATTTCTATTTCGCTATTTGGACGGCAAATTTTTGCATGATTCTAATTCCGAATCCCCGCCACCCTGTGATTTGTCGTGCTTGTCCAGATACTCGCTTCAGGGATGCGACTATTACATTCAAAAGATTGTGAGTCGGATGGAGAAAAATCCCAAAAACAAATTTCAAAAACATGTTCCCATTTTGAAAAAACTCAAACAAATAAATTACAATGCAATCATTGACGGCGGAAATGTCTTGCACTCTAGAAACGGCATTCCCTGCCCGGATGACTTGAACACCATGATTCAAATTGTTCGGTTGAACGGGTGCAGTCCGCTCGTTGTAATACACAAGTCACACACGGATGAACAATTCAATCCGGCGTATGCTCCGCGCATCAACCAAATGTTGCGAGACGTGCATCACATTGTTACTCCGGCTGGAATGAATGATGACTTGTTTATCCTTCTAGCATACTTGATGCGCATTCAACAACAAGAGAAACAAGAGAAACAAGAGAAACAAGAGAAACAAGAGAAACAAGAGAAACAAGAGAAACAACCTAGTTCTCGCGTTTGCATCATTACGCGCGACACGTATACCGACCATATGGACACGCTCAAAAAAACAGAAAAAAATGTGTCTGCTGATTTCGGGAAATACTTGGCCAACGATCTCATTTCATTCGTAAACACTCACGGACAATTGCACCTTTGTGGTTCCATTACTCAATCATTTTCACACTGCATTCAAATCGTTGAACCGTATGCGTACATTCCTTTACAGGCACCACAACCGTCACAACACACATTTACATTTCGACAAATACGTCTTTCATAATGTTTACTGTTTTATTGTTATAATAAAAAAATAAAAAATATGTTTGTTTTTATTTATTTTTTTTGCAAACATTTCAAACATTTCAAACAGGCACATCGCCGCCGATTTCTTCGTTCACTTTTCCTTTCGCCAAACAATCGTAACAAAATCGCAATAAATCGCCGGCAGCAATATTGTAACTTTGAGCTGTGAACTTTGTAAAATACTCTTTAGACCCAACCACTTGATCCAAGTATTCTTTGAATGATATCATGGATTTTTCACACCATACGTGATCTGCATTGTATTTGTAATCCACGTATGTTACCCACAACCATTCCAAATCAGCACGATCCCCCTTGTAGTAACCATACAATTTGTACTTTATATATTGTTTGAAACTGCCATCATCCCAAAATCGTTTCGTAAATGAAAATCTGGCATCGTAGCTATTGTGTTCTGAATCGTCGCAAAAATGAGTGCGAACTTCATACCGAATATCTTCATCAGCCCACAAATGTTTCAGATTTTTTTTTGTTTGCTCCGACCTCTGTTTTTGTGTCACGATATAGTTTTGAAGATTTTGAAACGCCCGGTTTGGCTTTGTTTTTGTTTTTGATTTTTCTTTTGTTGGCTTTGGTTTGAATTCCTCATCTGTTTGCAAAGACAATGTCTGACACATTGCTTGTGTCTCGCTTCCAAAATTCAAGGTATTTATAACTAAACTGGCAATTTCTCTGACATTGGTTGAGTTCACGAGAATCTTTGATTCAGAAGAGTCGGCACTTTTTTTTTCAAGTTCAAGCAGATTCTCGTGTGTCGCGGCTTGTACGATCATTTTTGGATACTGACTCTTCAGGATATTCAACCTGTGTCGCTCAATTGTGTTTTTTGTAACCGACACTATTCGTATATGCAAGTCATACAATAATATGTTGATTCTGTTAATGTGATCCTCGTTGGTGTCCAAAGGCATGGGTAGAATCATCCACCTACTTTTCCTGTCAACAATCTCGATTTCAAGTGTCGGAATTTGTGAAACTTCTTGTAACGCCGCATTCACTGCTTTCAACATTGCTTCCCAGCGTTCATCATTGGAAAAATCGAATCTGTAATAATCACCTTTGTTTTCAAGTTGTTTCAACTGAAAAGGTGTTGACGTTGTTGTTGGTGTTGACGTTGTTGTTGGTGTTGACGTTGTTGTTGGTGTTGACGTTGTTGTTGGTGTTGACGTCGATGAACTCATATTTCAAGTAACAATTTGATAGAAGATATAAGATACACTATTCATTTTTAATTTAACTACATTTTTTTCAATTTATAATTTTATTTATTTATAATTTTATTTATTTATAATTTTATTTATTAATTTATTTATTATATTTAATAAATAAATTAATAAAATCAAAATGGAATCAAATACATGTACATATATTGCGGAACTGGTATCTTGGTCTGATAAATTTTACGGATTTCCATTTCAAACTATTCGCATAAACGGAAATGAAATGAAAATATGTGTTTTATCTGCACCACCAACGTCCGACAAACGACACATTTTTTATAATTTGAAAAAACAGGGGTATTTGATGGTGGGGATAAGCTCACATGGACATTTTCCCTTTTTAAACCATAGCGACTGTTTAAATAATTCATTTCTACACGAATTAACAACAAAAGAAATGAAAAATATTTTAAATCAAATGGATTGCTGGTTGACATGTTCAAAAATTCCCGTACCATACAATATTCCACAATTTGAATTTAGTGAATCGGATTGCCCAAACATTAAAATGATTGCATCCAAAGGTTTAGAAAAACGATATGATGTGATTTATAATGCCGGCTCTGATGGACCGCATCATTACTATCATAAAAATTGGCCACTGGCAGTAAAGTGCATAAAAAAAATGAAAAAAGCGGGACTAAAAATACTTGTAGTTGGCAGAACAGATTCAAGAGGAGCAATTAAAGATAAATATAAACGCATTGAATATAAACCGTTTACCAATTGGAATGATTTTATCGACTTGATAGAAGCTTCGCGTGTAATGTTTATTTCCAGTGTTTCGGACGCATCGCCTCGCATATTAACCGAATCGCTATGCAAAGGAACTCCAATTCTCGTAAATAAAGACATTTTTGGAGGATGGAAATATGTGAATGAAAACACGGGCGCATTTTTTTCATCACAAAAAGATGTTATGCTGGCTCTAAATAATATATTCATGAAATCATATGATACTCGCCAATGGTTTTTGGATAATTATTATCGCGATAATATATCCATAAAAAAAATAGATTTAGGAATATTTTTAGAACGCGTCATTCGTGAAAAAAGGGGACAATCTATTTCGGATTTTCAACAATTATGATATATTAAAATAGTTACTTTATTCTATTCATTTTCAATATTTTGTAAAATAAAAAAATAATATTATAATACTGTATAACATTATTTTTTACACCTTTTCTTATTTAAAACGCCCATGGCACAACGAAATCGTAGCGTAAGAAAACGAAGAACTATGAGGAGACGAAGGACTATGAGGGGAGGGTACGTGTACCCGGGGTGCGACGATTGTACAGAGGGCGGAAGGCGAAAAATGACTAATAGAAGGACTATGAGAGGGGGGTTGCTTTGTCAACCTAATTGTGGGAACCCTACGGATTAATTATTTTATTTAAGGAATATTTATTTAAGGAATATAATAATTTTATATTAACATATTATATAACATAATATAATATTATATAATACAATGCCAAGAATCTCAAAATGCAACAACAAGAATAAAAAAACGCAAAAAAAATACAAGTCACGACCTTCTCCCGCGTTTCCAGCAAATGATTGCAAAAATAAAACCAAAAAAGGGAATAATGGAAAGTTTTTTAAATCTGTCGCAGATAAAAATGGTGTTTACAAGTGGGTCCCGGTTGTAAAGAAAAAATAAAAATAAAAATTATAATCTCGGTTTAAATATATATGGTTTAAATATATATTTATTTTAAAATGAATTTTGATAACGATGTTGATAACGATGATGTTGAATTAGCTTATTTGATGCAGGAACAAGAAGAAGATAATATACCGATACAATCAGGTAGAGTAAATCCTTATCCACAGGATACAAATAAACATTATGCGTGGACAAAAACATCAAAAAAAACTAAAAACAATGGACGTCGTCCCACCTGTAAAACCGAATCATTATACCCTCCTCATGGTTTTGAACCACCTCCCCCCCCACCCCCTGCTCCTGCTATTATGGCAATGGGTGGGTATAAAAAAATGTCATACGAACAATGCCAAGATGCCAACTGCATTCCCGAAAAAGTTATGAAAAAAGAACGGGACCCTTACTTGCAGTCGTTGAAAAAAAAATGCATCTTGAAAAAAAATCCGTCAAAACAAAATATTAAATCATACTCCAATTGCGCAATAAATCATTATAATGCATCACGTTTAAAATCGCTGGATACTAAACAACTACAATGTATGAAAAAAAAATGTGATCATTTGATCAAATTTGGAGGAAGAAAATATGGGTCACGAAATACAAAAATGAATACTTTGAAAAAAAATAAAAAGAATAAAAGAAAAACATTTAGAAGAAAATAAAAATAAAATAATTCATAAAATTGAAAATAAAATCCATTCTCGTCGTTTCATAATCCATTCCATCATGATAAAAAGCAAACGACTCATGTGCGAAATAACACCACAACTTGCAGAATTTCTTCAAGAACCCGCCAATAAAAAAATGTCGCGTACAGAAGTCACGCGCAAAATTGATGCATACATTCAACAAAACCATCTTCAGGATGTTATGAATCCCACCAACATTTATCCCGACAAGAAACTCATGACTCTACTTTTATCTGCATTTACTACATCACCATTAAAACCTTATCCCAAAATGATTACATTTGAAATGCTGCGCGACATCATTTCAAATCATTGTCTTTCCCCCCAATACGAAGATTATTATTATATAGGTAGTTGTAATAAGAATAACCAGAAACGCACTTGTCGTCTTCATTGCTATCATCATAATGATAATCGTTACCGAGAATTTTTGTTTTTATGCACATTCACAATCTTGTTTATCATTCTCCCGCTAATTATTATCCGATGATGGATAAAACATTTGATAGCGTATCTACTGTTTCCATTGTTCCATTTGTCTCTAATGACTCTATCATATTTACGCGCATTTTATGGACACATGTCAAATAATAACAATTTTCAGCCGCATTGTATATTTTTTCTTCAACAAGATAACTATCGGCTGGAATATCTATAAATGTGTCGCAATCATGATTGGAACAAACACATGTAATGTATACGAGATTTATTTTATCGCAATACGTATTTAAAAAATCATTGTATATTCGACTTCCGCCAATAATCCACAGCTCGTCATACTTTGCAGCTTCGCAAAATGCAATCGCGTCATTTATAGAAGAAAATATGTGACAACAAGATGAAGATGCTGTCAATTGTAAACTTGAAGAGCTAGAAATGATAATATTGGTTCTATTTTTTAGTGGGCGCCTATTCTCCGGAATGCTGCACCACGTATTTTTACCCATGAGTACAGCATTATTTCCTTCACCCGTCGTTCGCTTTGAAAATAGTGTCATATCGCCCTTTAAATGAGGCCACGGCAAACCCCCATTTTGTCCAATCCCTCCATTTTTAGTAATTGCAACTGCTATATTTATAATCATTTTATATTTTATTATTATATTTATTATATATTTAGTATATTTATATTTATTAGTATTTTATAAGTAAATAATATTATTATAAATAATATTTTATTATTATAACAACTAAAACAATATACGTGGTACAAGGATGAAATTTAAATTTGAGTTTATTGTTTTTATTATTACCGCCGCATTAGTTTTAAATACTTATTATGATGGGAAATACTTTAAAATGGTGGAAACGACGAATGCAAGAAAATATATAAAAATGGCAACGATTGGATTTTTCGGTTTGTCCATGTATTTATTCATGAAAAAAAATCCGGCGAATTCTCAGACCGTTATGCACCACGCCAATGAATTGATCAAGTACATGCCCATTAGCCGCGAATCTGCCGACATGTTGACTCCGTTTTTCGACATGACAAATAAGCGCTCATTTTTTAGCAAGAGTGATGGAGATGAAAACAATGGCGACACCATTAATCGGCGCGAACAAAATAGTATCAATAAAATAATGAGTTCGGGAAAAACGACGGGAACTGGAGGAGGAGGGCCCACAAAACGCAGCGTCAGCGAATCCAAAAAGAAATTTGTCGCAGCTGAACAAGGATGGAAATGCGGCGAATGCAAACGCCAGCTTCCAGGATGGTTTGAAGTCGATCATAAAATCCGTTTAGAATACGGAGGTTCCAATGCTGTCGATAATTTGGTGGCATTGTGCAGAGATTGTCACGGAAAAAAAACGGCATTTGAAAACTTTTAGAATATCATTATTTATTCACTCATTTTATTATTGTTGTATTGATTGTTGTATTGTATATTTTATAAATAATTTTATATTATATAATATATCTAAGAATCTTCTAAAAAATTAAATAAAAAATTAAATAAAATGCAGTCAATAAATAGTAACGGGAATGGAACAATGGGAACAATGACAACTTTAACAAAACTCATTTTAATTGCGCTATTATGCATCGTTATTAATATTCCGCTATATTTTTTAGATGAAAAATGGATCGCCGGCTGGTTTACAGGCGCATGGATCGGTGCATCGGTATTAACCTTTCTTTACAATTATGGTTTCAATCTCAACATTACATCGTATAACTTGTCCACCCTCTTGAACATGTTTCTTGTCCCGATCTTAACCTACGCATTCTGGATGATATCGATTTATTGGTTGATCACGGCAGAAATTGATTTGAATGAAAATCCGAACGATAGTCACATTTCCAGAAATATTGCGGCAATTTTTACCGCCGTAATCCCCTTTTTAGCAATTGTAGTCACTATTTTATATAAAATGGATGCAATACGACTCGTGCCTTGGGGAATTGGCGGCAGCATTATTGCTTTCATTTTTGGGCTGTTCTTCTACTATTTAAATGTATTGCGCACAAGTTGCGCGAATGGTTCCAATTGCTGGGCATACGCTGGATGGTCCGCATTTTTATCTTTTATTATAACAACCATAGTTTTTACAGGATTGTCCTTTGTAAATATTCCAAATGCATTTTTGAAAATGTTTCAGATATTCCCAAAAAATTTTACAGATAATTTAAGCGCTCCCATGAATATTTTTTCAATCATCATGTATGTGATCCTCTGGATATCCAGCATTATCGTATTTTTTCGACACGACGCAACCTTTGGAGACGAAGAAGGCGATCCCGTAAATATATCGTTTACAGTCATAGCAATTCTATCGCTGATAATATTATTCATCAAACAATTCGATTTTGCATCAAAATTTATAACACGATTAATTCAACTTTTTATGAATACGGAATTTAGCCCCTATACAATTTTATTGCACGCTGCAATTATTTTTTCAATACTATTTGGTATCAACATTACAACGACATCTTTAAACAAAACAGGGTGGAATAATAATCCGTCCATTTTGGCCATATTTATTTGTACACTTGTTGTAATTATATTTTATATAGGCATATTATACTACAACTATTAAATTTATTTTATTATTTTATTATTTTATTTCATCTATTTATTTTATTTTGTTAATTTAGTGACCGTTGCTTTAGTAGATGGATAAAGATGCATTCATGATCAAAGCTATAAAAGTCAAAGATTCCATTTCTGATTTTGGAGCGTCCTTTAAATTTTTTACAATACTTATCACCCTTGTCGTCTTGTGCATTTTAGCATATGGGTACAGTCATAATTTTATTAAAAATCAATGGTGGTTTTCCGCAGCATTTGTATTTATACTTTTATCCGCCGCTTTCTTAAAAATCGTTTTCAACTTGTCTACAATTTATATCATTTTATATGTTTTAGTCGCAGTTTCAGAACTGCTCTTTTTGATAAACACGCTAGCCGGAATCATAATGTCTTGCATTGTTGGACTCATCGTCCTGTACATTTTATACCTCACAATTATAAAAGGTGAGAATGTAACTAATTTAGTGAATGCATTTTTTAGCGACGCGTCCTTATCCAACCCCCTCTACATTATAAATAAAATTATAACATTTTTGTGTAATTATTTTGTGAAAGGTGCGCTAGTTACCCTCATTAAAAATTCAATGTTGATTATTTTTCTCATGTATTTGGGATTGGTGTATTATATTTACACAAAACAGCCCTATCAAGTGGTTTCAGACAATAAGTCGATATTTTTATTCCTGTTTTTATTTATTGGATTTGCGCTTTTATCGCTGCTCGTAATGGGCGTTGAAGCATTTATACCCTTTATAACCTCCTTTTTAAAATACGCGATAATCATCGGCATAGTAATAGGTCTGATTCTCGCTGTTCTACACGTGTACACCAACGTGCCCATCATTGCAAACACGGTTTTATTCATTCTTAATATCGCAATCCTTGTCGGTATTCTGGCCATGATTGTACGATTCATCGGAGCCGAAGCCCCGAATTATGTTTCTGGACCTCCCACGTGGTCGAGTTTAATATTTAAAATTATGATTTATATCCCATGTTTGTTTCTGAACCTGGCCGATTATTTTCGAAACGAATTCAAATTGGCGCAACGACAATGGACATACGTCATTCTTTTAGCATTCGAAATATTATTCATTGCTTTAATTTTCTTCCTTCCAAGCGTATTCGATGCAATCGTTAATCACAACGGCGAAGTTATTTTGGATAAAGTGCTGCCGCTTGAAAAGAAAAGTGAGCCGTTTGATGTGATTATAACCGACCCTTCAGATAACAGCCAAACGGTTTCTTTGACGCCGTCTCTTGCAGACAATGTGAAAACAAATAATCCGCACTACAGTTATGGAGTTTCCGCATGGTTTTACATTCACCCTGAACCGCTTAACAGTTATTCGTCTGGCAACGGGAGCAACGGCATAAACATATTGAACTTTGCAACAAACGGAGACGGTAATGGCGGAGCGCCGCAAGTGTCATTTAATCCGGCGAATAACCAGCTGATCGTGAATGTTCAAACGAGCACAAATAATAATAATAGTCAAAAACAGGTTATTGTTTCAAATCCAATTCTTTTACAAAGATGGAATCATTTATTCATCAACTTTAACAATAATGGCATTATGGATATATTTTTAAACAACAATTTAGAAAGTTCAACGCCAAATATTATTCCAAAATTGCCAAAAACGTTGATTGTTGGTTCCGATTCAGGAATATACGGTCAAGCGTGCAATGTGGTATATTACAAAGATGTCGTGGGCTCTCAGGGCATTTCTTGGATTTATAACACGCATAAACTATTAAATCCGCCATTAAAACCCAACTTTTAGATAAAATTTAAATTATTTGCAGTTATTTAATTAAATAGTTTTTAATTAAATAACTGCAAATAATTTAAAATAACTTGTATAAAAAAAAATATTACAAGTTATATATATAGAAATAAAAATAAGTATTTAAAAATCAAAGTAAAATGGATTTTTCTTGGTCAACGATCATTATTATTATACTCATCATCGTCATTGTGTATTTCGTTTGGACAATGCTCTCTTCATCCTCTTCAACTACTGTAATTAGCGGATCGCAAGATGCAAAAACTCAATCATCTTTGTCTATACCCGACAATAACTATAGTTTTGCCCTTTCCATGTGGATTTATGTGAATGACTGGGAATCAACATCGGTAGACAAACCAATCATATCTTCGGAATCCGACTCTTCGAAAAAAAAAGATCCCAATTTGCTGATTAGTTTAGGTAAAGACAACAATACGCTGAACGTGTCTTTAGGAAACAGCGGCGACACGGTAATTCCTTCCATTCCAAATATACCGCTGCAAACATGGGTATCCATCATATTAAATGTAAACAACGGAAGTTCTATTGACATTTTCATCAACGGAAAACTGGTTCAAACAAATGCTTTGGCAAAAACATGGAGTTTAAGCGCCGGATCATTGTATGTTGGTTCCAAAAACGGGTTTGACGGATTCATTACCATGGCAACATATAATAAGGCGCCGCTTGGCCCGCAAGATGCATGGGACATTTACTCCAGCGGATACGGTAGCGGCGGCGGAAGTTCAGTTACCGATTTTTTCAACAAATACAAAATTCGATTCGCCTTCGTAAAAGATAATGTTGAACTGTCTCGACTCGATGTTTAACTCCAGTTTTCATAATAAAATATTAAAATATTAAGTATGGAGATGATATTTATTAAACACTTCAATTACTCTCGTATCTGCATTTATAATTGTTAATGATGCTGTTGTTAGTTTAGTTTTTCTATAATGATATTTATTTAATCCGGCTAAACCGCAAATAAAAGAAGGTATAATGCTGCTATGAGTCACATATATGATTAACGTGTCTTTTTCTGAAACCATTTCTTTATTTTTATTATAAAGTTTTATACCGTAATCATATGACCTGTTTATCGATTTTTCTCTATCTTCACCCCCTTGTTTATCCCATCTTCTCAAATTGTGTTTTTTTATAACTTTGATTTCCTTTTCAATTTTATTAACCGGATCATACTGCATTATTTTTAAATAAGAATTTATTATTTTCCCAGTTATAAAACATCTATCAAATTCCGAAGTATATATATTAATATTCATATTGTTAAAATCAATATTATTTTTTGTAAAGAAATGTTTGATATAGTTCATTAAATTTGACATTAAATTAATAAATTTCTCATGGTCGATAACCTCATTTTTAGTTGGTCCATGACGTAATACAATTATATATTTTGTCATTTTTTATTTTTTTTAAATAATTATTTTAATTTATATTTGTTAGATGTAATATGTGTAAATAATATAATATTATATAAATATTATATTATTTACTAAATTTTTACTTTTACTAAATTTTTACTTTTACTAAATTTTTACTTTTACTAAATTTTTACTTACTAACATTATATAATAAAAGGTATTTTTTTTATAATTTAACATGAAAATTGGCATAATCACAAATTCCATCGAATATCTTAAAATAATTATAAATGTTATAAATAGTATAAATAATAATAATACTACTACTACTACTACAAATACAAATAATATAAAATACATTATCACTAACAATGCAGACGTGTTTAATTATTGTCTCGTAAACTTTAAAACAATATTACATTTTTTTAATATTAAAACATCTGATACCATAAACGATGATTTTATATCAATTTTACCAAAAGTAGATTTACAAATAATCTATAGTTTTTATATTATACCAAAAATATTGTATATGCATCCCAAATACAAAACAATAAATATTCATTATTCATTACTTCCATCTTACAGAGGACCCAATCCAGTATTAGCGCAAATACTTAAGAATGAAAAATATACAGGAATATCGATTCATTATGTTAGCGACGTAATAGATGATGGAAACAATATAATTGCACAAACAGATAAAATTCCCATTATTTATAAAAATACAAATACGAATTCATATTATGCAACTTTATCATTATTAAATAAAAAAGTAACGACTATAATTGAGAGAACACTTCGTCTTATAAATTATAAAAAAATATTAGGTCCAATAAAAACAATGTACGAAAATTCATACTATTCAAATCATCAAATTAAACAATTAACAATTAATAATGCAAAAAAATAAATAATTAATAATATCCAATTATATTATATCGGTTAATATTAATATTATTAATTCAGTTAATTAATAAATAATAAAAAATGCTATTTTATGGAAAACAAATTGATTTTACATATATTATTTTAATTGTAATTTTAATTTTGGCCATCTATATTATTTATTCGTTTTACCAGCAACAAAAAGAGACCATTCAGGTAGTATCATTATCACGACCCATCATGCAACCAAAAACTGTTCCAATACCGAATAATGTTGCGCTAAGTAACGGCGCATTCGCCGTGTCATTATGGGTCAATTTGAATTCGTCACCTCAATTTACGGAAACTACAGCAGCTGGTTTAGGCGGCAATACATCTAATTTCAACTTGATGCGTTTAACAAATGCAAATTCAACATCAACTGCCGTACCAACCGTACCTGTAACACTTTTAAGCTTGACTATTGATAACAATGGAAATCTCGGTGTTTCCTATTTCATAAATTCTTCAAACCAAATGACAACCATTATGCTGTTTCCAATTGCAGAACCCGTAAACATCGTTTTAAATTACAACGGGGATGACGACATTGACGCCGATAAAAATGAAAGTGAAACCGTGTATGATCCAACCACAAATAAAAATATACCCGTTTATAACCCGGATTCAAATACTTTTTACAACGGCAGTAAACGTGCCCTCGATGTGTATATAAACGGGTTTCTAAACAATACAGTTATTATTGATACGCTGACAAACTCAACAAGTAATGCAAATTCGCCGTTCGTCACCTATATGGACGCATCCATGAATTATATCACAACAAACGGAAACCAGCTCGTTATTGGCGATAGCCAAACAACTGCCACTGCAACGTTGGACGGAACGATATCCAATGCCACATTCATTAAAAACGGATGTTCGCCGCAAGACGTTCGAAGTATTTTTAATCAAGGAAACAGTGGTAGTATTTTAGAAAACTTGTTGTCCTATAAACTTCGTTTCAGTTTGCTCGAAGACAATAGAGAAGTTAAAACGTATGACGTGTTGTAGCGTCTTGTAACTGACTATAAAGTATATCTATCATATGTCAGATTATGTATTGTCGACTCTTGAATGTCTGTGTTAAATTGCTGCGATTGTTCCAAATATGGAAAACTTTCATCGTGTACATATATATTTAAATTACGATCTGTTGCCAATTCTGATAAATAACTATCTATCTGTTGATTAATAGGGAAAATAGTATTAGTGTTGAATATTTTTTCAATGCCTTTTTTATTAATAACATATGCGCTTGTTAGAAAAAATCTTTTAACCTTGTATAAATTTTTCCCAATATATTCTTTTTCATAAGCAAAATGTGGACTGCTTAATAAATAAATATCCCATCCATCTGGTAACTTTTTTATTCTTTTACTTATGTCATCCATTGTTATACCGGTTAATATTGTATCATCTTCGAATATAATATAGTTACGATTCTTATCTTTATCATATATACTTTTCCAAATATTATAATGGCTTAGATAGCATCCAACAGAACCACTATTTGTTAATTCATGATGAAATTTTCTATAATTTTTTAATGAGTTATAGCCGTATTCGCCTATTGTATTATTTTTAAAAAGTTCATCAATATTCAAATCTCTGCCATCAACAGCTTCAATTCTGTTCAATTTAATATCAAACTTGTATCTCGATTTAAAATGTTTCAATCTATCTTTTCTTCTATTCAAATTTATTACAAAAATTTTTTTTATATTATATTTTTTCTTATACAGTTTTTTTTTATTCATAATATAATTTTATATAAATTATATCTAGATTATAAAATTATTTATATAAATTAACCAATTATTTTACAAATCGCTGGGACAATAACATTAACCCCCCAAAAATAGAGAGATTCTTCGTAAATGAAATAATTTCCGATTTATTCGTCGGAAAATGAAAAATTAATATCGTCATCGCGGTAAATACCGCTAATCCAATCGTCGCAATATATGCATACTCTTCATACTTGCTCGTATACAATGAATACAAAATTAGTAAACTTCCAATTGTGAGTAGTCCAATTACTCCCATAATGGCCGCATCATATATGAATGAAACCAACGCTTTATATTGATTCAAATACTTTTTAAAATACGCTAAAAATGGAATGCCTGTGATAGCGACGCTTATCAGTATGAATAAGTACACATTTTTTGTTTGTATATAAAAAATAATAATATAAAAATAAATGATTGTAATTATGATTGCCGCCATAAATATAGGGTTCAATTGAATCGAATTTACTTTGGCCTTTAAAAAATTCGCAGTATCCTGAAAATTTGTAATCTTATTCAACCCTCCGCCTAAAAATATAAACAACAGTAAAAATGCATTGAAACAAATAAATAATTTATCCATTATATATTATTTATTTATATTTTATTTATATTTAATTTTTAAATTTGGGTTTTATATTTATTATATATTATATTTATATTTTTGAAAGCGCATATCCGCCTTCTCCCGTCGTTAAAACTCGTTTATATTGTTGTCCCGTTTCGTGCATTTTTAAATGACACGACTCGCAAACTGTCAGTAAATTGGCCCGATGATTTTTATGGAAATGCTGAATGTAGTCGTTTACATCCGCCTCTTTTTGGTGCTGCAAATGATGCACTTCTTCGCCCGTCTCTTTTTTACATAGTTCGCATGTTCCCTTCACCTTGTGCGCATTAAAATGGCTCGGCTTGAAACTCAAATCACCAGTTCCCGCGCCTTTTGCACGGTACTTTACCCGAATCGCATTCGCCATTTTCAAAAAATCATCCGGTAAATGCAGCGACTTGCATACTTCAAGACCGTACATGCTCGGCCCCGCACCATCGCGCAGCTTCCGGTCATATATTAGCATGTCGCGCGCTCTGTCATACGTGACCGCCATGTGTTTCGTCGTCAGCTTGTCCAATTGCGCAATTTCTTCATAATCCACAATCTCGTGCATGTGTGTGGCGAAAACAAAACAACTTTCGAGTGCGTGCAACTTTTGTAATCCGGCAACGAAAATGCTAATCGCGGAATCGATTTCCGTGCCCGAACACAGCTCGTCTCCCAAAATCAAACTGTTTTGGTCCGCACATTTCAATATGACTCGAAGCTCCGACATTTCAACCGCAAACGTCGACATTCCTTTAAATAAATTATCGTTGCCCAATATGCGCGTCATAATGCTCCTATAAGGTCGATACGTAAACGCGGAACACGGCACGTAAAGTCCCGCTTGCGCCATAATAATGCATATTCCTAGCGCCCGAATCATGCTCGTTTTTCCAACCGCATTGGTGCCGTATAACAGTAGCCCGCGCTCGTTTATTCCAAGTGAAATATCATTCGTCACGTACAGCTCGTCCTCGTTAATTCGCTCAATTAAACAATGGCGAATGTCTTTCGCGTCGACATACGAGCCATTCGACCCGTTATCTGAATCTTTAACCATTAGCGGTTTGCAATACTTGTATTTGCGGGCAATGTGCGCCTGATTCTGCATCAAATCAATATCCGTAACGAATGAAACTACAGTTTGAAACGACTCTTGATGCTCTTTCAGTTCGCACACGAATTTATGAAATACTAATCCAATCTCGTCGCGAATTTTATTTCTCGTTTCGCTAATGGATGCGCATACGCTGGATAACGCTTCATGTACGAATGTCACCGCGCTGCTTCCCGCCTTTACAAATTGCAGCGTCGACAAGTCAAAATCAATCGTTTTTTTATTGGGAGAAATCGAATGATATTCCAGTTTTGACATGTGATCGCGCGCCTTTACTCTCTTGCTAATTTGGTCCAGCAATAATTTGCTGCGCCGTTCCGTCGTCTGAATACTGAATCCCGCTTTTTCGGTTTCGTGTTTCTTTACAAACTCCTTCTCTTTTACTACGTCTTTTGTAGTACCGCCTTTTTTCTCTCCAATTGCAATCAAATCATTGCAATGCGCACGAATGGCTTCCAAAATGCTGCACCCGTCTTCGTGCATAACGTATGTGGAATCGAGATCTTTATTTACGCCCGGTCGAACAAAACAATCTTGATAACTCAAATCGAAATCGAGAGAATCAATAGTTCGACATTTTTCAATATAAAAACATGAGCCCATTTTTAACATTAATTCTTTGCATATAGTCGTAATTCTCTCTGAATCTACTCGCAAATATTTCAACAATGTTTGGTCGTCTTTTATTTCTTCATACATGTCCGAAATAATTTGGAGATTTGTATACAAAACGTAGAGAGAATTGGGACAAATCTTACCCATCTGTATTCTACGATGCAGCTTTTCAATATCTTTTATGTTTTCAAGCGTGCTCCTCCAACTTGTATAATTTATATTTTTTACATTATTTACATTTTTTTTGGTTTTTGTTCCTGTATTACATTCTTCTTCTTTTTTTAATATGTATTCTGTAATGTCGTATTCTCTCTGTATTGTGGTCGCATTAAATGATGGATGCAGCAACCGATAATGAAACCGTCTTGCACCCATTGGCGTTTTGCACTTGTTCAGTAGTCGGAAAACGGACGAGTTGGAACCGCCGCCTTCTTTGCCGTCGATTATATTCAACTGTTCAAGTGTATGATTTGCGAGAACCATGCGATCCGACCGGTTTTCAAAACACGGTTCTTCTATTTTTGACGTCAAGTGCGGATTGTGTTCATACACAAAATTCAGCAAAAATGTATACGACTGAATCGCAAACTCGTATAAAGAATGGGACTGAAATATCGCATTACATATGCGAAAAGAAAAAAACTTCTCCATCACTTCTTTCCGATATGTTTGTTTTTCCGCATTTTTTGCCTGGACAAAAAGAGGATATGGCTGCACCGCAGCATCTGACCGGTTCAAATCAATCCAATGAATCGCGCTTGCACTTGAAGGCATGTTGGCATATGTTTTTATGTCTTCGATTTCATTCGCAGAGAGATTTGAAATAATAATAACTTCGCTCGGACGAAATGACGAGACGAATCGTTCCAGCTCATCATACGTCGTCTGATTATGACGCGGATTCACTTCCGATTCAATTTCAAAACAGGTGCTCTTTCCCGTATAAATATCAATATTCGACATTCCCATTATAATTTTTTTATTCATTCCATTTGTACCGCTGCTTAATCGCTCGATCCAAAAACAGGACGTATTATTAGAGAGAACGGCAGAATCACTCGAAAAGAATGTTCCCGGCGAATAAATGCAATGCAAACTTCGCGTCGTGTTTGCGCCTTGACCGTCCTGCACGTACACCACAATTGTGTATCCGTGTTCCTGCATTTTCTTCACATATCGCTCCAAACTGTAGTCCCTAAAATTACACGTAAATGGAAACCCCGCCATGCACCTACCGTTTGTGATCGAAGTATTTAAATCACAAACCGTACAAAATTCTCTCATATTTGCATCCGCGATATTATTATTCGCATCTGCCCTTGAATAACACTCGAAAAATGAACCCACTTGCATTAACAATATTGTTTTATTTCCATATTTATTCACGTACTCTATCGATAGACGAAAATACTCGTCGGTTAGCGTCGTTGACATGATTATACTTATATTTATGACCGCGTTTATCGCGTCGCCCAATTGTTATATTTATTCGTCTCATCATTTTATATCTGTTTCATAAAGTATATTAAGACCGAATTTTCGACATTCGTTTCATAAATCGATAAAAAACATAGAGAGAAAAGGCCGTCATAAAAACATAAAATGCTTTGACATACATGTCATCCGGCAATTTCGATAAATCATTCCTTACATTACTATTTTTTAACCTGTTTTGACGTTTTTTATTATTAGTATTATTATTACCATTTATACCATTCTGTCCAATTTTCTTATAATTTTTTAGCTTGTTTCGATTTGACATGTGACCACTCGCATCATTAGAGTCATCATCCGACGAATCGCCGCGATTTTTAGAATCCATTCGACTCGTAAATGTTTCCGTACACGTTAATGTGGGATCGGCCGGATTTTTTTTATCCGGGAAAATGCACGGGTCCATATTTTTTACATCAGCTACGGCAACAAATTGGGTTTGATTGCCGACATTATCTTTTCCCGTGTCATTGAAATTGGCATCTGTAACCGGCGTAACCGTCTGAAGAGTGATTGACATGCAGTCCGGATTTTCACCCATCATGAACGATTTAAATAAATTCAGGGGATTTAATTTCCCTAAATCGCCGAGAACTCCGGGAATAAGTCCCTCAAATTCCGTAAAATCGGTTCCTCCAAGTCCAGATGAAATAAACGGAATGTTGCCGTTTGGTATATTATCAATATAAATATAGCGATCCACCTTTTTTCCAGATGCAACATCGGTGCACTGTCCACCGGTTTTCAGGAAAAATTTATCGCCCAATGGGCCGCCGGTAGTCGATCCGCCAGTTCCCGAAACCAGCAATTCTACATAATTAATTAGCCCACCTACATCATTGGTTAGCGCGCCAAAATTGCCATCGGCTGACATGCCCATATCTGACGGTTTTAAAATGCGTTTCCAATACAAATAATCGGGACCCAACAAACTTTGCTCTGCTCCCTTCATATCCGTCATTATATCTGAAAAAAAACTTGCCATCTTATTTAATTTTTATTTTCTTTTATGAAATGTTTTTAGTTTTTATACTTATATTTATTCTTTATTATTTATTTTATCTATTTTACCTATATAAAATAATAATATTATTATATAATTATTTTCATATTTACTTTTTCATATTTACTTTTTCATATATTTACTTTTTCATATTTACTTTTTCATATTTACTTTTTCATATTTACTTTTTCATAATGATGATATAATAATTATTCATCATCTGAAAATATTTGTCGTTCCTGATAGAAACACTCGTCGTCGCTATCAAAATACCACTTGTCGTCGCTATCAAAATACCACTTGTCGTCGCTATCAAAATACCACTTGCTGTCGCTATCAAAATAGGTTGCAGTATTCGGATTTTCATCATAGATGGGAACGACAGTTGGAGCGTCAGGTCGAATGAGGGTTTTGTGAGACGGATGAGAATTTTCGAAAGGTCTGAATGCGACCGATTGCTGTTTTTCTGTAACGAGTTTATCGGATGCAATAAATGCGAGTGAAGTGGCACGATCTCTTGTTGCTGCTGTTGCTGCTGTTGCCGCTGCTGTTGCCGCTGCTGTTGCTGCTGTTGCTGCTGTTGCCGCTGTTGCTGCTGTTGCTGCTGTTGCTGCTGTTGCTGCTGTTGCTGCTGTTGCTGCTGTTGCTGCTGTTGCCGCTGCTGCTCCTCTTGTTGCCGCTGCTGCTCCTCTTGTTGCTGCTGTTGCTGCTGTTGCTGCTGTTGCTGCTGTTGCCGCTGCTGTTGCTGCTGTTGCTGCTGTTGCCGCTGCTGCTCCTCTTGTTGCTGTTTGTATAGAAGGAGTGTTAGAAACAATTGAAGCCCAAGATTTCATTGAATGTAACAAGTAGTGGGTAACAACTACTGGGTTTAGAACGCTATAAATTATTGTTTTAATATAAAAAAAATCAATTTATCTTTTTTTTTATATATTTTTTATATATTTTTGTTTTGTTTTATTGTGTGTATAAACTATTGTGTATAAACTATTGTGTGCAAACCCGATAATACGTAGAATGAACTGCCGATTTACTGGCTCGGTCAATTTTGCACACATCGCCCGGTCGCATCCCTATTGCTAAAGCAACCGGATCGTACCTTGAAATATCCGGCAGCTGAGATGTATTAGAAATATTATACTTTTTCATCATCTCATCCGATTCTTCCTTTGATAAAATAGTGTGCGGTGGAACGTATTGATGATTCAATATATTAAATTGAAGTCGGTCCAGAGACAAAAGCACGATGAACCGCCCCTGCAAAAACAGCTGATTCAAATACTGATTCATCGTTTTAACTTCCTGCCTTGTTACAATAATCAAAGCGTCCTTGTCTGTTAAAACAGTATCATTCGCATTTGCAGATATTCCCATTCCTCCGATTTCACCGCCTGCGCCTAAAATATACAAATCTTCTACCAAATCATTGATGTGACTCGTACTCAGCATCTTTTCAAGGTGAAATTTTATGTAAGCTTTTTTTTTATGTTTGCCATTGTCTTTGCCTTTGCCTTTATCAGACGACTTCATTTCAACCAACATGTCAAGCTGCTTGTGCGTAAACATGGCATTCACTTCATTCACCCCAAAATTCGTATAACCCTCTACATCATAGCCCTGCGACATTAATAATTCCAATAAGTTTTTTCTCGCATTATACAGACGCGCGATTGTTTTGCTTGCATTCGTTGATGACGACATTTGATTAAAAGTTGTATAAATATCTATTCTATCTCTTTTAACAATAGTATATGTATATAACTTTAATTCAATTTTTTTAATATATTTTTAGTTTACTATTATATTTTATTTGATTCAAATTCAATAATAAAATATAATATTTATAATAACATAATTAATCATTTATATTTTTATTAAAAAATTATTTTTTAACTCCTATGGCATAACAGTAAGTGTTTTCTTTTTTGCTATGTCCGCCAGTTTCTTTAAAAATTCCACTTTCAATTATATCAAAAGAATAAAGTTCGTTTTTCAATTCTTCCTCTGTAAAAAAATGTATAAATTTCTTACCAGGTTTATAATAACTATTATTCTCCAACTTTTGACAACCGGTTGATTCCATTTTTGTTTTTACGTTACAGCTTATATGGCGAGCTGAAATGAATATTGATTTACAATTTTCATTGAAAAACTTGAAAGTTAATTTTCTATCTTTTTCTTTTAGTGCGTGTAAAACTCTGTGTGACACTACTCCATCAAAGTTTAAAGGTCCATCCCAATTTAAAATTTCTCCTATATGAGAATAAATAATATTTTTACTCATGTTTTTGTTCAATTCTTTTGTGTTTTTAATGGCAGATTCAGATATATCATTAATACATACAAAACATCCATTTTTAATCATTTGTTCAGATATTCTTCCACCTCCACATCCATGATCTAACATTACATTTTTTGGTTTTAATTTTTTGATGAAATTTGATAGTTCTCTACACAATTCTTCGTGTTTATAGTGAGACGATCTATGTTTATCTTCCCAGAAGGAGGCAGCGATTGATTTTTCCATTGTTTATTTATTTATATTATTATATTATTTATTTATATTATTATATTATTTATTTATATTATTATTTTTAAAAAATATAATATAAAATAGCTAAATTAGTTAAATTAGTTAAATAGTATAAAATTGGATTTTTTATTTATTGAATATCTACATGTGTTAAAAAATGCCGCCTGCAGCACATTTTAGTAAACCCGATATCATCGAGCACTTGGCCCTCTGCCGTCTTTCTGATATTGTGCCTCGTTAAATAAAGCACTTTATCAACGGAAACATCGCCGTCTTTGCCGCCTTCCTGTTCTTCAAGTTTTTTCTCTCGAACCTTGCTCAAATAATACCTGTACTTGTCTGCGATTACCTTTCCGCACGTATAACACTTTACTGGAATGATCATTACGTTGGTTTGTGTTGTCTGCTATCTGTTGTCTGCTGTCTTGTCTGTGTGTTTATATAAATATATTATTTTATATCAATTTTTATTTTAATTCTTTTTTAAATAAATAAATTATAATAAAAAATGGAAAATTAGTTATAAACAACGAGGTCCAGTTTTCGTTTCTTTATAATAATAACAATCCACATCTATTTTTTTCCCAGCATCATCGTGATTAAACGTAATGCCATTTTTATTTCCTGCGCGACACACGCCATCAGGATTATCGGCCGTAACTACCCAACCGCAGCAATCCGTATTTAAACAAGACGCTTTCCCAAATACTTTACATTCATTATCAATGTCGGTTGCTGAACTGCCGTTTGACGCGTGCATATTACAAAATCCCGATTTTAATTTTTTTTCAAGATCAATCTGGGGTGTTAACAATGTATTTTCATTATTATTACTTGATGCAATATTATTATTATTATTGAGATTCTTTTTAATCACGACACTATTGTTATTATTATCAACATTTGTTTCATTCTTACCTGTGTTATGTTCCATCGTTTCAATAATAAGCTTCTTTGATTTGGTCATTGGCATATTAAATGTTATTTTTGTCATGTTAATATATACTATTATTCCGAAAATAACAACCATTAATCCAAGAATGTATGAAAAATTCTCATATATGAAACTTAACATCATTACAATCAGTGACAGCATATATGTGAATAGGTTATTATCTTTTCCTGAAGAAGCATCCATATTATTTTATTTTATATCAATAGAGTAGAGAGATAGAGAGATAAATTGATTAATATTATAATATATTATTATTATTTATTATTTATTATAAATTACTATTATTATTAATTTATAAAATATTTACAAGTTATAAATTAATTTTATTTTCGTCGCGTATTCCTATTTTTTTTAATTTTTTTCGCACTTGTTCGATTCGTTTTTTTTAAAGTGGGAAACCTATAACTAACAAAACATATTGCAGTAAATACAGAACCGTGTTCCTCTTTCACATCTAAATATTCGTATACGAAATTCTTACCTGGATGAATTTTATACCCCTTATCTGTAATATTATCTTTATACATTTGCATTGTACCGGGAGATTTCATGATACCGTACCCCCTTCTCTCAATCATTCCAACAATCGATTGTAATAAAGATTGCTCGGCGTCTTCTTTTGTTCCTGCACCCGAATATTCGCACGCAAAACCTCCTAAATATTTGCCTCTCGGATCCGTAACTGATGTGGTAATGACAGCTGCGCTAATTTTTGACCCACGTTTACCATTTGCTTGCGCTTTGATGCACTCGAGCACTTCTCCCCATTGCAACCGTTTTAATCCCTCTTCTTTGGTTATTTCTTTTGATTCGGTTGGCATGACGCTCGTATATTCGATAACATTCGCATTTTGTATACCGGCATTAAACAACGCGGCATCATATGATCCCGTTTCGTATGGAAGTCCTTTCGATCCCGCATTCGATTCGCCTTTTCCTTGTGTTATAAAATATTCATACGGAACCCTATTCCCTAAAATAATCATATTGCGGATATTATATATATATAATAATATTATTAATAATTATAAATATAATTTAATTTTTGTATATTTTTTATAAAATTATAATTATAAAATTTTATTTAAAACTTTTTAACCGCACCATCATTCATGAAATTGTACATAAATGTATCACCTCCCACATTTACTACTTTTCCAGCCATATTCGCTTCTTCATACATTTTTCTTAATAAATTTGATGGAGCAGTTGAACCAAGTTTCAATAAATTATTTTTTATTAATTCATTCTTCACATCATGAATTGGAACATTTTTTAATTCACGTTGGGCATTTTGAATATTTTTAATTGTTTTATTATTCTTGATTAAAATACTTATTGTTTTCCCATATTTTCCAAGTTTATATTTTTTAATTGTTGTTTTTCGTTTCACTTGTTTAATTTTTCTTGGAACATGTTTTGGTTTGTTTGATTTTTTTAGTTTGTTATTGCCGTTATTGGCATTATTGCCTTTACTTGATTGCGATCCATATTTTTTTAATGTTTTATTATAGTATTGACGGTAAGATGGTTTTGTTCCTCCTTTTAAGGCACCATATGGTTTATCGCTGTATTTAAACTGAAATGGTTCTTGAGTATCATTACTATCATTACGATCATTACTATCATTACGATCATTACTATCATTATTATCATTTATAAAATTTTCATATTTCAATGCAGAACTCGGTGGCGGTGGTGGCGGTGGCGGAGGTGGTGGCGGTGGCGGTGGTGGAGGCGGTGGCGGTGGTGGCGGAGGCGGAGGCGGAGGTGGAGTTGGTGGCGGCAATGATAGTGTTTCTCCTTGAAGTTGTTGCAGTTGATGTTGCAATTGAGAAAGCGTAGCTGAAATGTCTTGAATGGGTGGTTTCAATGGCATTTCTAAAGACATGGGAGAAGTCAATTCGCTCGGCACATCTAATGTAACTTGTGTAGGTGTATAATGTCTGTTTTTTTTTGTATTTGAATGATTATTATTGTTTTGTTTAAATGATTTTAAATAATGTAAAGATTCTTCAAAATCTTTCGAAAATATATTTTCATATTTTTTTTTATCAAAAAAAGGTTTATTTCCATCTAAATTGCCGTTACTAATACCCTTTTGCTGTTTTTCTTTTTCTTTTTTTTCTTCGTCTTGTTCTTTATATTCTTGTTGTCTTTGCATATTTTCATCTTTATGTAGTCGCTTTTCTTCTCGTTTTTGTTTTAATAATTTGATTAAATTATTTTTTAACTCACTGGGTCGAATGAATCCTGTCGCCTTTTTCACTGTTTTACCTCCAGTATTTTTATTTTTATTTCTTTTTTGTAAATTCGGATTTAAATGTTCATGATTAATTGTAATTTTTTTTTTAATGTCACTCATATTTTATTATTTTAATTATTTTATTTTGTTACTCCTAATTTATTCCATCTATTATTTTATATAACTTTTATCTAATTTTATATATTTTATATTTTATATTTTATATTTTTTTTTATTTATATTTAGTTGTAAAAAATATTTAAAAATAAATTGATTTATAAGTTAATAAGATTTATCTTCACAAACAAAATGGAGTGTCGTGCTGCTTCGTCTTCATCTTCGTATTCTTCGTCTTCTTCTGCTTATACACGTTCCATGGATTTTAGCGCTGGATTTGGATTAGAGCAGGACGACAATCATCATGATGATGTTGTCATGACAGTTGCTTCAGACAAACCCGCTATAAAAGAAGCTATAAAAGAAATAAAGGTAGGCGAAGAATATGATTACGACGATGACAGAAATATTAATTATGAAGAAACACCGTGGAAAATAATAGGTTCGTATTTTGAGGGTCAACACTTGCAACGCTTGGTTAGACACCAAATCGAATCATACAATGATTTTGTAAACAATCAAATACAAAGAACAATCGAAATGTTCAACCCTGTCGTAATCGCTTCAGAACAGGATTACGACAGGAAGACAAGAAAACACAAACTAGAAATTGATGTGACATTTAGCGACTTTCATCTGTACCGTGCTCAAATACACGAAAATAATGGTGCAACAAAACTCATGTTTCCTCAAGAAGCTCGTTTAAGGAACTTTACATATGCATCTACAATGACAGTAGATGCAAATATAAAATACACTGTTCGTTCAGGCGAACATCTCGAAAATGTGCAAACTTTTCACAAATCTTTGCCCGGAATCAATATCGGCAAAATGCCAATCATGTTGAAATCATCCACTTGCATTTTAAATCAGTATAATCACATTAACCACAATGAAACGGGCGAATGCGCTTACGATGCCGGTGGCTATTTTATTATCAACGGAAGCGAAAAAACCGTTCTCGGTCAAGAAAGAGCCGCCGAAAATAAAGTGTTCTGCTTCAACATTTCCAAAGGAAATACAAAATGGAACTGGCTCGCAGAAGTGAAATCGGTCCCCGACAATAAATGCATTTCACCCAAACAAATCAACATGACGATTGCTTCAAAAAATAACGGGTTCGGGTACCCGATTTATGTTCAAATTCCGCGCGTCAAACACCCGATTCCGCTGTTCGTTCTGTTTCGCGCCTTGTCCGTTTTGGCCGATAAAGATATCTGCGAAAAAATACTGTTCGACGTCGACAATAAAGAAGGAAACAATGAAACAATTCTCATGGCGTTAAGAGCATCCATTATTGATGCCAATACTGTACTAACACACGAAGACGCCATGCGCCACATCACGTCCATCGTAATGTACACACCAATGAACATGGACAAGGAAACGGGGGCAAAAAAGAAACGCGAGTTTGCAACCGAAATTCTGAATTCGGATTTGTTTCCTCACTGCAAAACCTCCACCCAAAAAATATATTTCTTGGGATACATGGTGATTCGTCTCATCAAATGCAGCTTGGGAATTTTAAAGCAGGATGATCGCGATTCCTACATGAATAAGCGCATTGATTTAACGGGCGCACTACTCAATAATTTATTCCGAAACTATTTTAACAAGGTGGTCAAAGATATGACGAAACAGGTGGTTCGCGAAATCAATACGGGTTCGTGGCGTTCCACTGAAGATTATCTCGGAATTATCAACAAGACAAACGTCTACAAAATCATCAAATCAACAACCATTGAAAATGGCATTAAGCGCGCGCTATCTACCGGCGATTTTGGAATCAAAAATATAAACACAAACAAGGTCGGCGTCGCACAAGTTCTGAATCGCTTGACATACGTCTCCAACTTGAGCCACCTTCGCAGAATTAACACGCCAATCGACAAGAGCGGAAAGCTCATCCCCCCGCGCAAACTTCACAATACCACATGGGGATTCCTCTGTTTGGCAGAATCTCCTGAAGGTGCCAGTGTCGGCGTTGTCAAAAATATCAGCTACATGTCACACATTACAATTCCCAGCAATCCCGAGTCGCTTCATGCACAAGTGAAATCGCACATTGAACCGCTAGATGCAATCGCGGACTGCAAATATTTGTACGATAAAGTAAAAGTGTTTGTAAATGGCGCGTGGGTAGGAATCAGCAGAGATCCAATTGAATTGTACCACCTTTTAAAGGACAAAAAATGCAAGGGAATCATCAATATTTACACCTCGGTCGTTTTCGACATTCGAAATAAGGAAATCCGCATTTGCAGTGACTCGGGAAGAATCACGCGTCCCGTTTTGCGCGTAAAAGATAACAAGTCGTTTATTACCGCCGACATCCTTCATAAACTGGACCGCAAAGAATTGAGTTGGGACGACTTGGTAACCGACTGCAAAATTGATAACGCGCTTATTGAATACATTGACCCCGAAGAGCAGAATTTTAGCATGATTGCCATGAAACGAACGGATCTCCGAAACTCGCTTTTACATCGAGGATCTCAGCACTACAATTACACCCACTGCGAAATCCACCCAAGCACAATTTTTGGGATTTTGGCGTCCTGTATTCCGTTTCCCGAGCACAACCAGGCACCCAGAAATACGTATCAGTGCATTGGAATTTACGAAAACGTCCTAATGGAAGACGGTTCACGAAGACAAATAAAGGATGTTGCCATCGGCGATCGTGTTGTGTCATTTAATCCCAACACATTTGAAATGACAACAACCAATGTTGTAAATCACTTTATTCGTAAAAATGATCATCCTGTTTACAAGGTCAAAACTATTAGCGGAAGAGAAATCGTAGCAACAGAAGATCACAAATTTATGACGAATTGTGGTTGGAAAACTGTGGCTGAATTAATACAAGATGACAAATTAAGAATTGGAATCTATGCAGATAATACATTTACAAAAGAGAATGAATATTCGAAAATGACATCCTCTTCTTCCTCTTCTTCCTCTTCTTCCACTGCTACATATGTAAAAATGGGCATAGAAGAATGGATGAAGGATATTCAAGTTGTTAATAACTTGGCATTTATACCGATTGAATCTATATCAAGACAAGAAGATTGCATGATTTCTGACATTGAAGTTGCACACAACAATCATTCATTTATTGCCGGAGACAATTTTGCAAGTTCAAACTGCGCCATGGGTAAGCAGGCGATGGGCATGTACGTCACCAACTTCTATAACCGCATGGACAAGACGGCCTATGTCTTATCCAATCCCATGCGCCCCCTCGTAGATACCCGCGTCATGCGCATGATTAAACTGGACGAAATCCCGTCCGGCGCTCCCGTCATCGTCGCAATTATGAGTTACACCGGTTACAATCAAGAAGACAGTATTTTGATAAACAAGGGCGCAATCGATCGCGGGTTATTCAGCGCAACCATTTACCACACCGAAAAAGACGAGGACAAGAAACTCAACGGCGACGAGGAAATCCGATGCAAGCCCGATTCAACAAAAACAAAAGGAATGAAATTCGGAAATTACGGCAAACTGAATAGTAAGGGTGTCATCCCGGAAAATTCAATCATCGAAAATCGCGACATCATTATAGGGAAAGTGCTTCCCATCAAGGAAAACAGGAACGATCATACTAAAATCATCAAATACGAAGACGCAAGTAAAATGCACAGGACAACCGAAGATTCATACGTCGATAAAAATTACACTGAACGAAATGGCGACGGCTACGTCATCTGCAAAGTCCGCATTCGCACTTATCGCAAACCCGTCATCGGAGATAAACTCAGCAGTCGTCACGGACAAAAGGGCACCATCGGAAACATCATCCCCGAAATGGATATGCCATTCACGAAAAGCGGGCAGCGTCCAGATATCATCATTAATCCACATGCCATCCCGTCTCGTATGACCATCGCACAACTCAAGGAAACCTTACTCGGAAAAGTTCTCCTTGAACTCGGCCTCTTCGGCGACGGAACATCCTTCGGAGAACTCGACGTTTACACCATTCGCAACGAACTCCTAAAACTCGGCTACGAAAACAACGGAAATGAACTCTTGTATAACGGCCTATCCGGCGAACAAATTGAATCCAGTATTTTCATAGGTCCTGCTTTCTACCAGCGTCTGAAACACATGGTAAATGATAAGCAACACAGCAGATCCATCGGTCCAATGGTAAATTTAACGCGTCAGCCAGCAGAAGGCAGATCACGAGATGGAGGGTTACGATTTGGAGAAATGGAGAAAGATTGCCTTCACGCTTGTCCCGTGTCTCTGAATTGTGGATTGTCTGTTATGATTGATGAAATGGAACACGTTGGAGATTATGTTCTTGGTTGGAATGAGAGCAAAAATGGAATGGTTCCTTCAAAGCCGTGTGCGTTTATGGACAAGGGGACTCGCGACTGTGTCGAGTTAACATTTGAAGATGGTAGAAAAATTATATGCACCGAAGACCACCCAGTATTAACGTCTGATAATGAGTGGACCAAAGTGAAGGATCTTGAACTTCATAAAACAAAAGTTAAAACTAGTGTTACTTACCCGATCATGAAAATTAAGGAAGAACTTGCGGAATGTGGCGGTTGGACGCTTTCATTTGGAACACGAACGCTCAGGACAGATAGTTATAAAGAGTATATGAGAACTCTTGCATTTGCGCGCATACTTGGACTTTTGATTACCGATGGAAGTATTAGTTGTAATTCAGAAACTGCGTATGTATCTCTTGGACACATGATTGATGTGCATTCCATATTAATAGATATAACTATGTTTTGTGATGTTTATCAGAAATCATTTAAAATGAATAATTGTTATAGTGTTCGCATTCCGAGTGAATTTCTTGCTGATATTCTTCAACTTGGTGGAATATTGCGTGGAAGAAAAATAGATCAACCGGCAACACTTCCCGAATTTATATTGGATGAGAACTGCCCTCGCCCCATTATTCGAGAATTTCTTGGCGCAATGTTTGGCGGAGATGGACACACGTGTGTTCTTGGATTGCATAGGGGGAAACGCGACGTTATGACATCCGTTTCATTTTCAAAATCGAAAACACACGAGCATCGTGAATCATTGCAAAAAATGTTTGATGATATGCAGAAATTACTTGCCAAATGCGGTATTCAAAATACCACCATTCAAAATTTTCGAGAAACAACAACATCTAAGAGTAAATTTCAATTAAAAGATAAAAATGACGCATCGAACCGAAGTTTTCAGTTGACGATTCATCTTCCCATTGAACAACTTATTCCATTCTCCGAAAAAATCGGGTTTCGGTATTGTTGCCATAAATCGCAGCGTCTTGAAGCTGGTGTTTCCTATCGCCGCTTGCGTGAAGAAGTTTGCCGCCAACACAATTGGCTGGTGAATCGTGTTGATGAAATAACGCATTTCAAGGAAATCAAATCGAAGAATCCGGACAAGATTGTGCCCACAAAGAGTGCAATTCTTCAAGCGGTGGAAGAGCTGAAGAGAACGGAAGGACTACTTCATGAATACGCGATTCCAAGCACACACGATATTACGGATCACCTGATTAAAGGCACTGAGTTTGGCAAGTTCACATCCAAGTCATTTCCAACTGCGGAACAATTCATGGAAAAAATTGGAGCACTGAGCTGGTTCATAAGTGAGGCGGAAAAACAGGACAGTTGCAAAGTAGATGTTGATGCAATAATTATGGCAGATAAGTGGGGCAACGACGAAGAAGAATGCGAAGATGAAGATGAATCAAGTTCGGCATATGGCGTTCACCGCAGAAGCAATGCTCTTCCTACGATGAACTTGGAGGTTGTGTCGCGAATCAATGTCGGCCCGAAACACGTGTATGACATTAGCGTGGAAGATACGCATTCCTTCCTTGCAAATGGAATCGTTGCACACAATTGCATGGTGTCGCACGGAGCTTCGCGATTCACAAGAGAGCGACTCTACGACGTTTCAGATAAATACCAGGTGCACGTGTGCTCAAAATGCGGAATGGTTGCGGCGTATAATGACGCGCTTGGAATTCATTGCTGCAAAATGTGCGACAACCGAACCGATTTCGCGTATGTCGAGATTCCGTATTCGTGCAAACTCTTGTTTCAAGAACTGCAAACGATGAATGTAGTCCCGCGAATTATGACGGAATAATATATTATATTATTATTGGTTTTAAAGGTAAGTAGAAGAAATAATAAATGATAAAAATAGAGTGTTATAAAAAAAATAAAAAAAAATATATATATATTATTTTTTCAAATATATATTATATATACATATACAATCAAATATATATAATCAATGGTTAAAACAAGATGTCGGAAATTAAGAGGTAACCGCCGTCGTTCGATGAATAAAAGACATATAAGGAAAATAAAAAGAAATTGTTTTACAGGAGGGACTAAAGAAGAAGAAAAAAAAAAAGAAGAAGAAATAGTTATGGAAAATATATATAAAGAAAATATAACAAAATTAGGCGAAGATAATCTCGAGACGCTCAAATCGCTCAACAATCTTGCCAACGTATTCACAAAAAATGGCAAATATGACCGCGCTTTGCCGTTATTAGAGGAGTGCCTTGCCAAGCGGAAGCATGTTCTCGGCGAAGATAATCCCGAGACGCTCAAATCGCTCAACGATCTTGCCGTCTTATACGAAAAAATGGAGAAGTTCGATAAAGCATTGCCGCTGTATGAGGAGTGCCTTGAAAGGCGAAAGAAAGTTCTCGGCGAAGATAATCCCGAAACGCTTGAGTCGCTCAACAATCTTGCCAACTTATTAATAAACAAGGGCGATTATGACAGAGCGTTGCCTCTATTTGAGGAGTGCATTGCCAAGCGGACGCTTGTTCTAGGTGACGATAATCCCGATACGCTCATATCGATCCACAATCTTGCCGTCTTATTATACAAAATGGGTGATTATAATAGAGCGTTACCGCTGTTTGAGGAGTGCCTTGCCAAGCGGAAGCGTGTTCTAGGTGACGATCATCCCGATACACTCACTGCGCTAAACAACCTTGCCGGTTTATTCCGCAGGAAGGGCGAGTACGACCGCGCGTTGCCGCTGTATGAGGAGTGCCTTGCGATCAGCAAGCGCGTTCTGGGCGACGATAATCCAGATACACTCTCTGTGCTAAACAACATTGCTTTCTTATTCATAGACAAGGGCGAATATGATAGAGCGTTGCCGCTGTTTGAGGAGTGCCTTGAAAAGCGGAAGCGTGTTCTCGGCGACAATAATCCCGTCACGCTCCAATCACTCAACAATCTTGCCGTCTTATACGAAAAAATGGAGAGGTTCGATAAAGCATTGCCGCTGTTTGAGGAGTGCCTTACCAAGCGTATGCGTTTTCTCGGCAAAGATAATCCTCATACAATTCAAACACTCACGGATATTAAAAGGTGCAAAATGTTATTGGGTCGAAAAGGAGAATGTTCGATATGTTTGGGTAAAATGAATGATTACACGCAAACAACATTAGGAAATGATTTTGGTAAATATGAAGAAAGTTTCTATGGATGTGGACATAAATTTCATAAAGAGTGTGGTTTGAAATGGATTGCAACTAAGGCGGAGGCGGCAGCAAGGCGCGGCGCAGTCCCTACATGTCCTGATTGTAGACAACCAATGACAGCTTCAACACAGCAAGTCATCAAAAATAAAAGAGAAGCACTAGAAGCAGCAGCAGAAACAGATTTAGGGAATGCAGCTCAACGTTTATTCGGATCGGATGGTGGTAGAAGAAAACCCAAATACTTGAAAAATAAATCAAATTCAAAATTACGAAAAAGAAATCAATACTCATACTCGAAAAAAATAAAATATTGAATAATTATTTGCCACATGATGCGAATTTACAACAGCACGAATTATATTTTGCATAACTAGAAGATTCCGTTACAATATTTGGTTTACAGTACCGATATGGAAATGAGCTAAAATATGAATATTGGTTTTGATTTTTTCCTTTATATCCAATTCCTGAATAAGATTTAAATGTTAAATTATATCCGGTCAAACTGTTTAATTTCTCACTTGGTGGTCTACACGCTTTAGAATTCAAATAGGACGGATAATTGTAATATGTGCATTTATCGTTTATACAACCGCACGTATTATTTCCATCTTCACACAAACATTTATAATCGCACATTTATTTTTACTTTATACTTTATATATATAATATATTATTTATTCTTGACTTTCTTGAATATTTTGACACTTGATTATTAAAAAATAATGCAATACATGCATTTGTTATAGGCATTAAAAAAACAAAATAAATATATATTATATTATATTTATATTTATTTGTTAAATATATTATATTAAAAAATTAAAAGAATCGGTTTGATGCTCTAATTGTCGACTGAGCACCACTATTCAAATTTCCGCCAAAACTAGTGTCATTATAGTTACGATTGCATGCCTGTAAATTTTTAAATCTTATGTAATCAGAGCTGTCGTAAACGTATCTCACATTGCATGTCGCAGAAGGAATGCCGGTACTATCGGGTAGCGGCTTAACAGCACCAGCCATTGTTTTCCACCCAGTTAACCCCCCTCGTAATGAACTGATTTGGGTTGGACCGCCAGAAGTATAATTTGGTCGATTTAATAAATCACCGGCATTGTTCACGGCGCGAAATGGGGTTGCGGCCACTGTTATATTATTCACGGTACCACTTGCGGCTTCGCCGTTCCATGCTTCTCTAAGCGTGAGACGAGTCAATTCGCGCTGGCCTCCGCCTTCCGGCCCACCACTTCCTTGTTTGCCCGATCCGCCTCCTAATAATTTCGCTGAAAATCCGTTGTATAAACCTCCTAAATATAACTTCATTTTACTTGAATATTAATATATAATATAGTAATATATAATATTTGTAAATTTAATTTCTATTTTAATTAAAATAGAAATTAAATTAAAATAGAAATTAAATTAAAATATTATTATATTTACAAATATTATTAATAATAATATTATTGAATTATTGTAAAAATCTTATAAAAAATGGTTTGTATGAAGAGTTGCATCATTGCATCCATGTTCATTGTTGCAATGATCTTCACAATGTACAAGTCGGATAGCATGTCTTCCGTTCAACAATTTACACAAATTCTCTCTATAAAACAGAAAGCAATTTATAAAAAAATTACAGATGAGCGCCGGAATATTTATTTCACGGGATTCGGTTTAGGGCTTTTATTATCTTTTTTATTCTTATTTTGGAAAAGCTCGACTAAAAATTCATATAAAATAAATCGATTCTCAACCATTTGCGTTGTTGGCGCAATTACATTTATGACCAATTATTTTTATTACATTCTATCTCCTAAAAGCGACTGGATGATTCTTCATATTGAAGGCGACAAACAGAAAAAAGCGTGGTTAAGCGTATACAAAATCATGCAATACAATTACCATTTTGGTGCGCTGCTCGGACTCGTAGGCGCGTTTTTTATCGCCAACACATTTTGCGATTAACATTTTTTTAAAGAGGTTCGTTTGAAGATTGTAGATAGAAATGAGATAATATAATATATTTAATTTATATATTTTTTATGTATTTTTCGGGATGATGAACATTTTTTTTTATTCTTTATTCGTGTATTTTTTTTTAGACGTTTATTGGTTCGATTTTTCTTCTGATAACTGCGTCTTCCACCATACTCATATTCATCTTCTTGACCTTGCGTTTGTTTATCAAAAACAGCTCTGGCAAAACTACTCCTCTGGCGCGCTAATGTCTTCTCCGGAACAAAAAAAAACTTTTTCATGTCTTTATATTCAGTCGGAGTTGGCTCTCTTTTTGTTAATAAATCCATAAAATCAATATTTTTAACATCTTCATGTGTTTCTTGATACTGATTTAATTCACATAATTTATTTAAAACTGGAAACATAAAATCTTGAAAAATGTATATAATGGGCCATGATACATATTCACGAAATTCTTGATCTACAACAAAGGAAGCAGGATCAATATTATTGATTTTCAGGGTGTTTTTAAAATCTTCTAATAATGCATTATATGAAAATTCATAAAATTTTTTTATTTTATCATTATCATTACTAATGACGAATCTAGGGTTAGGGTTACCTTCTAGTTCCTTAGCGGAATATTCTGCGGAAACACCTACTAAATGTTTCATATAATCTAAACTTATAGGGACAAGCGATAAATCAGGTTCTAGTGGATCTCTATAAATAGGCGCGGCTTGCACTTTGAAATGGGTAACACTGTCTTTTAATAGTAAGTTAACGAATGATTGCATTATATCCATAACTACTCGATACAAAAAACATATTTTTAATAAATTAGAAAAATTTCTTTGTCCTAAATACTTTACTAAAAATATTGTTTCCCTCCTTGTTTTTACAGTTGAATACCAGGGGTCTTCTATCTTACTCATAATTAATGATTGAATGTCACGTGGAAGTTCTTTTTTATTTAATTTACTTAATGTGATCGCTGATGTTGGTCCGAACTCATTCATCATTGTTTGCATTGTCTTTTTTTTATCGAATTTTTTCATCGATTGTTCCAAAGAATTTACAGGACGTTGAACATCCATTATAGGGGTCCAGTAGTCCCATGCCAAGCGTTGGATTAAAGGTAAATCATCTAATTGACGTACCTGCATTATATTATATACTATTTAATAATATTATTTTATTTATTTTTTATTAAATAAAATAATAATAGTTTAGCTTCTTTTTCTTCACGTTGACCTTGTTTACACATTTAAATTATTAAATATAGTTTTTTTTATTTTATCTAAGTCGACCACATATGCATAAAATTCTTCATCTAAAAATTTCACTCGCAATTTCTTATTTTTTAAAATAGATATATTTGCAATTCCCAGTTTTCCTACAGTAAGTGCACGTTCAAATACAGTAAATGTTTTATTTTTTTTATCGTATATTGCAGTCACATTTTCTTCGGCATTTTTCGATTCATAATTCCAGTTCAATTTAAATGCAACAATATAAAAGTGTTTAACATTTGATTTTTTTATATCAGTTATTTCATACTGTAAAGAAAAAGGTCCATTCTCGCACTTTTTTAATATACCCGAACCGTCATTCTTATATACTGTATGATTGTCTGCTTTCCAAGTTGTTCCAATTTTCATAGTATTTAGTTTATATATTTAGTTTATATAAATATTTAGTTTAGATAAATATTTATATAAACTAAATATATAAATTAAATACAAACTAAATATAAACTAAATATAAACTAAAACTAATATAATTTTTAAAAATGACATTCAAGCTTAAATATAATTTCAACGGTCCTCCCGATAATTGTATTTTAATAAAACAGCGCGGCAATAATGCAACTCTAAATAGCGTTAACCCAATGCCCCAACAATTTTATCCGTCATCCAACGACAATCTATTTGCAATGGGTCGGCGCATCTTTGTGCAGACAAAGGGTGAACCGAATGGACCTAATAATACAGACAATAAAGTTGCCGGAAAGGTTCGGGGCAATTTTGGAACAGCATTTAATCAGATACCTCCGCACATGCGGACTGGACTTGTTGGCAAACCGATCGCATTTCCTCAAGACAGTTCGCAAAGAATTGAGCGTCTTAGAAATAATGCTATTGGTGCAGGAAGTATGAAGGTGGGTTTAGCAACAAATGCACCCATGTCATTTAAAAGCAATGACACAACGAGCCGAAATGAGGCGATAAGAAGGTGCCGCGCAGGCGGGTGCGTGGCGCCGAAAAAAAAAGGCGCAAACAATTCATTCAAATCTGGCGGAGGGTCTAATTACATTGGTGTAGGGAATCGTCAAATCTATGCCCCATAATAAACATTTAGAACATTTTTAAACTTTTTAAATTTTTATATATACTTTTTGATTTATTATATATTTTTATTTATTTTATATAATAAATATATACAAGTAATTTAATTTATATTTATTTAGTTGAATGCCAAATAATACAAAAAAAATAAAACGTTCAAAAACAAAAAGTAGATATGGAAGGACGCGGCGCCAGCGCAGGAAACAACGGCGCAGCATGCGTGGTGGATTTGCATTTGGTGATCTTATAAATGTTTTTAAACCTAAAACACAAGAACAAAAATGTGAAGAAGCTCAGCAAGAAGCTGAAAAAATTTGCAATAAACCGCCACCGGTTTTAGAAGAAGCACCAGTTGTAGAACCAGCGCCAACTTTAGAAGCACCAGTTGTTTCTGATTCTGAAACGCCTTTAGACCAAGAACAATCATTTTCTCCTTCTTTTGATGACGATCAACAATCGCCTTCTATGAATGATACTATGTCGTCTCCTCCTATTTCACCTTCCACGTCTCCTTTAGATGATATACCCCCTTCTTTACCTTTGAATGATGAATACTCGTCTCTTCCTTTAGGTCAACAGCAACAACAGCAACAGCAACAGCAACTAGATCAGCAGTTGCCTTCAATCGCGACTTTACCCCCTTCAAATCAATATGGTGGTCAAACTGTGGCACCACTTATTTTTGAAGGCGGTGCAAAAAAAAGTAAAAAGAATAAAAAACAAAATCGCCGTAAAAAAATGAAAACGAGAAGAAATAAAAATTAATTTAAAAATAAAATTTAAAACTTTAATATATATACTAAAATATATATCATAGTTATATTTTCTATTATAAAAATGTCCATCGTGATTACATTATTGCAGAGGGATGCTGTTTTGCGTTCCATTGGCGCCACGAATTCGAAACTATATGAAGTGTTGTCCGATTACATGTGCGGAGAGGTCTACATTAAATCAAAGATTGAAAAACTTGACATTACGTACAAATTGGAAGTCATTGAAAGTTATATTTCAGAAGTGTCGGATACCGCTCATGAACGACCCAGTATTCATAAAGCGCTCACAGGCATTCACGAAATGTGCGAGAAGTTGCATAACGAATTGGATGAAATGCTAAAAAAAATAAAGGCCCACAGTCAAAAATATTTTTATTATTTAAGAAGTTTTGATGTTTCTTCGGATTTGGCAAATATAGAAATGCACGTTTATAATTTAGATCACCGGTTTAAAATGTTTTTAGGGTTAATGACCACAGCAACAGTAATAACATTATAGAATTTATTTTTACAACCAATGCGACCAATGATTATATTATATCATTGTCAAAGAAATATAACATGTTGAATAATAAAAAATTAATAGGTGTTGTAAAATATACTTTACTTGTTTAGTTATTTAGTAAGATTTTATAGGATTTCATTAAATTTTTTATATTAATAAAATATAAACTATAAGAACTATAATGTCAGATAAAATAAGTCATGGATTTTTACCGGTAATTCCCGAAGATATATTTTTTGCTAAACAGAAACTAACAAGACAACTAAAAAGAGAACCCACAGATGAAGAGCTCGCCAAAAAAATGAATATAACTCTAAAAGAATTAAACGATAAGTTAAACATGAAAACAGAATACAATGAAAATTCACCTTCTCCATCATTTGAAAGCGGAGCTGATGCATATTATGGAAGCCCTCTTCAAAAAAATACTCGAAAAGTACCGCTTCTTGAAAATCCAAATCGATATGACGGCGGCGGAGGTGGAAAAGGACGTCAAAGGAAATATAAAAAACGAACACACACTAAAAAATATAAAAATTCAAAGACACGTCGTAAAAGTATGACAAAAAGTATGAAAAAAGTATGACAAAAAGTATGAAAAAATATGTTTAAAAAATTATAATTCATACAAATAAATATATAAATATAAAAATACATACTTATATATTTATACATTTCAATTTATACATTTCAATTTATATCCAGATGAGTGACAACAACAGTGAAAAAAAAGAAAATAATGATTTGGAAAATGAAGCGATTGAAGTCGTTAAAAAATTGTTTGAACAGTATAAAAATTCTCCAGCTATGAAACAAACAATAAGTCACCGCATTAAAGAGATGCCCAGCTTTTGCGAAACTGCAAGTCAGCAACAAAAGCAGAGAGAAGACAGGAAAAATACACTCGAAGAAAAATCAGACGAATTTATCGAAGAGTTCCTTGCAAAAACACATTTTTTTTATCATTATGCCACTGAATTATTTTTTACATATTCGGACGATAAATCATATGAAATTATTAAAGAAGACAGCATACAGCATATGATTTTAACAACCATCACATCAAAATTCAGAGAGCTGCTCCCGTGGAAGTATAAAATTAAAATACAAATCATAAAACGAATCAAGGAAAATAATGTATTAAAATCAATTCCGGAATCAGAAACAATTCAAAACATCATACAATTGCTGGTTCCTTCACTGTTTCCCACAAAAGATTCCGCAAAATATTTTCTAACAGTTATTGGCGATATATTACATAAAAAAAAATCGCTTTATTATTTCATCAATTCGAAAAATCTGGTCCCATTTTTCAGAGAGTTAAACCAAGAATGCCATAAATTTTTTGGAATTAATTTGTTAAACCATTTCAAGTTTAAATATTATGAACACGCGAACGATGACTGCAGGTTAATAGATGTGTGCGAAATCTCTCCATCGTCGTCCTTGTCGCATTTTATTCATTCATATTGCATTATCGATTTGTTTTGTGTTGCATCTCATTATTCGACACGCTACGTGTGCGGAGATTCATATTTGGAAAAGTATTGCAATAACTATTCTGTAATTAATTATGCCCTGTATTTAAAAAATAGCAGCAATAATGACATCCTTTCAAGATTCGTAAATTCGGCAACCGAAGAGTGTCCGGGATACAATATTTCGTGGAAAAACATGATGTATTTATGGAAACTGTTTATTGAAGATGAAAAAATTCCAAACATTTTTTTTAATCACTCGCTCAAACAGCTCTTGCTAACACACTATTCCGAGCTGAATCTTGTTATTGAAACTGTAGCATGCGCATCTGATTATAATAATGCAGGAATAAATGAAAATATTATAATATGCAATCGAACGAGCAAGCACCTCCCGTTTGTTTGCACTTTTATTTCATATTGGGAAAATAATATCAGTTGCTCTTCTTATACATTATTAGATAATGAGGATGGCGACGAGTATGAAGAATATGAGTTGGAGATAGATGAGCTGTTAATGCTGTTCAATAAATCAATTAAGAAATCTGCAACCACGCTATTGCATAATAACGTATCAGATAAAATGTTGCTTGGACTTATACGTCATTTTTATCCCGACGTCATTATCGAGGACGATAAATATTTAATTCAGGTCGGAATAAAACCGACAATTTGGAATAAACGAAAAGAAATTGAAGAATTTAATACACGTTATAAAGAAACGAAATACGGGAACACGATGTCTTCTAATAGCCAGTCGTTGTATTCCATATATCAATCTTATTGCAAGTACGCATTCGACAAAGGACAACATATAATTAGCAAACGATGGTTTGAGAAATATTTTATTTCAAATTATGACATGTTTTTAATTGATAATGCCATTGTTTCGTCGAAATGGTTTCAACTATAATATAATCATAATATAATCTTATATCTAAACAAATTACTTTCCATCCGTTTTATACACTGGCGCATTTGCTTTGGCTGCATCAGATGCAGTTTTCGCGCTACTCTGATTCGCCAAAAATTGAGCAGCAGATTGGCGCGCTTGTTTGGGCGTTTGAACACACGGCACCGACAACATGTAATTATAACTAATGGAAGTAATTAAAATGCCCGTTAGCATATACCAAATAAAATATGAAACAATGTTTTTCAAACGAATGAAGTTTTTAAGCTGCGTAAAGAGCGGTGACACGTCGGAACTGTTTGGATCCACAACCGGCTTCAATGAATTATTAAAAAGGCGCACTTCAATGCTTTTATTCCAGAATTTAACGACATTGTCATCATTCAACGTGTTGAAAATGGTGGACGGATCATTCGTTATATTTTGTATCACCTTTAACGCATCCTTGTTTGGCGGATTTCCCATATTAAGCAGCTGGTTTGTAAAGAGCGACGCAACGCCGGCCACGCTGGCAATGGCATAACCAATCGTATTTGAAAATGCAGATAACCATCCCGGAAACACATTCAGTAGCAGATTCAGCAGTCCGAAAATAAACATCCATGGTATAAATGTTGCGATAAATGCGGTTCCAACATTTGAAGGACTGCTACACATTTGTTTTGCTAAATATATATTTAAACCGAATTGACTCGCAAGGACTAAAATGAAATAAATGATGAATAGAACGGATTCCCTCTCTGGCATCAAGTATTTAAAAATAAAATACACCAAAGTAATTGCCGTGTATACGAAAATCGAGGTTGCAGGGTCGATCACTTGTGTTGATGTTGCTGGTGCTGGTGCCGTTGCTGGTGCTGGTGCCGTTGCTGGTGCTGTTGCCGTTGCTGGTGCTGTTGCCGTTGACGTCGTTGTACTTGTGGAAGACATTTTTACCAACAGAATACTCTATTCTATATATAATTAATTTATTAGTTTATATGTACAAACGTATATATAAATACAATTATAAAAATTTATAAAAAATTATAAAAAATTATAAAAAATTATAAGTTTTTATGTATAAATTTATATTAAAATTATCGTTATGATTTATTTATGATTTATTTACGAATTATTTTCGTTTTTTAGTTCTTAAATCAAATAAATACATAGTAATAATAAGTAAAGAGTAAAGTAAGAATAAAAAAAGAATAAAATATGAATTTTGGCATGAATTATTTTAGAACGAGTGCTGATCAATTCGAAAAACCGCTACTTACCGAACCAGGAGTAAAATCATTTTTTAGCGGCATATTAAAAGGATGTAACCAAGTTAAAGCCAATCATTATAATACCGTATTTAATTTGACAATGTTTATTGGTTTCATTTTAACGCTCGGGGGCATTCTTTATTTTAAATATAAAGGAAAACTTACTCCTGAAGAGAAGGAGAGAAAAAAACAACAAGAAAAACAATATATTTTAACGAGATTAAACAATGTATCTGCAGTAATAAATATGGAAAGGAAAAACGGAGGGGGAAATATCACAACTGCAAATTTAATAACCGACTTACCCGGATGGTAATTACATAAAAACTTGTAAGAAATAATAAAATAATAAAATAATAAAATATTGTTAAATATTACATATTAAATATTAAAAATTATAATTATTTAATTTTAATATTATTTATTTTTATACAAAATTTAATAAAATGTTTTTTTATGCTTTACAATATGTTGGATTTGAAATATTTAAAAGGGTAATTAACTTGACAAAACGAACCGGGCTCATCCACGATTCAAAGTTTTATATTTATCATATAAATAACAATAATAATCTTTCTGTTTCTAGCATTCCTTGTAAAGAATATTTTTATGCCGTTTCAAATTTTGATGTTGTGATTGGATTTCTCGATCTGAACGAGTATCGAAATAATGACGTTGCGTGGATAAAAGATACCGTAATCAGATATTACAATATTCCTGTTTCCGATTATACGTCTCCTCAAAAAGAAGATTATGAAACGCTGTTCAAAATAATTGACGAGGTTCTTATCGAAAATCCCAATGCACGCTTTTTAATACACTGCTATGCGGGTAAAGGAAGAAGTAACTGCGGCGCAGCCGCTTATTTAATGTACAAAAATAATATGACCGCCAAAGATGCAATTGCGCTTGTCGAACAAAAGAATCCTAGAAGCAATATGAATCGTTGGCAAAAGGCATCTTTATATAATTTGGAAACTTATATTCCTAGAATATAAAATAAAAATGTATATATATGTAAAATTAAAAAATAATTTACATATATACATATATATACATATATATACATATATTTTAAAAAAATGTCCGAACAAGAAAAAGAAGAAGGTTCAAATGAAGAAAAGATGATAATGTATTATAAATTAAAACAAGATTACATGGAAGAGAGAAAAAAAATAATCAATCAGCTCAATAAACAAACAAAATTTATCGAAATGACAAATGAAAAAAAACGCATCGAGCTAAAAAGGAAAATGTTGGAATCTGAATCCATGAAACGAATTGTTTTGAAAATGCAAAAAATTAAAAGGAGTCGTGGATTTAAATTTGGAAATACGTACAACCTTCAAGAGTTATTAGAATCTCAATTCAAAAAAGTGGAAGAAATGAAGGAAAAAATCATAAATTTAAAACTAGATTTATTATTCAATTATAAAACGGAAGATGAAGCTCTTGCCGAAATTTCTGTAAAAATACCAGAATTTAATAAACAGCTCGAACTTTATAAAAAATATGTCTCTGATTATGAAAATATTGTGGGAAATAAGGAAAATCACGTCCGCTTTATACGCACGCGCGATGAAATAGCTTCCATTTTATCAAATGTTGAAAAACAACAAGAACTTGTTGTCCAGACACACGACCCTTTAAAACAAATCGAAATTATTCACAATATTTTAGAAACGTACCAATCATCTCTTCAATTCAATGCCGAGTATCAGGATGATAATGCGTCAAGTTTGGAAGAACCAGCAATAGCAACTCGTGTCAGAGAAACCGAAACTACAAAACTAATGAAACTAAAATATGCAAACTGTTCCATGTATAAAATGCATCCCGACGATGATGAATTTTATTTAATACAAAGCCCTTACACAATTTCACAATTAGAAGTTGTGAAAAAATAAATTTATTTTATTTTACAAACACGGAGTTTAGACAATTATTAAAAAATAAAAAATGTTTATATATACTATAGAATTATAATTATTTATAAACATTTTAGGAATAAAATATGAATCGAGGAAGAGGAAGAGGATCTAGTATTAGTGCTAGGGGAACAATGGGAATGACGAGAGGTAGATATTTGCCTGGTAGTTCAACAGATAGAATACTCAATTCTTATAAAGCAGTTGAATTCGTTCCACCACAAACAGCAGAACAAGTGGCAGCAACAGCAGAAGTGGCAGCAGCAGCAGCAGAAGTGGCAGCAGCAGCAGAAGTGGCAGCAGCAGCAGAACGACCGCCATCAAGAAGAGACGATGTGTATTATCCAGCTACCCGTTTTGAACGTCTTCAACCTTATCCTGATAAAAGATTTAATAACCCCTTATTTGACAGTAGATATCCAGGTATAAAGTTTGCAGACACAACACATTTTTCAGGCGCAGAAATCAGGGCCAAAGAATTGAGAGACATACAGGAGGGGATAGAGAAGGAAGAGAAAGAGAAGGAAGAGAAAGAGAAGGAAGAGATGATAGGGATAAGCTTATTAAATCAATTAAATCAAACGGAAGGAGGAAAAAGAGAAAGAGAAAGAAAAAAAAAGAGTTCACGAAGACAAACACGACAAAAAAAACAACAACGTCGTCATCGCAGTCGCCGTCATTCAACAAGAAAATATAAAAAATAAACTTTATCACCAAACTAAAATCATACTTTTTACAATTATATAATTTAATTATTCTAAAAAGTATACCTTGTATTTTACAGGCAATGTCATTCGACAGTCGTAACCGCTGAATGTCCTCTTGTCAAATTCGAAAATTGCGAATCCATTTGATGAGCCATGAAAACCCGCATCGTACGGATAACCATGATCCAACACTCTTCCCAACGTAATGACCCGCCCTTTTCCATCTATGCGATAATACACCCGATCTTTTGGATGTTTATCAAAATCGTATTCGGGACCAATCGTTGTGCCGGGTGTTTCTTTTACGCCATAGTAGTAAACGCTACTGTATGGACATTCGCGATTGAATTTGCGATTTGTGAATTTGCACTCTCCATCCCCCCACCCTTGAATTCCAGCACTCCATTTTTTATGATTGTGTACAAAGATGCCCAATTCAATTGGTTCGTTAACACCACCGTTGCAGAAATACACTGTTTCGGGGCGCGCCTTGAAGTCGTGGTCTTCGTGAATATATATTTTGGAATTGGTATCATGGTTCAAAGGTACAACTGCCGGTCGTGAAACTGTGTCAGCGGCGTCCATATTGATTCGATTCGTATTCAAAATATATTTTACAATTAAAAAATTCAATTTTTATATATAAATAAAATAAATAGTAAATATAAAATAATAATAATAATTAATAATACTAATTTGTTAATACTAATTTGTTAATAATAATTTGTTAATAATAATTTGTTAATAATAATTAATAATAATAATAATTATGACAAATGTTACTACTCCAAAAATAAATAATCCGCAAAATTTCAAAAGTTCAAATACTTTAGTTACAACCCGAAAGCCGCATTATGCGACAAAAGTAAATACGGCATTTAATATTGTTCCCGGAATGCATCGTCCGAATGCAAATAATACGCCTTCTAATATTATTCAGCGCGATTTCATCGGACCCGATTTCAAGGCGCGCCCATTAAAACATTGGCGCAGACAGCTCGTTCCGACAAATTTGACGACCCCCAAAAGCGACAATTCCACACAAAAAAGAATGTCAATGGTACAATTCATGGACACTCCCGGTTTAACCGTTTATAAAACAAATGCAGACACATGCAATTGCATTAATGGCAACAATGGTCCTGTTATTATAGACATTTACACCGAAATACCAGGTATAGATATCATTATTACTGACATTGAGTATGCAGATGACGAACCCACCGTTCCCGACATTGTGGATATTGAACCAAGAACACAGTTTATAGAAGTTCCTTTTTCAGACGGTACCGCTACCGGTTATAATCAAGACAATGCTTTTGAGATCGCCGATGCTTACAATGATAATAAAATTAGAAGTGGAACGCAAATACAAAATAATGGCCAAATAAATATACCCACATTCTACATCGGCGCCCCCGTAATTGAAGACATTTATGATGATATAGTAAGAACCGATCTCATCCTTGAAATGGAATATAATGACGAACCAACAGTTCCTGATATTGTGTATATTGAGCCGAGAGCATCGTTTGATGAAAGCCCTGATTCCGACCAAAATCCGGGTACAAATGCAAATGCAAATGAAAATGCAAATGCAAATGCAAATGCGGACATGAGTTATAACATTTACACTGGTGTATACGAGACCGTGTGCATTGCGTGCAATCCCGAAAATAATATAATAAAATCAGGAATTGCCACGTTGAGCCAGGCGTATTATGGCTCAATATCACAGTATTTGGAATCCAGGTGCAGAACATATGCCCAGCGCGAATCAACCACAAAAAAGCCAAATGGTATATATTACCCTAGCAAAAATCACAATACTCCATTCGTATTTTTATATCCAGACAATGATCCGCACGGTCCTCAAGTGTATCAATCCAAAAACTGCGCAAATCCCAAAATATACAACAATAATCAATTGAATACTCCAAACAATTACTGCAGTACAATTTATAAACCGAACAATCCGCAATTCGCGCAACAAGGCGCCGTGTCAGGAAGTAATCGAATTCAAAAACTAAAATCGGATACGATTACAAATAACGGGTTTTCGTTTTATTCGGCGTATGGAGCAACGATGGCAAATGCCGGCAATTTTCAAGGAACCAGCGAGTCCAATAACTATTACGTAAAAAATAGAAACTATCCGCTCACCGCTTTTACTTCTCTTGAGAAATATCGACAAAATAAAGTAGCAGGTTGTTGCGTTTCTGTTCCTATTCTGCAACCCCCTATTGGCGCCCCCACGATTGAAGATATTTATAATAGTGATGTGCCAGGAACAGTCATCATCATCGATATAGAATATGCGGGAAATGAACCAACCGTTCCGGATATCGTGAATATAGAATTTATTTAATTTGGTCGAAATTATATATTATACTCTCGGAATTTTAACACCGAGAACGCTCTGAATCTTATTCACATGTGTCGCATTGTACACGCATACGCCGCGTTCAATCTCATTAATAATTGAAACATCCATGTTACATTTTTGCGCAAGTTCTTTTTGCGTCATTTTTTTTTCGCAGCGCGCATTCGTGATTGCCTGTGATGTATTTTTTGAAATGTATTTTGTCTTTTTCGTATCCTCATCTCCGGATGCCTTATATACACCAACGGATGACAGCGACGACGAAGTTGCGACTGTCGACTTTTCTTCTTTTGACTTGTTGTTGTCTGATTTTTTGAATACGACGGGGGTCCAATCCTGGTGGTCTTGATTGCTCATATTTTTCTATGTATTGTGTATGTGTGTATTTATTATATTATATATAATATAAAAATCAATTTTTATATTATTATGTAAGTGAAATGGTTTATATTAATTATCTCCATTATTGTGTTTATTGTGTTTATCCCCATATATCCCCTTATCCCCAGATTTGTTCCTCTTTTTCAAGCTTTGCACCATGCAACATGCTGAATGTTTTATTTTCGTTTGAAAAAAAACTGGGAGTCAGTATACTCCAATCTAGGTCGCTTTTTAGAAGCGTGAGCTTGGTATAAATGTATCCGATGAGTGCGCTGCACCAAAACCTCGAAGTTTTTTGCGGTTTTAAATCTTTTTGACAATACGCTTCAATCCAATCGGCAACTACCACGTCATATGGTTTATTATATACAACTTGATGAATTTCACGCAGCACATTAATGTTGAAAATTTTATGATATTGTTCTTCCGATTCACATTTTAGTCGTCTCAGGTATATTTTTCCTCCGTACGTTTTTATAAATTCTTCCAATTCGACAAACTGAACTCCGAATTTCTTTTTACCGTCTTCAGCATCCGGAACGTCGGATGTGCCAGACGTCCACACGTATGCGCCCTTTAACGCGGGATTCGTCATCTCGGGATCGACGACGACCATTCCCACATGAGAATAGTCACTCTTCGTAAAAAATTTTATAAACCAACTGAAGAGACCCCAATCGTCGTGCTGTAAATCATCACACACCAGTAAATCTCCAGTTTTTAATTTCAAATCATTTATATTTATATTTACACTATTCATTTTAATCGTGAATAAAATATGTAACTATATATATTTAAATTATTATTTAATTAATATCTATTTTTTTAATTTATATCTAAAATTTTAAATATACGTCTCTCGGGATGAATGAGGCCACATATTTTATGAAAGAATACGCGGCCACGAATAGCCACACCATAAAAAACGGATAAGCTACAATGGTTATGAATGTGAAGAGAGACCGCGTGGTAAATTGGCGATAATAAATAACACCTATTGCAATCCAAACCATTGCGCATATCCAGTACAAATTTCGAAACAAATAATACCACCACGAAAACGAATCAATCTGTTTTTCCATGTAAAATATTTTCCGATTGCTAACATCGGCGTCTCTCTCTTTATCCTCTGTCTCATTGTTTAATCGCGTTTTCGTGGATGTCAGCATGTTGTTATAGTTGGTCGAATTATAGATTTCGTCGTTCTGAGAACTAATCTTCATTATTCCTAAATTAATCTCATTCATTATCATTTTATGTTCGTCGTTTAATTTCAGAATTTCCTGGTCTGCATTGTTTCCGTAGCGAGTTCTCAATACATCCGTATATTTTTTAGGGCCGTCTTTATTTAATAGATAATCGTGTTCGGCTTGCGATAATTTTTCGGGCGCCATCTTATAATTTCGTTCTGCGTCTAAATATTTTTGTTTTAATTCGCTATTTTGTTTCGCCATTAAACAATCATGGTCGCACGAATTATTGGCTTTTGTAACCAGCTCATTTATACTTTGAATGCTTTGAAGAAGCGCGGCATTGTCTGTCATAGTTGTTTTAAATTTTTTTTTATTCTTATTATTTTTTATAAAAAAGCGTATTACTTTATTATATTATTTTAATAATATATAATAATGTAATTAAAATTTATAAATAAAATATTTTATTTTAGATTGTACCATAATTATCTTCAGGAACAAATGCTTTTATTCCTTTATTATTATCATTTTTAGAAAAATAATTCTTAGGCATTAATGACAGCATGAAACTTTCAGAAATTTTTGATTGACCGGACGGGGTAGTAGTCGTGGTTCCCGTTGAGGTAGTCGTGGTTCCAGATACGTCAGCCATAATTTCCGTTGCTTTGCCTGACATGGAATCTTCGATCGTCGAAGCCGAAGACGAAATGGACTTGTACATGGAATCTAATGAAACGCTGTTATCGTTATCGTTACTACACGTTCGGTCTGTCGACTCGCGTTTTTTATGCTTGGGCTGTTTTGCAATGGTGGATTCCATTTTTTGAGAATCAAAGCTCCAATTGTATTCATCATAGTTAATATTGCTCCTCTGGTACATGTCGTACACTAACGAACCAATGTATAAACCGCCTGCAAGAATAATAATTACTACTAAAACAGTAACCAATTCTTGCGGCAACCATCCCAAATTCAATAATACCACAAAGAATATAATCAGGAAACATAAAATAACTATATATTTCATTATTCTAACACGCGCTTCGTACTGTTTTTTGTAATACACGTTGATATCCACCATTTTTAGCGCATTTTCATTTTTTTGGTTTACTGCCGCCATCGCGGCCTTTCTTGCTTTCAAATCATTTTCTTTCATCGTAATAATGGTCTGCTTATCTTGCAAATTAGAATTCATAGCGGCATTCACTTCAAGATTATTTTGAGCTTGCGCTAGAAGCGTATCAAATAAATCAGAGCGCATGGTTGATAGCTGCATAATGTCGTTAATTAAAATCTTTTGTTGCGCAATATTATCCGGAGTCGGATTCGAAGCAAGTAGAACATTCAATTCGTCATATTTTTTATTTTCTAAATCTTGTAAATGAGAGATTTGATCGAGTAAATCTTTATCACCACCACCACTTAAAGAAGGCGACTCTGAATGTTCTTGTTCGCCTGTAACAGTAGGAACGGTTGGTGCTGTGGTTAATGCAGCCGTTTGTTTCGGAGAATTGGGAACAACTAAAGACATGCAATTACTTATTTATAAAATTATTAAAAATATAAACTGTTATTTTATTTATGTGTGTGACTATTATATTATATATATTATTTTTTTTTAGTACATTTTTTTATTTGATTAAATAAATTAATTCAATATTAAATTATTTAATCATATTTAATCATTTAATTACTGATTGAATACAAACAACGGGTTTATATTTTCAAATGGAAGCTGTGGCCGAGAAATATTAAAATGCGCTAATACAAATTGAATGATAAAATATATGAAAAGCAGCATTGAAAATATTCCAAAACCGAGCATATACGATGACGATGACGATTCTCCTTCTTCACTGCTACTACCGCTTTCTCCATTTCCACCTTTATTATAAAAAAAATTGCTAAACATTACAATCATCAATAAAACAGCAATAATAAACCATAATGTATAATATGCATAATTTGATTTAAATTGTATGCGCGTGTCTTCCTCTTGTGCAATTAAACTCGTGGGCATAGCACTGCGAACTTCAAATGATTCTTTAGTATTACTGTTATTGTTGTTGTTGCTCGTCTTGGTCTTATCGTCACTGGAAGACGGAGTTGCATCATCATCATTTCCCGCCGTCATGTCGCGCGCCTGAGAGTCAAGTTTAGACATTTTCGTTTTAATGGTTTGCAATTTTTGTTCTATCATTTTCCGATCTGCGGCAGTTGTTACCTGTTTCGAAGATATTGCTTTAATCAAAGCCGTCCCCGCATTCAGCATGTCTTCGCGTGTCGATTTTAGCGCGCTTTGAACGGTCGGGGAAAATACAAGCGTATTTTTTGCTTTATTTGCATCTTGCAACGTGGTAAACGTGTTCACAATCCAAACGGGCACGCTGTTCATTTTCGCAAATGGGCGAATATTGTTGGCGGGATCTTGCACAGTTACAAGCGTAAAATTATTCGCATTTTTACTCCAATAGTTCAGGTCAATTCCGTTTCCTTGACAGTATTCATTTGCAAGCGCAATTTTTTGGTTGATTTCATCGGGAGACGGAGGTGAAATGCACGAACCCATCCAACTATTCATAGCATTTTCATCGTAATTACCAAATCCTGCTATGCACACCGGCTGTCCATTGAATATAGTTGTTGGGCAGCATTTTTGGCCGGCAAGCGGCGCAATGCAAGAGTTGCTGTCATTCGGATTCGCGCTCCATCCTGGAACGGTTACACCCGCGTGGACGCATGGAAGCAAATTTGCCGTTGGAGATGTGGAATCCGGGGCAGCCAATCGAATGTCGCCATTATAATTAGAAACGCCCATCGCGCTACAACCCGTTCCTCCTAAAGACGCGTCGCAATTGAAACAGCTGTTGATCGGTGTCAGCGTCTTCACTTGAACAACGAAATAATTATTGTTTGTTAAAATTTCCTTGTTGTACTCGGAAAGCGCGTTGGAATACGCGTTCATTTTCGAGTCAAATGCATCATCCAACTTTTGAACATTGGCATCGTCTGTTGCGTTTGTCGGTATTTGTGCAGGAGCCGATGAGGCACTTGCCGATGCAGTTGCCGCGTCAGTGGTTGCAGTATTATCGGCGCTTTCGAATCCTTCTTTACCTTTACCGTATTTATTCATTTTTTTTATCATTCTATTCCCAATATTGTTTGATTTTTGTGCTAAATATACATTTGTTTTATCATTTTCGTTTAATTTTTCTTCGTCGTTTAAATATGCGCGTCCTTGTCGTAAACTATACATGGGCATCACACCGAAATTACTAACAGAGTCATTATTTATATTTTTATTTTTGTCATTGGTTCCAAATATACGTTCAAGAATTTCAAAAGACATTATTATGTGGTATTATTATTATATTATTATATTATAAATAATTAAAATTTTATTTATAATTAATTATTTATATATTAAATACTGTTTTACTACCTAACTTTTGAAATGCTAATATTGGCTTTGTATTTTTGGCTTATACATTAAATATAAAATAAATGCAGAACCTGCAACATACATGAGCGTCCCAAAAACGGTTGTTTTATACAATTCATTATAATCTTCTAATGATGAAACCGCTGCCAATTTGGTTTGGTGTAGTTCAGTTCCCGTTTCCATAACCTGCAAATATTGTTTCTGAATTGGCGTTATATTCGCGTTGATCGCCGATATTTGTTTTGAATTCGAACTGATTTGCGACCTCACTTTTTCCAGTAGATTATTTGCAGCGTACCTATATTTTAGTAGCGCTTCATCGTTTGGATCTTTTTGATCTTTTTGATCTTTTATAGTACGAGGTTTTTTCGTATCCATTGTTGTTGTATCTTCTTTGGCTGTATCACTTGTTGGCGGAACCAATGCTGTAGACGGCAAAGAGAGTGTCTCATTTGTATGAAAATTCACATAATTGGATTTATAGTTGCTTAATACATTCTCAAATATTTGATTCACGCTATCAATATCATTTTTAAAATTGGTATTCATTCTTTTTATTGTGATTTTGTTACTATAGTTAATATATAATTAATATAATTATATATTATTATTTATTATTTATTTTTTCAATTAATTAACTTTTTTCAAATCAACAATATACATCATACTATTTTCAGACGCTTCTAAATATTGAACTCTCATTTTTCCATTACACAATATTTTTAATTTAACAAGAGCCCACCCTTCATCTTTCGTTGCAGGTTCTATTGAATTAAAAATTTTATTTTTTTTATTATACATTGATAAATAAATTTGAGATGCAGGTTTTTTATCATTATCATTAAATGATGCTTTTAGTCCAACAATATAATAGTTTTTAACATTTGTTCGTTTAATATCAATTATTTCATATTGTAATTTTCCCCAATCGTTGCTTTCAATATTACCATTATTAGAAATATTATAAGTATAATACTTATCAATATTATATATATTTCCTTTTTTTAGTTGTCCCATTATATATACTATTTATATTTATTATACTTATATAATATATTATTTTTTTATAAAAATGTCATTTTTAAGGTGCTGCCCCCTTTACGTTTCCGGCTGGAGCGCCGCCAAACATGGATGACATTCCCGGAATCTTTTCAAACAGCTTGCTCATTGAACTCGATTCAAATTTATCTAAAAATGACTGCGCCGTTTTTAAAAGCGGTTCCATGCTCTTCATATTTTCCATAAGCTTTTGTTGCTGGTCCATAAGAACATTGGTTTGAGACGTTAATCCCTTTACTCCATCCTGTCCAACCAAACTATCTAAATTGTCATAGGCCTTTTCCAACGTTTTTGCATAATCAACACGATTATTCACGGGAAGATCGTCTTCACCGTCTAAACTTGCCGGGCTCAGTTCAGTCATTGCTTCCGCAATTTTACCATTTGCGACCTTCTTTGATGCTTTAACAGATGTTCCTGCACCCGTTACTGCTGCTGGTGTTGCTGGTGCTGGTGCTGTTGCTGTTGCTGCTGCTCCAGTTGCTACTGGTTTGGCTGTTCCAGTTGTTGCTGTTCCAGTTGCTGCTGCTGCTCCAGTTGCTGCCGTTGGTACTGCCGGTTTTGTCGCATCTGTCGCCGGTGCATCTGCTGCAGTCGCATCAAATCCCTCTTGATTTACAACAATCATTCTCGACAAAACGGTAATAAAATTAGTGAATAATAACGTTGAAAGTAAAACAACCGTCATATTTTTACTAAAGTACGTCGTTATGAATCCAACGGATAAAAATATCAATAATGCGTAACTATCTCTCAAAACAACATAACCAAAAAAATTCATAATTGCTAAAAATGCAACAATGTAAAGTACATTTTTATCGTGCAGCATTGTTTCAACAACTTTGGGAAGTTTCATGTGTATATTCACCATTTTACTAATTTACTAATTAATTATATATTCTATATTATATATTATAAACAATAGAAAAAATACAAAAATAATATTACAAAATAATTATTAATTAATAATTATTATATTTAATTAATTTATTGAATGGCGGCGGTATTACTAAATTAAATTATAATTAATGCATAAATAGATTGGTATATAATACAGTATCACTAGGTATATAATATTTTTAGATTATGTCATTTTTTGCATCAAGATATAAACTGGCATTTTGTGAATTTTTCAACTCGGATCTTCATGGTAAAAATGAAACAAGTTCTCCCAATATTGATTCACAATTTTTAATATTAAGAACGATAAACATACACACACTATATGATTTAGACCATCACGATTCCATCACGCGATTCATTGGAATTATACGACGACAGTACGTTCGATATATAAACACCACCAGTTATCAACACCCGATCATTCGAAATTATAAAAATGCAGTTATTAAAAAGAATTATGTTTCGTTGGAAATTATAGAACTGGTCGAACTTGAAGGCGGCGAACACGTTGCCATATATAAAACATTTTGGTTGCGCATCATTCAGCGCATGTGGAAAAAACACTGCAACCATAAAAAAGAAATGGTGTGTAAATTATTGAAGCCGCGCGGACTTTTGTTGAGAGAAACCGGAAAAGTATATAGGTATTAACAAATGAATATGATTTATGATTTATGGTTTATAGTTTATGGTTTATAGTTTATGGTTTATAGTTTATAAGAAAGATAGAACAAATGCCCATAATAAATCCGAGTATAGAATACCCATTTAATTTTTCATTAAAAAATATAACACTGTAAATTGTAACTAGAATAATAGAGATTATTTTAATATAAAAATACCCTTTACCAACACCATCTGCTATAAATATTTTAACATAATTAAATATTAAAAATACATTGCAAAATATAGCACCATATAGATAATATAAATTTTTTTTAGAAATATAATATTGTGTTAAAATGCCAGACAGCGTTGAATTTAAAATTGATAATGCGTATGTAGTCGGTAATGAAAAATCCATTAAATAGTAATAATATTATATTATAAATTTATATTTTAATTTTTTTATTGTAATAACAACTTTTTGAGTGTTTGTATTTCTTTCATGATCATTGTTTTATCTTTTTTTAATTGACGCGTCGGTATAATGCTATTAATGTCGTCATATTCTGTTGTATCTTCATTATATTTTTCTTCCTCCATCATTTTATTCAAATGTTTTACTATTCTCTCTAAAGCGCTTATTTGCAACTTGATGTTCGTTTTAAAAGTATGATAATATTCATCGTACACTTTTACAAGACCACCCAAGTGTGGATTTGTTTTTGAGGTTTGTTTTAATAATAATCTATTTCCAAGCATTTTTTTCCTGTTTTCTTCTAATTTGTTCTTTATTTGATTCAAATGCATATCTCTTTTAAATAATTCCATTGCATCTGAATTGGCACCGTCATCTGTATGATTCATTTGTTATTTTATTGTTTATATTTATAATATAATTATAATTTAATTTTCTAATTTAATTTTGAAAATTTAGTAATTAAATTTTATATATTTTTTAAAGAATATATAAAAATATTGTTCAATAAATATATAACTTGTTCATTGATTTAGGAATGTCAAAAAAAACAGTACCCGTTGGCACAAATTTCGCTGATCTTTTACTCACCGAAGACGATAGTCGCTACGTAATGTTTCCGCTAAAAGATAATGATATATGGAAAATGTATAAAAAACAGGTGGATTGTTTTTGGAGAGCTGAAGAAATCGATTTTTCAAAAGACGGCGCTCATTGGCAGACCCTTTTACCCGATGAAAAATATTTTATATCCATGATTCTCGCATTTTTTGCCGCAAGCGACGGAATCGTCCTAGAAAATTTGGCGGTGCGTTTCATGTCGGACGTTCAGCTCGCAGAAGCGCGCGCATTTTACGGGTTTCAAATCGCAATGGAAAATATACATTCTGAATGTTACAGTTTATTAATTGATACATATGTCAAAGACGAGGAGGAACGGGGACGCCTTTTTAACGCAATAAATCATTTCCCGTGTATTAAAAAAAAAGGCGATTGGGCTAAAAAGTGGATTCATGACAAGCGAAGCTCGTTTCAAACCCGCCTTATCGCATTCGCGTGCGTTGAAGGGATATTTTTTTCAGGCGCATTCTGCTCCATTTACTGGATGAAAAAACGCGGTCTAATGCCCGGTCTCACGTTCAGCAACGAGCTCATTAGTCGCGACGAAGCGCTTCACACCGAATTCGCAATATTGTTGTATAATAAAATGGCAAAACCGGTTCAAAAGGCGCGTGTGCAAGACATTGTAAAAGAGGCGGTGGAAATTGAAACCGAATTTATTTGCGAGGCGCTGCCGTGTCGCCTCATCGGCATGAATTCAAAACTGATGATTCAATACATTGAATTCGTAGCGGACCGACTGCTCTTACAATTAGGTTGTGAAAAATTATACAACTCTTCCAATCCGTTTGATTTTATGGAACTTATCAGCATTGAAGGCAAGACGAATTTCTTCGAAAAGCGGGTCAGCGAATACGCTCTCGCAGAAAAAACGAAGACGGAAGAAATATTCGATTTCACTGCATCATTTTGAATCGCATCATTTTTCAAATGTCATAAAATGTAAAAATTAGAAAAAAATATAAAAATATAAAAATTATAAAAAAAATATTTATATAAATATTTATATAAATATTAAATAAATTAAAAAAATCCTCTTCTTACACGTCTAACAACACGTTGCTGTTGCTGTTGCTGTTGCTGTTGCTGTTGCGGTTGCTGTTGCTGTTGCTGTTGCGGTTGCTGTTGCGGCTGTTGTATACGCATTTGTTCTAAACGTCTCTGCTGTTGCTGCTGCTGTTGCTGCTGTTGCTGCTGTTGCTGCTGCTGTTGCTGTTGTTGCTGTTGCTGTTGCTGTTGTAAACGCAACCTATATTTACGTTGCTCTTGTTCTGCCAATATTTGCTGCTGATGTGTTGCGCGCTGTTGTTCATCTTGTGCCGCCGCTGCGATTCCCCTCGATTTAAATTTTATACGCCGTTCATCGTGAATATTTTGTTCTTCATACGTGTTTGAATTATGGTTGTATGCAGTATCAAAATGGACAACGTTGATAAATTGGAAAGGAACAGCATTGGATATATTGGATTTACCATCCTCTTCTTCTTTATAATTCAAATTTTTTATGGTATTTAATCCATCATTTGTTGTTTTATAATACACCATTTCAGCTTCAGATCGTGAAATCGTTCTCATAATTCCTTCCACCATTTGCAAAATATTTGGATGTTGCAATGGGAAAAAACTGCGACGGTCTATTTTAAGCCCGCATTGAATTACCCGATGCTGCATGTAATTGTCTTCACCGCCCCACGCCCAAAAATTCGGAAACCCATTGGTTCTTTCAAAATCTCCACCCTTGATTGAAAAAATACCACCCAGTGCAAACTTGACTCCGTAAAAATGTTTTACAAGCCCTGCGCGCGTTTCATATTGCAATATTCCTTTATCATATGGTACCGTATCCACATCATTAAAAACAAATGTTATATTTTGATAATCATTCGGATATTTTTCCTTCATTGCTAAAAATCCGATATTTTTCATTCCCCCTCGATTAAATGGCCGACTGTCTTTCTGGTGAACAATGCATATTTCGTATGTTGACGGTTCATACTCGGATAAAACATGCTTCATATACACTGAAAAAAATGTTAAATGGTGAATTCGGTCTCTATATGGAACAATGAATATAATGCGAGGAACACTAGTGATCATTTTCTCCTTATTTTCTTTATTTTCTTTATTATCTGTATTTTCAACCGTGCTCATGTAAATCAATTCACAATATTCAAATTAATTATTATAATATTTAATATTTATATTGTTATTTTACGAAGATACCGCATATTTCTCTAATATTACATTTGGAATAAGGTTGCTCGTATACTGTTCCAACTTCTTGAAACATTTATTTATTGTAACTTCGCTAATTTCCGTGATTCGATTCACATCTTTTTTACAAATGTTCAAATTGCACATTTGAGAAACAAAATATATTATTCCCGCAGCAATGGAGTGCGGCGTGTTTTCCGGAATCAAGTTCTGTTTTTCAATTCGAGCAGCTACAAATTGACACACCTTTGTTAATTCGCTATTAATATTAAGCCGGCTGCAATATCGTTCAATAAATGCTTCCGGTTTCGTTTTGCTAAAGCTCGTCTTGTCAGAATTTGCAAATTCGTGTTCCAGCTCGTTTATAATTGTAATCGCATTTTTACACCCTCTCGTCGCGCTCGTGTTGTCCAAATTAAAAATCGTCGCAATCTCTTTAATGGTTCGTGGACATCCGTGCTTTCTGCACGCAATATACGTTGACGCCAAAATAATTCCGTCACGATTCAACCCCCTGTACGTTTTAAACTCGGAAATCTTCTTATGGTAACGCAGCGCCTCGTCCACTATAATTTTTGGCAAACCGCCATTGTGCGCAATAATCGTTATGCATTGAAATTCGTCATATTGCGACTTTTCTCGGTATGGCATGGACTGCCACTCCGTATACCTTCTGAATTTACGCATCTCGTAACTCGTCGCGCCGTCGCACATTACCTTGCAGCCGTATGATGATTCCACTAGCAACGGATTCACCGGCATGCCGCAACGCGTCGGATCGCTGGTTTGATTATCGTCGGCGCCATAATATCGCCATTCTGCGCCGTGATCAAGCACGTCTTTATATACAATGCCGCATTTTTGATTCGTGCATGTCAAAAATCCATCATCTGTTAAACAAACAATCGAATCGCAATAATCGCAGTTTTCTCTTTGTCCGCTGCTTCTATAAACACATTCCAAATTATTTGATGACCCTTTTCCTGTTACATTTCTTTCTGTCGCGTCATTATTAAAACTATTCTCGATTTGATCCCAAAGTTGTTTTTTATTTAACTTGGGATTTACACTTCTATTTTTTTTTGTCGTATTATGTTCATTCGATGTTTTTATTGTCGTCGCTATTGTCGCTATTCCTCCTCCTAATGACATCAAACCAATCGTTGAATTGTCTTCGTCGGTGAACTATGTTAACTATTATATATATATAAACATGCGTTTAATTCAATTTTTTATTAAATATTAAATTATTTTTTAATATGCAATAATTATTTTTTTTGTAAAAAATTATATACTTTATTTATATAACATTTATTTATAAAAATGAAAAATTAGTAATTAAAATTTCATAAAAAATTTAGAATAATTTTTATTATATTTATAGTGTATAGCATAATATTGTAAATATAATTAAATATAATTAATAAAAATGAGTAAATTAAGTAAAAAAGAAAGAAAACGTGCATTCAAACGTTTAGAAGGATGGTTTTCCGAAAAACATACTCTAGAATTTGCCGCGCCTGATAAAGGTTTATATAAACTAAACCAATATAATGTTTTAAAATTAAAATATATAGATCCTTCCGGGTATTATGCATTATATAAATGTATGGAACTTTTACCTTTTGACGATGCAAACGCTATAAATTCGGTTGCAACACTTGCATCAGGTATATCAGTTAACTCTCATAAAGTTACTATACAAGGGGCTGTAGCAAGTTATGATGAAATTAATAATGGACAAATTAAGTTGGAACTTGTAGATTTCGATGATAAAACTATATGGACATCTTATGGTGACGGTAAAAAATTTTTAGGAACAGTGGTAGAATTTGGTTTAAATATTGGTTTACAAAATGATAAAGCTTTAGGTGGTGGACTGGTTGGTGGTTTCGCATTAAAAAAACTAAAAAAAACTCCTAAAGAGTTTAAAGATTTCGATTTTGACAAAGTATATCAAGATCAATACGATTTAGTATATCCTACAGAAAGTAATTAAATGTCATCATAATTAGTAATTAAAATTGCATAAAAAATTTAGAATAATTTTTATTATATTTATAGTGTATAACATAATATTGTAAATATAATTAATAAAAATGAGTAAATTAAGCAAAAAAGAAAGACATAAGATATTTAAAAGAATGGAAGGATTCTACGATAATAAAACAGTATTCGATTATTACAAACCAGACAAAAATAGTACTCAAAAAATACAATTATACAACTGGTTACATCTTCTACACATTGATTCTTCAAAAGAATATGCATTGTATAAAGGGTTACAACTCATTCCAAAAAAGGAATATGTGAATTTAACTCAATTTAACACGAGCCCAGACCTTGATAGTTCGTATGCATTTACTATACTAGGAGTTGTAGCAAATTATAGTAAATCGACGGGGGAAATATGTTTAAACTTTATTGATTATGATGATAAAAGTTCATGGTCTTATAGAGGAATTAACGAGAAATCATTTTCTGGAATTACAACAGAATTTAGTTTAAATTCCGCGTTAAAGAATGATGAATATTTTTTTGGTGGAAATGTCGGTGGAAGCTCTCTTAAGAAAATGAAAGAACCTCTTAAAGATTTTCAAAATATAGATTTTGATACCATATATCTCGAAAGATATAACAAAACGTATCCTAATAATAATAATAATAATAATAATCCTGATAACATTCCTTTAGATACTATTGCAACAGAATCAGCTCCAGGATCAGGAATATGGGTGATTAATGCGGATGTAACAATTTCGTCAACTCAAAAACTAGCCATTGATAAAGGTAAATATGTAACTACAATTCACAATTTTACTAATAATGGTACATTTATCAATGAAGGAACATTCTGCACGGCAAAAAACTTTACCAACAACGACAGTGCCAACTTTAACAATAATGGTGGAACTACTTTAATTTATCTCGGTGGAATTTTTAACAATAATGGAACTATTGAAAATAAAAAAGGTGAAAACACTATTGGAAACATTATTAACCTTCAAAGCACATACAATTTAAAACCACCCGGAATCCTTATCGGCGAACCGGTGTTAATAATTCAATAATAGATCATTATTTTGTAAAAAAAATTATTTTAATTAATATTTGTCTGTCATAATTAATAATTAAAATGATATAAAAAACAAGGTTAAAAACCAACGTTAAAAAACAAATATTAAATATATGTATATATATAACACAATAAAATGGGAACTACAATTTCCAAGAGATTATCCGAATCAAATATAGAATTAGGAAAACGCATTGATTCGGCTGCAACAGAAATCATGTTGAATTCAAGTTTCGAAGACATGACAAAGCTTGCAAACGAAAAACATTGCAACCGCCTAGTTAAACAGGTGGCAGACGTGTTTCAAAAAAATAAAGACACAATTGATTTAGAGCTATTGAGAAAACGGTTGTATTCTCAGAAATTGGATCAACAAGAATCTGAGTCGAAAGCAAAAACGTCAGATAAACGGGAAAAAACTCCACAGATTCAAAATATTAAAAAAAAATGCATACAAATATCCAAATTTTATGTTTTATTCGCGCATTTGTTTTCATGCATTGTCAGTACTATTAATCCATCATTCAAGATGGAGTCAAGTTCGAAAGAAAAAATATCAACCACTACAAAATCAGAATCGAATTCAGAAGGGAAAAAAACAAAAACAAATTCATCATTGGATTTTTGCACGTCGCGATTAAATGCGCTTGTAAACGGAGAATTAAATGAAAATAGTGATGGCGATATAGTAGTAAAACCAAATATTTGCAAAACCAACATTTCTGAAAGCGGAACCACTTTACGCCTCGTCGATTTGCCGGGAATGGGAGCGCTCCAACAGCTTTACAAGGATGTTAACGATGGCGGCGAAGAGGATGATGCGCGCTACCTTTATGCTGCATTTACCGGGAAAGAAGCTCCGAAACATATTACACGCTTCGACCAAATTCCGCTTCGCGCATTTAATAAAGACGTTGAATGCAAAGAATCATCGTCTAAAAAAAGATATTATGATGATGATGATTATTATGACGGAGGTGCTAATGGCGACTATAATGGCGACTATAATGGCGGAGCTGAAGAAGAAGACGAGGATGAGATTAAAGAGCGACGCCGCGATAAAGAGCGAAGAGATCAAGAAAGAGGAAGAGAAAGAGGAAGAGAACGTCAATATTATGGAGACCGTAAAAGAAACAATGAAGAGAATGTCAGAAGTGGAATATATTTAAAGGGGATAACCGGCAGCTTGAAAGAAAGATTGTTTTCAGAATATGTGCAAAATATTAAGGAAATGATCGAACACTCTGAAACAAATCGTTCAGCTCTGCTCGAAATATTATCTGAAATGTTTACTTATATGTACGATGACGGTGGGGCAATTAGTGGCGTTATCATCAACCCGTCACTCACGTATAAAAAACTACAATCCCTCGTTTCAAGAACGCGAAGAATTATTATCAAGCTTTACACGGATTGTGAAGAAGATTATAAGAACGGATTAGACATTTTTTTTGCCATCGTTCAGGAAAAAATAGCGCTGACGCTATCCGTTCAAGACGACATCCTTAAAAAACAACTAGAAGATACCATTTACGGACCACCCGAAAGGTACATACCCGAAGCATCATTCTACCAACAGTTTCAAGGAGCCGAAGATTTCAATAAAAAACAATTTGTCCCGCCTCATTTCAAAAGTTCGGTTCTTTCTCTTGTAAAAAAACAAGTTTCTGATGACGTATTTAGACAAATTTTACCCACATTAAATGAATGGATAAACGAAGAGGTAGAAAATGCCACCGGATTATTAGATGCCACTCAAGTTGCAAATGATTTTCTTAAAGAAAATATTTTTGGCGATAATTATTCTTCCCCTTCTTCTCCTATTATTGCTGCTGCCTCTTCTTCTTCTTCGATTGCTCCGCTTGTTTCTTCTTCTCCATCTGCTGTTTCTTTAGCGCCGCCATTAGCACCGCCATTAGCACCGCAAACTGTTCCTAACCCTGTTGTAGCAACTCCATTTTCAGCAAGTAAAACGGCCCCACCATCGTCTCCGTCGACAAGAAATGTTAGACCAACAAGGGCCAGCGCAGTTAAACCAAAAAGATTATCATCATTTTTAGAAAATGTAGATGACGATTGAAAATTTTGTATTATTAAATAATTAATTATATTTTTATTTTAATTTAATTATATTAAGGAAAAACTATTTAAATAATTATCTCATGTTAATATATGGAAATAATATATTCCATCAACAAGTAAACCGGCATGGCGCAATGGTAGGCGCATTGTTTCACATTGTGGATTCACAAGATCACCGGATCGAATCCGGGTGCGGGTATACAAAATTTTCGGTTGCTTTACAGAAGCGGCACATTGGCCTACGAATTTAGGCATCTTCAACCGGCATGGCGCAGGGGCAGCGCGCAGGGCTCATAACCCTGAGGTCACTCGATCGAAACGGGTTGCCGGTATTCATTAAGGGAACCGTAGGTTCCCCTCTGAACCCTACCTTCAAATATGAGAAATGGGTCAGGTGGGAACAGTCGGTGCGTCCCTGTATCACATCGCATCGGTGCATCAAGGCACTAGAGCAACATTTCAACCGGCATGGCGCAGCGGAAGCGCGCGGGGCTCATAACTCCGAGGACACTCGATCGAAACGAGTTGCCGGTAATATTACACTTCAGTTGCTTTACAGAAGCGACACCCTCGTCTACACGTAGTAGGCATCTTAAACCGGCATGGCGCAGAGGCAGCGCGCAGGGCTCATAACCCTGAGGACACTCGATCGAAACGAGTTGCCGGTAATATTACATTTCAGTTGCTTTACAGAAGCAACACCCTCGTCTACACGTAGTAGGCATCTTAAACCGGCATGGCGCAGAGGCAGCGCGCGGGGCTCATAACTCCGAGGACACTCGATCGAAACGAGTTGCCGGTAATATTACACTTCGGCCGCTTTACAGAAGCAGCATTGGCCCCTTTAGCTCAGTTGGATTAGAGCATCATCCTTCTAAGATGGGGGTCGTCGGTTCGAGCCCGACAAGGGGTGATCGGTATTTTTATTTATTTTTAGTGATATGTAGTATGCATATATCACTAACTTACTAACTAATATAAAATAAAATGTTTACTTAAATAAATTTAATAATCTTATTTTGTTTGGCGTTTCATTTATAGATGTATAATTAAATATAAATGATGTTAACCATTTATGCCTATAATCATAATATAATTCATTTTTACTTTTTTACCTATTTCTTTATTTTTACAACTTGGACATACAATTCCTGTATTTCTTGACTTAAAAACGTTATAAAAAACTATATGCTCATGTCCACAAGAAGCTACATATTTTAATCTATAATTTTTTTTAGTAATACTTACAATAACATTATATTCTTCTTTTGTAACAAGTAATTTACACCCTTTTTTATTGAATTCTTCTACCACATTTTCATAACTCATATTGAATGATTAGATCTCTGCCATTATCTTTAAACGAATTTGGTTTATAGATATTTATATTAAATATCTATAAATAATTATATTAAAAAATCGGACACGACAGGAATCGAACCTGTGACCTTGATGTAACTGTAAAATTTTTATAACAGCATCACGCTGACTACCGACTGAGCTACGTGTCCATAATTAACGCCAAGCTTATTTGCCCAACGCATACTATTATAAAGAAATCTCTTTAAGCGATTTCTTATAAATATTATATTTGAACTTTCTAGTTAAATATTTATTTATTATTTTTATAGATTTATATTTTTTATTACTATAGTATATAGTATAGTAATAAAAATGAGTTGTTTATTTAACAGCATGTCGCATTTTATTAAAGAAGATGGGGGACCGCATGCAATTCGTCAGCGCATATGTGATTATTTACAGAATAATCTACCAATATTAGATGGCATGGAAACGCGCGATATTCTCCAGTTGGAAGCACTCAGTTACGAACACTATATTTCAAACATGCGAAAATCTTCAACATGGGGTGGAGCAATTGAAATCCAGTGTGCGTGCAATATTTGGAATGCGCGAATTATCGTGCACGACATTCGTTCTCATTATTCAAATAATAAAAATAATAAAATAGAATTTTTACCTTTAAAATCCGAGAATGCTCAACACCCTTATCTCGAATTAAATTTGGAATGGAGCGGCGGACACTATGAACCGCTTATAAAATAAAAAGAACACAGTTCACATTGTAGTAACAGTAACCTCTTTTGAAATTGTTTTTATGATTCGCTTCTCTCCGGAATCCAGAATCGGAGTGCAAACATGATTCATCGTTAAAATAAAATCATCCCGTTTTAGCTCATTCGTTTTTATTTCGGGATCCGAATCTTTCAACTCTTTTAACACCTTTACATGTTTTCGAGAGATTTCATTAATCGAGCTTTTTATTTTTTCATTTCCTTCATCTTTTTTCCATATGTCTTCGTCTTTTATATACATGATGTCCCTCTTCGTATCGGTACAATGTATCGGCCGCTTAAACACGTCCAGGTCTTTGAGTCCGCGCATAAAAATCGACCCCACGCTTTCTTCCAAATTCTTTTCTCTCGTCACAATCAAATCATCAAATGTTATATTGAGTGATTTCACAAAATCGCATAAACTGATCGCATCCTTGCACTGCTCGTTTAAAAAGAAATTCAAATTAAATTTTTGCTTAATATTTGTCGTATTATTGTTTGTAATGTTTCCGATGCATATCTTGGGTAACATTTCAATGATTTGTTGTTGCTGTTCTTGCTGCTGTTGCTGCTGTTGCTGCTGCTGCATTATAATATGTGTTTGTTGTTTATTTTGTTCAATAATCATTTGCTTCATTTCTTCATTATCTTTCAATAATTTCATTATTATTTTATTCGTATAATCCTCCGTTGATTTATTCTTCAAAAAAATACACGTTTTTTTATGAAGACAGAGACCTGGCGCAAATGCAAATCGTTTACCACATTCACACATATTCGCATTGTTTAATTCACATTCAGGTTCATTTGTTTTTTTTGTAATTAACAGGTTGTGTTTACGAGTTACCTCGTGACGCTTGCGCTGACTATCTCTACTCGTTGTATAATTACAAACATCACACCTATAAATGTTATTTTCGGAACTTTTGGAACTTTTTTTCATGTTTTTATTACTATTACCGTAGTCAGTGTCACATTTTTCTTTGACAAATGAAATTTGTGACGAATTGTGAAGATAAATATTTGTAGAAATATTGTCGGAACTTTTTTTTGACATTTTATTACTATTTATTACTAATAAAGTTCCTATATATATTTTTTTAAATCTATTTTTTATATATTTTCATATTCATATAAAATTATAAAATCATCCCCGAAAATCAACATTTTTGTTTTTAACTCTTCAAAAAATACATTCTTGATTAATGTTTTACATATTTATGATTTTTTTAAACTTTTGGAACTTTTGGAACTTTTTATTACTGTTACCATATGTCAGTTTCACAATATTTGTTTGAAATTATAATTTCTTACCATATATGATGACGGATATATGGATTGTTTATTTTCGGAACTTTTTATCCGGTTTTTGTTACTGTTACCATAGTCAGTGTCAAGTTTTATTGCAACAGTAACAACAATTGTTATGAATTATGATAATAGTTATTTATGAGTTTATTTTTCGGAACTTTTTTTTTGACTTTTTATTACTAATGTTACTAAAAAAGTTCCGAGAAATATTTTTAAAAATATATTTTTTGTTTATTTTCTCCGTTTTTTCCCGAATTTTCTCAATTTTCGCTTATGGTCTCAATCGCATATTTACATTTTCCGCTATTACCATTTATCATAAGAAAATGTAAAAAAAAAGTCGTAAAAAAAAGTGTAAAAAAAAGGGATTTTCATTTTTGAAACTCTTTTTTATTTTTTGAAAATGGACAAAAATAAATGTCCAAATTCGAAATTAAAAAAAAAGTTTATAAAAAAGTTTCCCGGTCGTTTTCTCCATCTCGCCGAAACTATATATAACATTTATTACATTTTTTGAATTCATCCATTCTATTATTCTCTCTTCTCTCTAAAATGAAAACAAAATAATAGAATGAAAATGTAGAAGACCAATTCGATTCATATCGAAATATTTATACAAGTTATAATAATGTATTTTAGAGAGAATAGAGAGAAATATAAAATAAATAAATGGTAAACACTTTTATTTATTTTTGTTAGTTATTTATTAATGAAATCGGAAATAGATTGAATATATTCTTCCTTGTTATTATTATAAATATTGGCGTGTTTTCCTCTTTCAAATTCGATTCGATGTGCGCCAGAATTACGAGTATACTGGTTTACAAATTCTCGGTCAAATGTCTTATCGATGTTGCTTGTTAATATTAATTTTGGATGTGGTGTGTAAAGAACCTTTTTTTTATGCGCCTCTTGTAATGATAACATCATTGGCAACCCATGATATGCATTCAAAATTGATTCTACTGGCAGCAGTTTTGTAAATGGGAACGTCTCGTGTGCAACGATTTGTGTGTGTTTATGATCAAACGTGTACGGTCCTGAATCAAAAATAATTTTGGAATACGTAAATGTCCTTTTGGCCTGCATAAGGAAGAGTAAATAAAGCGATCCTGCTGAAATACAGTGGACTGCGTCATAATGCGGTTGTTTGGGTTGAAATGTCTCTTGAATTTTTTCATGTATTGATTGCGTGCGCATGATGTCGAGAAGGTTGTAGTCCTCGCAATCAGTACGCGCTCCAAGCGTGCGCCACATATTTATATAAGGTTCCGCGTGTTTTTTTTTCATGGCGAAAAATCCAATAAAACAAACTTTTGATTTCAACATGTTGTAATATAATTAATTTAATTATTAATGCTTAATTACTATAATAATTAATTTCTAAGTATTTTATTTAAAATATTATTTTTTTGTTATCATTATCATTACCATTATTATCATTATCATTTCCGCCGTCGTCACCGCCAACTTTTTCAATTCTTAAAATTAACGGAACTGGTTCTTGTTTTTCATTTTCTGTCTTATCCTTATCATCTTCTTGTTCTAAATGCGGATTTGCATCTGCAGGTGTAACATCTTCTATATTTTTATTTAAATTCTTCTGTGGATTGTGAAAATAATAGTGTCCTGCATCATTTTTAATAGTGTACCATCCGAATGGTGGGCGAAGTTCATAATCTTTACTAGGTTGGGGAGTAAACCACATGGTATCTTTTGTTTTTTTATTATAATAATATTCCTTGCCGGATTCCGGTTCTATAAGTTTGGTCCATTCTTTCCCCATCTCACCGCCAATCATTTCTTCTGAATCAGGTATATTTAACGATACATTTAATTTTTCATTTGTTTCATTTGTATTTGATAACGAAGGAGACGAAGCAGATTGCACTATTTGAAATGCATTTTGTCCTCCTCCTTCGATAATAACTTCTTCCATCGTGTCATCGTTTTCACCTTCTTCATCATCATTTCCGGTATTAAATGCAGATTCATTTGAAATAATCAGCTTCATTGGATTATTGTTATCACCGCCTTCCAATATGTTGGCGGCAGATACGACACTAGAATCGGCGTTGACATTTTTTTGTCCAGAGAGAATTCTATAATTATTTGAAAACGACATACTTTCAATTTGGCTAATATTGTCTTCCGTTATAATGCGCATCGCGCAGTTCATGGTCTGCAGTTCCTGCACCAGCAGTTTTAAAGAGTAAGGAATTTGCACGACACTGAAAGAGCGACCAAAACGCGTAATATTGACCAATTTCGGAGTATCGGTTAACGCGTCGTTGAATTGAATGGGGCCGTCGGCCATTGGGCTCATAAACACGTCGTTGTCCGGATTGTAAATGGCCGTCATGCCCGTTTTATTGCAAATGGCCAAGTAATAATTATCCCCCCGAACCATCATGGACTCCTGCAAAAACCGCGTGGCACCGTGCGCGATAATCCCGTCACGTTCCATTTCACCAATACGCAGACCACCATCATTGGCCCTGCCCTGAACCGGCTGGCGCGTCAGATTCGTGTTTGGGCCTCGTGCACGAAAATTGATTTTATCTTTCACCATGTGTTTCAAGCGCATGTAGTATGTGGGTCCGATGAAAATTTCGCTTTCAATTTGTTCACCGGTAGTTCCATTGTATAAAAGTTGTGTGCCCGTTGAACTGTAATTTTCCTTTTGCAGCATGTCGCCGAAAGTTGCGTGTTTATTTCCCAAATTTACGAATGCGGTGCAGTCGCCGAATGCGCCGTATACGACGCACGCTTTTGCCATGACGGTTTCCACAAATTGTCCAATGGTCATACGAGACGGGAATGCGTGTGGATTCACAATTAAATCCGGTCGAACGCCGTCGGCCGTAAATGGCATATCCTTTTCCGGAATGATGAGACCCACCGTTCCTTTTTGGCCGCACCGGGATGCAAACTTGTCTCCGATATTTGGCGCGCGATCTTCGCGAATGCGCACTTTCGCGATACGGGACGGGGCATCTGGATTGGCCGACTCTGTAATATATGTTTTATCCACGTAGCCCAGCTGCCCTTTTTTTGGGCGTATGGACGCATCGATGACTTTGCCGGCATTTTTAGAATTGCTTACCACCTGGCCAATGAGGACGCTTTTTTCGGTTACGAGCGTGTTTTCTATAATGAGTCCATTGGAATCCAGGTTGCTATAATCGTACCCTTCGCCGCGCCCCGCATTTACGACTGCATTTTGTTGCTGGTAGTCATTCATGTTTACAATGCGGGAATCGACGCGTTCTCCTCCTCCTCCTCCTCCTCCTCCTCCTCCTACTCCTCCTCCTGCGCTTTTACCGCCACCACCCGATTGTTTGCTTTCTTCTCGCGTTTCGTACATGTTATAATAACTGGTTCGAAAAAGGCCGCGTTTAATGGATCCCTCGTTGAAAAGAATGGAATCTTCGACATTGTATCCGTTGTAGCACATGACGGCGACAATTGCATTTTGACCGTACGGATTCTGCTCGTCGTTGATGTATTTCAAGTAGCGCGTTTTTACGACCGGGATTTGCCCGGCATTCAAAACGACGCCCATTTTATCAAAACGCTGCAGGAAAGAAGTGTTGTACATGGATACCGCCTGTTTGGACTGACTGCACGAAAACGTGTTGCGCGGAAGCTGATTATTTTCGGGGAATGAAATTAAATTGCCCATGACGCCAAACATGAGGGACGGGTGTATATCGGAGTGCGTGAATTGCGCGCTGCCTGATTTCACTTTATCGTCGGGGCGGAATGCGAACAGTGCATTATTCTCTTCGGAAGCATCAATGTATTCCAGTACCGCCATTCTAGCCGCCATTCGTTCAAAGGTGATACCTTCTGGTAATTTGTCGTACAGTTTCATGATGTTTTCTACATTGTTTGTATTGTAAAATTCATTATGATTGGTCTGTTTTATTCCGAATCCGCCGACAAGCTCATTCCAACTAAATTTCCGCTCTTTCAACATTTTTAAAACGGCTTTTGCCTGGAAAGCGTACATTTTCTTTTCGGCATTATAATAATAGACGGGGCGACACGCGCGCCCGCTGTCTGTAAAAATATTGATTTCGCGGAGCTGAATATCCCACGAGCAGCTGACGTGGATCGGAATGAACGATAAGCGCCTGCACGTTTTAATGTGATTGGAGACAAATTCCGGGTCGGAAACGACGCCGATCCAGCCGCCATTTACAAACACTTTGGTTTGATAGTACAAGAAATCTTTCGGGTATTTTTCCAAAGACAGTAAATTGATGCCGGGTTCTTTGAGCAACCAGTTTGTCATGTCGCTGCCCTTGCAGCCGTTTGTAACGTGCGCCGAGATTGCAAAGTGTTTTTGGAGACCGTCGTCTGGAACGTCGACCGGGTCCATGAGGCACCACTGGGATCCGTGTAATAAACGGGGTTTGATGACTTTGGCGGACACGTCGAGCGGCAAATTAACTTTCCGTAAATGGGATATTGCGGAATTGTAGGACAAGCGGTTCAGATCTTGAACGATTCCGGCTTGTTTTGTGAATTCGCTGCCTCCCCACTGACCTTTGAATGCGCGTCGGAGCCCTTCTTCCACGATGCGGTCTTTAAATATGTCTTCGTAATCTTTGACAATGTCGGTGAAACGCTCGGACAATATCGCGGAATTGTAGTTGTATTTGAAATCGAGCAGGGTGCGAATGCGTTTGATTTGCTGCGCGTAATATTCGTTGAACAAACTGTGGAGTAGTTTTCCGGGAATTTTAATGCGTTTGAATTTTAAACTGTCGCGATCAATTGGGATGTCGATTTTTGCCTTTACGCGCACAAGTTTATTTACCATGTATCCCAAAAAGAACGCTTTCGACTGAAAATTGAGCTCTCCAATTTGTGGCAGAAAGAAATTCATTAGAATTTGCTGGGCCTGAACTACGCTTTTCCCTTTTATAAAAACGCCAATGTATTCGATTGCGGCGCGCTGGGTAAATATTTTATTTGCATCGTGGACGCTTGGGCGAAACAGCTCAATCAGGTCTTTGTTTTCGGACATGTTTAACAAGCACGTCTCAATAATGTCGTAGTCGGAGATGACGCCGAGAGCGCGCATAAGAATGAATAAGGGGATCGGACGCTTGACATTGGGGATTTCAACCACGATTTGATTGTTAGTGTATCGGGGGGTGGGTGCCACCATATAAACGCGGAGTTTACGTTCGGGTTTTGAAGTGTCTTCTGACACGGTGCGTATTTCGACCGAGTGGCTGTATTTATCGTCTTCACTGCGCGTTTGAATGTAGAGCATGTTGTCTGCGAATATTTCCTGACTGACAATGATTTTTTCCTTGCCGTCGATGATAAAGTAACCACCGTGATCATTCTTGTCTTCTCCGAGATTGTAAATGACGTCTTTTGGAAGACCGGTCAAAATACACAAGTTGGAATGAACCATGATTGGAAATTTGCCTAAAAGGATTTGCGGAAGCGTAATAGTGACCGTTTTTGCTTTTACGTTTTCTTGTGATGTAGTAACTTCTTCTGATTTTTTACTACTTTTACTTTCCTCTTCCTCGTAAACAATATTATCAAATTCGACTTCGACGTCGTAGTGAATGGTTACACCGTATGTCATATTGCGAAGACGGGCTTCATTGGGATACATGTAATGAACTCTTGAAGTGGATACATTTTCGTCATATATAACCGGTTTTCCGTAGTATATTTTATCACCACCCTTTCCTCCTAAATAGAATCTGGACACATGTTTATATGCATCGGTTTGTTGATTTTTTTCTTTTTGAAACACGATGGGATTGTGCTCTTTAAAAATCTGGCTTATACCGTTTGTTATGAATTCATTATATGAATCCAGCTGATGCGCCACTAAAACATTGGGATTATCGCTGAAAAATTTATCAATAATGTTCCACGGAATTGTTTCATTCAAGAGTTGGCTCATGTTGTCATTATCGTCGCCATCGTCATCGCCATCGCCATCGCCATCACCGTTGCCGTCGCCGTCGCCATCACCTTTATCACCTTTATGGTGTTTAGAAATATTTCTTGCATTTTTCTCTTTCTTATTCGCTTCGCTTGAATTTTCTTTTTTTTCAGCTTCGCTTGAACTCGCTTCACTTGATTCTTTTTCTTTTTCAGCTTCACTTGAACTCGCTTCTCTATTCACTTCGCTTGAACTCGCTTCTCTATTCGCTTCGCTTGATTCTTTTTCTTTTTCAGATTCGACTTTGCCTTGACCTTGACCCTGACCTTGACCTGAATCGCCTGAATCTTCTTTATGTTTTTTAGAAGAGGGGGTAGATTTTTCTTTTTCTTCTTGTGGTACAAGAGCCGATTCCTGAATTACAACTTTTTTTTTGTCTTGTTCTGGTTCTGACATATGAATAAAGTCAATTAATTATTAATTATTAATGAACTTATTATTTAATTATAAAATATTTTTTATATTATCAAATGATATATATTTAATTGATGATATAACTTTAATTAAATATATGTATATATATTTTAAATGTTAAAAAAAATATTTATTTATAGTGTTGAGTTGGTTGATTTTTTTCATGACTTTCATTGTAAATCTGGTTTGTTCTTTGATCTAGCGCGCCATCGTAATCGCCGTATGAAGAATATTGTTTGCTGCCGCCACCACCTGCAGCACCACCCATATTATTTTGATTTCCTTGAAGAAACCAGTGTGTTTGTTCGGAACCCGGTGGCTGAACATTATTACTATTCTGTCGCATCATGTTCATTTGTGAAGGTTGCGCTTGATTGTAGCCAAAGTTAGAGCCAGAGCTAGAGCTAGGATATGAAGCGGTTCGTTTGTTTAAAAAGGTTCCAAGTATAAAAACCATGATGAAGAATAAAATAAAAGGAAGAAGCAGCAAGAACCACGACAGCTGGTAGTAACCGTAGCTGCACAAAGTATTTAAAATAAATGTCCAAAAAACGACGTATAAAATTTTCATAATGAAAATGGGTGTTGTAGTTTGGACTGGGCATTTAACATTTCCTACACAGTATAAATTCGGGGATGTGCCATAATTTTGAAATGCAATGAGTATAATTCCGAATGCGGATAAAATGACATAAAGATATGCTGGAGTGCACAAGTTCATTTTTAAAATAATTATTATAATCTATATAAATATTTTAAATAATTATTATTGCTAAAAATATTTATTGCTAAAGATTTAATAAAACGAATAATAAATAAATAATAATAATAACTAATTAACTAGTTACATTCTTTGAATGGGTTGGTCATACGGATTCGGATTTGGAGGCGGGTTTACTCCATCCAATTCAGAATTAAAAGCGTTAAACTTATAACCGACATTCGCTACTAAACTATTAAAATCGCTTACAATGCCGCCTCCTCTATGCTTTCTGCTTCTGCTTTTATAAGCTTTATTTCCACCCCTCATTTGGGGGCCGAGTTGAGTTGGAAATCTTGCATTTCCAGGAGGTAGTGGTTGGCCGTCATCCAATTTTGGAACGACGACTCCGGTGCCGCCAACACCATTGGGACTCGGTGCAAAAAAATTTCCGGTATTTGGATTTCCGAACGGGCTCCAAGGTGGTCCAACGAATTGCGATGATCCTCCTCCACATTGTTTTTTTCCACCTTCAAATCTATTAGGTCGGCCGACTAAACTTTGACCCCCATACATTCGATTGAATGTTGATCGCCCCATTCTAATATTGCGAATCATTCTGTTGCGTTTTTTATTTCTGTTGAATATTTCTGTCATTTTTGCACTTCTATTGTTTCTATTATTGCTATTGCGATTGTTTTTACAGTTGCTACAGTTACAGTTACACGCAGCCGTATTTATATTATTATTGCAACTATTGCAACTATTGCTACAGTTGGTACAGTTGCTACAGTTACATGTACGCGCAGTATTTCCGCGTGCATTTTTTCCACGTTTTTTTGTTTTTTTATTATATTTTTTCCTTGTATTTGCCATTGAATTGCCTACTTATATATTATATTAATATAATAAATAAAATAAATAAATAAATAAATAAAATCAATAAATAAATCGGTATCTAATCAAGATATTCTTTGAATAGTTCATATGTGTTGTTCATTGACTTTGTCACATCCGGTTGCGAGCCCAAACTAACGTTTAATTCTGTAATGTCTATATTAACCACATCTTTGGTATACAAATAATTTAATATTTTTTTCCCATTTTCGAGTTTTATGCCGCCGCTATCGACGGTTCCGGTAGACGGTATATATTTCGGGTCCATACAATCCACATCAAAAGAAATATGAACGGGCGAATTTCCAACAAATTCATTTATTTTTTCCAACACCGTCGGCAAATTGTTATTTATTTCCGACGGAGTGATTGTCTTAATATTGTATTTGTATATAATGTCAACCTCAAAGGGGTCTAGACATCGCGTCCCAACAAACAACAAGTTGTTCAAACTCAGTTTATGTTTGATAAACGGGAAATCATTATTCACGTCTTTATCAAGCCCTGTAATAAAACTCAAAGGCATTGCGTGGTAGTTTTTAGCAAGCGCGCTTTCGTACGTATTTATGTCGCCGTGCGCATCGAAATAAATGACTTTTGCATTCGGATGCTGATTCAGCGTATCGGCCATAGTTGCAATTGCCATCGAATGATCTCCGCCTATATTTATTTTACGCCCCTTAATTGCTTTATTCACATTGTATAAATTGATAAGATTCCGGTATAAATTATTTGTCATTTTTGTTTTTATGAAGGAGTGATCTTTGTGATTTATTAATTTTGAAAACTTGCTTGGAGTTTTATCTACGCCTGGTTTATTTTGGCCCAAACTTTCAGGATAGAGCACTATTTTTTTAAATTTATGTTTTACAACGTTTAGAATTCCTGTCCGAGTCCGAATCTTTCGCGTCTTGTATCTATTTTTATTTTTATTTTTGTTGTAGAAGTATTCTTTTTTATTATTTTTTTTAACTAGGTGACACTTGTACAATATGTTGCAGTTGGCTTTTCCATATTTTGCAATTTGATTATTATATGATGCAACACTACAATTTTTTTGTTTTTTCGTCTTCATTTGTCTAAATTGTCTTAATTTAATTGTCTTCGTTATTTATATTTTTTGTAATATTTATATTTAGTTGAGATAAAAAACAAACATTATAAAAAATAATTAGTAATCATCTCCAAAAAGCAATTTTGTTTGAAGTGATTTATTTTTTGTTTTTTTATTTCTGCGTTGAAAATAAAGTTTGACTTTATTATAAAACTCTTTTACACCTTTGCATAATCCTTTGCATAATCCGCAGCCGCAATTAGATTCGTTTTCGTGCTCGTGCATTGGAAACATGTTATTACTTAATCAACTAAATTAAGTAATAATATCTTTTTATATGTAGTTTTATATATACTTTTATATATATTTTATATATACTTTTATTTATATTTTATTTATAACATGAAAAAAATAAAATATATGTAAAATATAAGATAATAAGTTACTAATAATGAAAGTAAAATCATCATCGTCATCATTTAAATGTTTGCCAAACATGTTTTGTGTAAAAAATACAACTATTTTATTCATTGTAATATTGGGCTTACTTGCTGGTTATTTCATATATTCCAAATATTATATTACTGAAAAAGTGGTTACGATGCAAATGCCACAACAAATGCCATCAATAACACAAATAACACCAATGTTTATGCAAGGTTCCGGTAATTCAGACATTCTTGAAAATCCGTATGCGCCACCCTTGCGCAACGACGGTTATTTTAGTGGCATAAGCGGTTTAAGCGGCATAAGCGGTATAAGCGGTATAAGCGGTTTAAGCGGTTTAAGCGGCATAAGCGGCATAAGCGAAATAATGATGCCTATAAATGTTCGAACGCAGGGTCCGCCAATAAATACAAATTATCGACAAGTGGGACTCTTGACACGGATAAACGGAAAAGAAACCATTTTGCCACTGATGGGACGACCGCTACTAAAAAATCGAGACAAGTGGCAGTTTTATACCATGAGCGATAAGAATAATTCGGTAAAGCTGCCCATATCGTTTAAGAAGAAGAGTTGTACGAGCGAATACGGCTGTGATAATATTTATAACGGGGATACCGTGTATGTGGAAGGATACAAGGATGCTTTTCAAGCGACGATATATGATAATGCAGTTGTTGAATATTTTTAATCTTCAGGATGATAACGGGGGTTAAATCCAATTCCTCCCCTCATCGTCCTTCGTTTTCTGCCACCTAACTGATCAGGATAATATACTCGGACTCCTCCCCTCATCGTCCTTCGTTTTCTGCCACCTAAATTATCAGGATAATATGCTCGGAGTCCTCCCCTCATCGTCCTTCGTTTTCTGCCACCTAAACCAGGATATACTCGGACTCCTCCCCTCATCGTCCTTCGTTTTCTGCCTCCAGAAGGCAATTGGACATGTTCAACTCCTCCCCTCATCGTCCTTCGTTTTCTGCCTCCCAGAGTTGCTGGCTGTCTTAAAACCATTTGATAACTTATTATATATTTATATATATTAATAATATAATAATTTTTACAAACAACAGAAAAAAACAAACAACAGAAAAAAACAAACAAACAACAAACATATTCCTAAACATATTAAAGACATTTATTGATGTTAATTTAGCATAAAAACATAATTAACCAGGAAGAATGGTATTTGATATACGGACAGCGGTAACAGAACTGTTTATGATACAACAAATAAAAACGGGAATATTGTGGATGGATGCAATTATTTTCGGATTTTTTATATTTACTCTGTATCAGGGAACTATCCTAACGAATGCAAAAAGTGCATATAAAAAAATAGAAGTAATAAAAAATCAGTCGATAAAAAAGAACTGGCATTATCTGACAAACAAGTTTAAAAAAAAGTCAATCATGTACACGGGATATGTCTACAGTAGCGGGTATCGAACGATTAATACGTACATTGATTATCCGCAGCCGATGATTCACGTGTTTGATTACATGCACAATAATGTGTACCGAGTTGAAAACACGTACAATATCAAGTACTGCGAAATGATTGATGTGGGAACGGACGCCAAAGTGAAAACATTTATTCCATCGGATGAGAAGGTGTCGTTTGAATTGTATCCGGATATTTACATTGAGTTATCGAGCGATAAAGGTATAACAACAAATAAAGATCGAGGGTGTGATTTTTTGGATTTTTCAACCACGTATTGCTACATTAGAACGTACGAGCACGATATTTCATATATTCACACATTCATCAAAATGTGCGAAGAGAAATTTGAGAATTCCATAAACGAACAGCTGTCGAAACAAAAGTACATATTCAAATACAATAAATGTAAAAACAAGAACGATGGCGGTTATGATGATGATGGGAATAATAAAATTGAGCGCGGAATTAAATGCGAAGAGTATCCGCTGGTAACAAACAAGCATCTGATTCGGAATTGTTTTTTCACGCAGAGGGATGCGCTTATAAAACGAATAGATTTTTTCATCAATAACGAAAAATGGTACAATGATCGCGGAATTCCTTACCAGCTTACATTAGTATTCGAAGGGTCTCCAGGTTGCGGCAAAACATCTACGGCAAAGGGAGTTGCCGCATATACCAATCGACACATGGTGGATGTTGATTTGAGCAGTATACAAACCGTGTGCGAACTTGAGAATATATTTTACGGCACGTATATTAATGGAAAATACATACCTACGAACAAACGCATCTTCATGATTGACGAAATTGATAAATTTTTTGAATTGTTGGATGAGAAAGAAGAGCGGGTAAAATCGGCGGCGAATAGTGAAATGAATTCAAATATTGTAATTGTTAAAGAAGGGAGTGGGGATGACAAGTTTAAAAAATCGGGCTCGAGTGCAATCAGTACTTGCAATGCGGCGAAAAAGTCGAATGACTTGACGAGGGGGCAGATATTGAGCATTATGGATGGCATATTGGAATCCAAGGGGCGATTCATTATATGCACGGCAAATGATACTTCTAAAATTGATTCCACGTTTAAACGTCCTGGCAGGATGGATGAAATTATCCACTTTTCGAAATGCGATTCAATGATGATGAATCAGCTTATGGATTTATTTTACGATGGATGTGTGAATCGGGAGTATTCAAAAGAAGAGTTGGATCGATTTAAGGGGCTTGAATATCGGTTATCGCCGTCGGAACTAAATAAGATTTGTTTCAACAATATAGATTCGAGAGAAGAGGGAGAAAAACAATTATTGGCATTATTATAAATATTTATTATAAAAATAAAAATAATAATTATATAAAATGAAATAAAATTATATTTTATAGTATATATAAAAATATAATTGTAAATAAAAAAGAATGCAAAATCAACATTTACAACAGTTACAACAGTTACAACATTTACAGCAACAAAATAATAATCAAAATAATCAAAATAATCAACACATTGAAGTTGCAGTAAAAAATGCAATGGAATCATATTCGGAAAAAGAAAAACTTATATTTGAATTTTTAAAGAACATTATTATCAATCTGATCCTTTCGATTAAACAGCTGCGAGTAAAGCTGGAACCAATATTGAATCAGCCCGATGTAATTTATGCGGAAATTTTCAAAGTGTACGAGGAAATCAAGGAATCAAATACAAGCTTTAGCCAAAGCGATATTGAGAATGTGGTGTCGGTGATTTCGATAACGAATTGCGTGAATGAAATGAACGGCATATTTACCAAAGCGTTTGCGAATATTATGGAAGACGGCAAAATCGACATGAATGATTCTGTGCATTTTATGACATTCATTCATGAAATTATAAACTTGTTCAACGAATATACCGCGAATCAAAATTTCAAGGTGTCACTTTCATCAGAGTGTATTTTACAATTTTTATATTTTATTGTGAAAAGTATTCTGGTTTTAACACTGGACGGAATGGAGGAACGCGGCGCAGTATTAATGCTGGACGCATGCATGAAACTGATAAGAACCAGCGTTTTGCCGATTACGAAATGCAAGTGCAACTATTTTTGTTTTTCTTAGGGGACATGCTGTCCCCTCTGACCCCTTGCTATTAGTTATTGCTGGTTATAATATTTTTTTAATTTTTTTCATATTTTTTAATTTCGAAAGATTTATATTGAGATTAAGTCCGACAATGTTGTGATTTTGCTTTCGATTTTTAACGACATAATTTTTAAATTTGTGTTCATCGGGATCATAATTAATATAACGCGTATTAAATATTCTTTTATGTAGAAACGTGCAATAATAATCGTGTAAACCGCGCGGTTTCAGCGAGGTCATAAAATCATTTGCCTTCTTTGGCGGATTATTGGTTTCAATAAAAATTTGATATCTTTTGTTATTCAGTGTGAATACGTGCGAATGCGTTTTATTGAAGTGATTTTTAACATTTGATAAAACTTTATTAAATATGCTGACAACGGACCAATCCCAGTATGCATATGCGTCTTTATTATGCGTATAAAGCTGAATGTATTCTTCGATGCATTGTTTTAAAATCGGGTCATTTTTTTTTGCGGCAATACAATGCGGATTAAAATTTCCATTTGTATCTGTAATGCAAGTAACAAAATCAGAAGAATGTAACAGGTACTTGTCGAGTGATACAAGGGGGTGAATATCTGCATCAACATAAATGCCTCCATATGTATAAAGAATGCACAATCTCCAAAAATCTGATTTAATTGGACCATCGGGTATAAATTTAAAAATGTTATAATGCAGTTTTGAAAATTTATGTAATAAAAATTTCCCACACATGGTGTCACTAAACAAGTGAATTTTATATTTTGGATTTAGTTTTTTCCAAAAGCTGTGTGTCATGTTCAAACATTTGATATTTTTATGACAAATGAAGATTGTTTTTGGGATTAGTTTTTGCACACTTGGTTTTGGTTTCACAGTAAGTTTAGGTTCTACACTAGGTTCTACACTAGGTTCTACACTAGGTTCTACACTAGGTTCTACACTAGGTTCTACACTAGGTTCTACACTAGGTTCTACACTTGAAATAATATCCATATATTAATTTAATAATATTCTTACTAAATTAATATAATATAATAAAAAAAATGAAATAACTAATAAAATGATTAGAATATTTAGTGTTACTTATTCTTAATAATACATAGTTTTATTCTTCTGGTTATTATAGGTTATTATATTATTCTTCTGGTTATTCTTCTGGTTATTCTTCTGGTTATTCTTCTGGCGGAGCTGATGATGTCAATGATAATGGTTCCAATGGTTCAGCCGATTTTAATACAAGGTCTAATAAAAAATCATCAACTGAATTCTTATCTTTTGTAATACGAATGTTTTCACACTGTTTGTTGCATTTAGCGTCATTTTTAAATGCTTCTAATGTATTTTTAATTTTATTCATTCTATCTTGTAATTTTTGAACTTTTTTATAAATTGCTTCATCGGTTATATTTATGAGTCCGAACCGTTGTATTTCCGATTCTATTCGTTTTTGTCTCTCTCTCAAATTTGCCAATTTTGCTAATATAACTTGAATTTCATTCGAGGGCGAAAGCGAAAGCGAAGGCGAAAGCGAAGGTGAAAGCGAAGGCGAAAGCGAAGGCGAAGACAAGGAAGACATTATTTTTTATTTATTTATTTACAAAATAAAAAAGGTTATAAAGAATACTAAAGAATAAAATAGAAAAGAAAGAAAAATAATTAAACAATAATATATATATAATATAAATAATAAAATATTATATAATTAAAACAAAACAATGAGTTGTCCAAATTCCGATTCTCCAATTAACATATCAACAACTGCAAATGTGTTGAGTTGCGAAGTGTTTTGTTCCTACATGCACCAGTATAAAGACAGCGCGTGCACCGTAACGTATTATCCCGATCATTTGAAACTGAGTTATGATGCAACCACGAGCGCCGCCGTTACATTTAATAACGAGGGGTACAATGTGAGAGAAATTGATATTTATGCGCCATCCATTCACACATACAATGGATCATCGGCAGATGCGGAAATGCTTATTATTCACGACGGGGCGGGCAAAAAACTGATTGTGTCCATTCCGCTCGTGCAATCAAGCGGCGGCGCGACATTGTCTTCTAAAAATTTAGATGATATTATTGGCAAATTTTCCACAACGGTTGATAAAACAAAAACAAATGATAGTCAGCTTATCAATGTTCAAAATTATAATATGGAAAATTTCATACCGAGTTCGCCTTATTATTTTTATATGGGTGGTGCACCATTTTCTCCGTGTGACGGACAGTACAATTTCGTCGTGTTTGACAAAACGAAGAGTCCGGTTACCATTCATGCAGACACGCTTAAAACCTTGACCAACATGATACAGCCCAGCGGAATTAAAGCGGTCACCAGGAGTGACTACTATTACAACTCTTCCGGTCCGAATGTGAAACCGGGTTCCGGCGGTAAAAAAGATGAAATTTACATTGAATGCAATCCTGCGGGCGAAGACGGAGAGATTTTGTATCAATCGCCGCCAACAATGAGCGCGGACATGAGCGCACTAAGTATGGACAATTTAATGCACAATCCGTACTTGAATGTAATCATTGGAGTTGGGCTGTCTTATATGGCGCTAAAATTAGTCGGTAAAATATTAAGTTGAAATAAAAAATTTTTATTTTTTCCCTTTTGTTTTCCTTTTCATTTTTGATTAGCCAGTTCAGTTCACCAGTTCACCAGTCAGTTCACCAGTCAGTTCACCAGTCAGTTCACCAGAAGTTACTCATTTTTACAAGTAACTGTGGCGTACTGGTGGGTGCATCTTTCATAAAATGGGTTCTTGATGTAGTGGGGAAAGATTGCAAATTCGGGCGTGAATGTAACCTTTGTGATTTTTTCAAACATTTTGGTTACAGTTTCATCAATCTCTTCAAATTCGGGTGCATCGCTGTGATATACCCAAAAAGTGACTTTGAAATGGTAATCAGTCCCGTCAATTTGAGTAACAACGGATCTGAGTCCGTCAAACACCAATCCGTATATTTCAAGATTCTTCGTTTCTTTTGCTGAAATTTCTTTTGTCGATACCTCCTTGTTGTAAGCTTGAACCGTAATTGAACGCCTGAGGTGAGAATGAAGGTCCATCAAAGCAAATGATGAAATGTTGTCGAATGAAAGGTTGACGCCTGAAAATCCAAAGTTAAAGTAAACGGCAACGCAACTTGCAACAGACACAGGCAAATGCGAAGGTGAAGACGAAGACGAATAAGACGAAGAAGCGACAGCAGTCATTGAAAGAATTTGGAAAACGTGGACTAATTAGTAAAAAATAAAAATAAATCTTTTCAATTTTTATTTTTTCAATTCATATTTTTTATTAATTTTTATACATTGTTGCCTTAAACATTTGCAGCTTAAACATTTGCAGCATCATAAGTGTCATCTAAGACGGGTTTATAAGTGCCGTTATCGGAGATGCTGCCTTGAAATGGCGCCATTTTATGAACCATTTCTTCCTCTAAAGTAACGGGCATGTCGTTCAAGTTGGAAAAAAAAGTTGATTTTTGAATTTCGCTGGGCAAGAACATGCTCATTCCCGCCGTACCGGTGCTGACACGAGATCGCTGAATGAAAATAATTAATGCGACGGCTCCAAGTGCAGCTACCGGCCAAATTTTTACAGATTTGCATAAAAGAATGAATAGACCGGCGACAACAATGTAACCGCCTACAGTATCAACAAGGGATGCGAGAAAATAGGGTGTTCGAATATTGAATAAAATGTAAATAATAAATAAAATGAGTAAAAGAAGTTCACTTTGATTGTCTTTACGCGATAATGTTCTAAATGTTTCCATATTTTCTGAGTTAAAATTCTTTCTTAAATTCTTTAATATTCTTAAATATAATATAGTAAAATATAATATTATTATTAATATTATAATATTATAATATTAATAATAATATATATTTTTATAATAATAATTTATAATTTTAAAAATGGATTACAACCCTCGTGAAACTTTAATTTCAGGATTTGGCAACGATGCTGGTCCTATTATGTACAATGTAATTGAAAGATTTGTTGAAACATATAATGAAGTTAATCAACCAATAAATAGAAGACATGTATCTGTAGATAGTATTGTTGAAATTATAATGTGGTATATTGAAAATCCAATAAGAATGTCTAACCGGGCTATTAGTCAACATAATTCGCAAAAAGCAGGTGAAAATGCTTATAAGCACGTATTACGTAAATATTATATAACTTTTCTTTTTTTAAATCCGCAAAATGAAAAACTTAGAGTGCAATTTTTAGATATAGTGGCACAATTTTTAGCGGCAAATCGTAATAATACTGTAACATGCATGTTCCTAGATATGTTCATGCGGGACCAAATATTTCGGATTCATCTTCCTGACGAAGTAACATTGAATAAGTCAATGCAAGACAAACTTGCCGCAGAAATAAAAGCATCAAGGGCACCGGTAATAGAAGAGGAAGAAGAGGAAGAAGAGGAAGAAGAGGAAGAAGAAGAACAAAATCCTCACAATCTTACATTCGTGGATTTTTCAACTCATGGTAGACCCCCGCCTTCTCCTTCACCCGTTCTTCATGTTCCACATTATAATCCATTGGATCTTTTACCAGTAACCGAAGATGAATTAAAAGAATTAATACATGATGCTGATTATAATTATAAGAAAGCAAACAAACAAAATCCCGGAGATTTGCAAGATCCCGCTTATGTAAAAATTTTATTTGATGAAATACGAAGCATGAATTTAATTGCAAATCTACAAGTAGATAGTTTTCAAGCCGCCATTAATGAAATAATACATGAGAGACAAGTCGCCTACAACCCCGTCGCATTTTCTCCACAAGTTCACACTCCAAGAGCACTAGAAAGAAGAGCGGCTGCTAGTGCTTCTGGGTGGCAATTTGGACCGCCTGTTGCTTCCGCTGCTCCTGTTCCCATTCTTCCTGTTCCCGTTCTTCCTGCTGCTGCTGCTGCTACCGCTTCTACTCTTGCCGACGATGGCAAAAAAGGGGGTAAACAACAATTTAAATCAAAAAGACATTTTTCTAAAAGACATTTTTCTAAAAGACGTTTTAAAAGACGTTCTAAAAGACGTTCTAATAAGCGGCGTAATTCTAATAAAAAATATTAAAAATGAAATGATTAAGGAATTTAAAAATTTACATATGTATGAAAAAAAATATATTGTATAATGTATAATATATTTTTTATAATGGATAGTAGAACTAGTAGACCCATTCAATTAAAAGGAAGAATTAGAGGCGATATTCAATCTATAAATGCAGCCAGTTTAAGATCACCGATCGATGCACAAGATAGACAATTAATATGTGAGGCGAGGGCAGACGTAATTCGGCTTGTACAGGAATTATTGACATATTATGGACTTACTCTTACGCCAGTGGAAGTAAATTATTATATCCCTTTATATAATCAATTTAGACAACTACTAGTACAAGAATTAAATCAATATTATACTCAAACACCACCAGCCCAAGCCAGACAATTTATCGAAAATAATCCCACGGTTAATGAAGAATATTGGTCTGCAATTCGTGCCATCGGTTTAATTCCTCATCCTAATGCCGCCCCCGATCCTTTCCCTCTTCCTGCTGCCCCTGTAATGCCTGCTGCTGCCGCCGTTGCCCCTTTTCCCGCAGCAGTACCTGGCGGTCCTGGTTCTAATAATGAGGAATTGCGCGAAGCAATACTTGAGGTTTTTGGTAACTTGGGAAATCTAAATATGGGAAATTATGCACAAAGTTTGCCTGGTATGTATAACACATATCAACAAAATTTACCCCAGGGTGCTCCTAACGTGTCACAACAAGAATTTTCTAATAATATTTATGATTTAGTCGTTTCTAGAGGTGGAAGAAAACCTAAACATTATATAAAGAAAAAACAAAGTATGAAACGGCAAATTATGAAACGGCAAAGTAAAAGAAGAAGGGTATCTAATAAAAGAAAAATTAAGCGGCGTTATAATAAACAATAAAACAATAAACACCAATAGTTGGAAATGGTAAATATGAATGATATACGACGTATTTATACATATTTATATTTATTTATAAAATTTATAAAAAATTGAAACATTTTTTATAAATATAAAATCATGTAAACCGCATTGCATTATAAAATCATATGAAGAAAACAAATCAACAAAAACAGAAACCATGTGGACCACCTGAATCATCGGTACAAAAAGAACAAGAAGTCGCCAATGTCAAACCAATCAAAGCGTATTTAGGGTATCAGGGATATTCCATTTTTAAAGACACGCTTTTACTAGAAGACCAACATGCAATAAGGAAAGAGCTAATGGTTCATGCTCACATTCCTAATTCGCCAATCCAGCCCACACCCTTTCCCGTGTATCGCGAGTCGCAACTCAAATTATACGTTCCGCGATATTTCGGGGTGGAACGTTGGGGGCCAAATATTGAAAACAAATTAGTATCCGGTCACGAAATAAAACTGAAATTCGCAGGAGATTTGAGGGAGTACCAAAAAGTCATTGTGGAAAAGTATTTGAACGCGGCGACCAAGACGCCGGCGAACGGCGGAGGCGGGTTACTGGATGTTGATCCGGGAAAAGGGAAAACGGTAATGGCTTTGAAAATTATTGAACAGCTTGCGGTAAAAACGCTGGTGGTCGTGCACAAAAGTTTTCTGACGAATCAATGGAAGGAACGAATTGAGCAGTTTTTGCCCGGTGCTAAAGTCGGCACGATTCAAGGACAGGTGTTTGATATTGAGGGTAAAGACATCGTTATTGGAATGGTGCAGTCGCTGTCGATGAAGGAGTTCCCTCAAAATGCGTTTGAGTCGTTTGGACTCACCGTTTTTGACGAGTGTTTTCCATATAAAACTCATGTTCACACATCTTGTGGACCGCTGCTTATTGGTAAATTATATGAGATGTGGAATAATAATAATAATAATAATATTAATAATAATAATAATAATGCTAAAGAAGGAGAAGGAGAAAGAGAAGGAGAAAGAGAAAGAGAATCACAGTTACCTGAGATTTTGAGTTATAATCAAGATAAAAAAATATTCGAATATAAAAAATTAACGCATGCGTGGAAAAAAGAGAGGGAAGATTTATTAAGGATCAAGGCATCTAAAAGAGTTATTCGATGCACGCCAGAACATAAAATTCTAACTGTTGGCGGCGGCTACGTGGAAGCAAGCAAATTAAAATGCGGGGATTTATTGTTATGCAATTATGACTATCATAATGTACGTAAATGTACTGTATATACAGATTGCAGCATTGTGCCCGCATTGAATGAAGATCAGTTGCAAATCGTATATGGTTCTTATTTGGGGGATGGTAACGTTAATAAAACTGCATTGAAAAGGTATAGATTAAGATGGACTCATAGGGAAAAACAACTCCAACACCAACAGAAGTACTCTCAGTGGAAAGCCGATATGTTTGGAATTAAAAATCTAAATGGCGGTGAATATGAAGATAAAGAAGATGGACGACGCTTTTGTGTGTCGGGAGTATTCGATTTGGATTTCGATTTAAATTGCACGCATAAAGACGAAACATGTCATACCGTGTTACAAAGAATGGATGAAAGGGGGCTAGCAATTTGGTGTATGGATGATGCATTTGTGAAACAAAATAAAAGCGGTGAAATTATGTACGTGCGATTTCATACGCATGGTTTCAGTTATGATTCTCACGTTATGATGGCGGGGATTTTTAAATCCAAATTTGACATAATGTGTAGTATTGAAAAGTGTGAGTTGAGTTATTACTTGATGTTGAATAAAGAAAATTCTCAAAAGTTAATCGGCATGATTAAAAAATATATACATGAAGATTTCTCATATAAACTTGACTCTTATGACAATGATTATGATAAATATGCGTGGAATAATAAGTTTGAAAACTGGGGAACGGTTCCAGTAACATCAATTGAAAAAATAAAAAATAAAGGGCTAAAAAATGTCTACGATATAGAAGTTGAAGATAATCATAATTTTGTATTAGCATCTTCTAATGATAAAAGCAGATCAGGAATCGTTGTAAGTAATTGTCACCACATGGGCGCGGAAGTATTTAGCCGCTGCATGATGAAGCTCATGACAACGTACACGCTCGGACTTTCTGGAACCATGCAGCGCAAAGACGGGCTTTCAAAAGTATTCAAAATGTTTTTGGGAGACGTGATTCATAAAGAAAAGGCGGAATCGGAACACTGCGTACTAGTAAAGGGTATAAAGTATGTTGTGAATGACGACGAATTTAACGAGGTTGAGTATGATTATCGAGGAAATCCGAAATTCAGCACCATGATTTCAAAGCTGTGCAATTATAATCGACGCAGCGAATTTATTGTGGAAGTTATAACCAAAGAACTGCAGCACAATCCCGATCAGCAAATTATGATTTTGGCGCATAATAAAACACTACTTCAGTATTTATTCAAGGCAATAGAACATAAACAAATTGCGACAGTTGGATACTATATTGGCGGAATGAAAGATGCGGATTTGAAAGCGAGCGAGACGAAAAAGGTTATTATTGCAACGTATGCAATGGCATCGGAAGGGTTGGATATTAAGACGCTTACCACGCTAGTCATGGCGACACCAAAAACTGAGATTTGCCAGGTAATTGGTCGCATTTTGCGTGTAAAACATTCAACTCCGGTTGTAATCGATATAATCGATGCGCATGATTTGTTTATTAACCAGTGGCAAAAAAGGAAGGCATATTGTAAAAAACAGAATTATAAAATTATTATAACGGAAAATAGATTATATGAAAGTGATGAGAAACATGGATGCTGGTTAACACTATATAATCCTAAACCGAATAATAAACCGAATAAAAGTATACTACCGCTACCACTTATTAATGATGACGATGATGATGATGATGAGGATATAGTAACAACGAATGTAACAACCAATAGAAAACAACCAGTATTGAATGGCACGTGTTTTCTATAAAAAATATCTTGTTATCTATCCTCTGCAAGAATCGTATGCGGTGTGATAGTTATTGGCAATACCGCTTAAACTTGGTTTCAGTTCAACGCCTCCTATAGAATAGCCATTTGTATTATGAGAGCCGCCTCTATGATGCTTATGATTGCATTTGCGTTTACTACAACTACGGCGGCGGCGACCGCCCATGAAGTCAGGATGATTAAATCGACTTGTCCCCCCTAAAGCAATTCTACGTTGCCCCCCCTTCATATTAACAGTCGTTCTTACTCCACCAATTATAGTATCAACATTTGTTCCTCTTAATGCATCAGCAGAATTTGGTGAACCGATGCACCCAGTTACAGCACCAGTTTCATCTGTAAATCCTTTTCCTGTAAAATGAGAGTTGTTAGAGTTTGAATAAACTGACGGAGTCAATATTAAACCGCCTCTTTGTACACGCCTATTCGTGCGCCTTTTACTATGACTACGACTTTTGCGACGATGACTCTTTTGTTTTTGTGAACGCGACGACGACGACTTATATTTCATTATAAATATAAATTAGTAAATGTATTATATCGTGTATATACTGTATTTATATTATTTTTTATGAATTAAATAATATAATTTATAAAAATAAAAGATTCCTTAAATAGTTAATTATAATTTTTACGTGTATTCTTTTTTTTATTGTTATTACTATTATTATTATTATATTTATGTTTATTAAATTTGTTTATTTTATTATTGATATTTGAATTTAATATTTTTTTAATTTTGCTTTTATTTTCTTGTTTATTGAAACTGTATCTATTTATTATATTTGCATTTGCATTTATAGCGTTTGTTATTTGTGATTCTAATACTTCAAGTTGTTTTTCTTTTTTTTGAAGATATTTTTTTATATATTTTTTAATTTTTGTATTTATTTCATGTTTTAATTCGTTTTTATGTTGTTTGATATTACGTATTTTTTTTTTGATTGTTTTATGTTTTTTGGGTTTTATATTTTTTAATTTAATCAAAAAATTATTTTTTTTATTTTTTATTCTTGTATTTTCTTTTAATTTCATTTTAGTTACTGTACCATCATCACCGCCCATAAAAACATTTTCATTTATTTTTGTTTCAAGATTAACATCATTTAGTTTACGTATGACACCTAGATCATTAAATTTTGTTTTTGGAAAAGCTTCCAGTTGATAAAATTGAGGCGGACTTATCATATATTTTTCCTGAATAACTAATGGAACGAATGGCGGTTTATTCTGAATTTTTGATCTGTCATACTTCTGTTTCAGTGTATTGTTCGATAGTAATGTTTTAAAAATTACATTCAAATATAAATTCATAAGTAAAAAACGCTGATTAGATATATCTATAGTGCCGACGTTTAGAATACCGTTTCTTAACATGAATTTTATTGAAGTGCCTTGTAAAAGTTGTTGTGCGGATGCACTGGGACCAGTTATCGAAGTGCCTTGTAAAAGTTGTTGTGCGGATGCACTGGGACCAGTTATTGCAGCACCTTGTGCTAACTGTTGTGTATTTACACCAGGACCCATTATTCCAGTGCCTTGTGCTAACTGTGATCCAGAAGCACCGGGACCAGTTATTGCAGAAGCACCTTGTAATAACTGTGACGCGGATGCATTTTGACCAGTTATTGCAGCACCTTGTGCTAACTGTGATCCAGATGCACTGCGACCAGTTATTGCAGCACCTTGTGCTAACTGTGATGCGTTTACATTTTGACCAGTTATTGCAGCACCTTGTGCTAACTGTTGTGTATTTACACCAGGACCCATTATTCCAGTGCCTTGTGCTAACTGTGATCCAGAAGCACCGGGACCAGTTATTGCAGAAGCACCTTGTAATAACTGTGACGCGGATGCATTTTGACCAAGTAATGCGGAACCTTGTGCTAACTGTGATCCAGAAGCACCGGGACCAGTTATTGCAGAAGCACCTTGTAATAACTGTGACGCGGATGTATTTTGACCAGTTATTGCAGAAGCACCTTGTGCTAACTGTTGTGCATTTACACCAGGACCCATTATTCCAGTGCCTTGTGCTAACTGTGATCCAGAAGCACCGGGACCAGTTATTGCAGAAGCACCTTGTGCTAACTGTTGTGCATTTACACCAGGACCCATTATTCCAGTGCCTTGTGCTAACTGTTGTGTATTTACACCAGGACCCATTATTCCAGTGCCTTGTGATAACTGTGATGCGTTTACATTTTGACCAGTTATTGCAGAAGCACCTTGTAATAACTGTTGTGTATTTACACCAGGACCAATTATTCCAGTGCCTTGTGCTAACTGTTGTGTATTTACACCAGGACCAATTATTCCAGTGCCTTGTGCTAACTGTGATGCGGATACATTTTGACCAGTTATTGCAGAAGCACCTTGTGCTAACTGTGACGCAGACGCATTTGCACCAAGTATTCCAGTGCCTTGTGCTAACTGTGACGCAGACGCATTTGCACCAAGTATTCCAGTGCCTTGTGCTAACTGTGATGCGGATACATTTTGACCAGTTATTGCAGAAGCACCTTGTGCTAACTGTGATGCGGATACATTTTGACCAAGTATTCCAGTGCCTTGTGCTAACTGTTGTGCATTTACACCAGGACCCATTATTCCAGTGCCTTGTGATAACTGTGACGCAGACGCAATTTGACCGGGTATTGCGGAACCTTGTGCTAACTGTGATGCGGATACATTTTGACCAGTTATTGCAGAAGCACCTTGTGCTAACTGTGATGCGGATACATTTTGACCAGGTATTGCAGAAGCACCTTGTGCTAACTGTGACGCAGACGCATTTGCACCAAGTATTGCGGAACCTTGTGCTAATTGTGATGCGGATACATTTTGACCAGGTATTACAGAAGCACCTTGTGATAACTGTGATGCGGATACATTTTGACCAGGTATTGCGGAACTTTGTGCAAGTGGTGGTATGGTTACATTTTGACCAGATGCTGCAGAAGGTATGGCTGGTGCTGCTGGTGCTGCTGGTGTTGCCATATTACCGCTGGATAGAGGCGGAATGGGTGGCGGAGCAGCCACGCTTGGACTTAATGTTTCCGGGGGGCGTGCAACTGCCGCGGCACCTTGTGCTGATGACTGTTGTTTATTCTCGCTTCGTACTTCTTTCCCCAATCTTTCAAGTTCATCGTTAATTTCTTTTTTTGATAATTTTGGTTGCGGTGGTTGTAACCCTAACCCTAATGCTGCATGTATATCTCTTTGTTCTGCTTGTAACTGTTTTATTTGTTTTTGTTGTTTTTTACTCATCTGTGTTTGTTCAATGTGTTGTTTTTGTTGTTCTTGTATAAGTCGTAATTGTTCTTGTATTTGTGCTTTTCTAGGGTCACTAGATGGTAAAGTTTGTTGAAAAGCTTGCATTTTTTTTATATCATCTAATAAATTTCGTATAGCATCTGTTTGTGGTTTCGCTCCTTGTGCTCGTGATCCTTGTGCTCGTGCTCCTTGTGCTCGTGATCCTTGTCTAGAATCTTGGGTTAGTCGTACTCCGGCTCCTGGTCCTTGCGGTCTTCGAATAGCTGCTGCTGCTGCTGTTGTTGCTGCTGCTGCTGTTGTTGCTGCAGGTTCTTCTTCTGGTTCTCCTTGTCCCGGTTTATCCCCTTTTGCCCCTCCCACCTGTTGTTGGCTATAGTCGGTTAACCCGTCAATGTATTTTTCAAAATATACGCTTCCAAAATCGATAATTGTATCATTGACATCATTGTTTGTATAAGGCAAAGCGAATCGTAGTGTATGTTTTAATATATATAAATCAAGTGAAAGCACGTCAACATATTCCAAATTAAAAGATAATAAGTTTTTATAAACATATCTTAACACACGAAAACAAACATAAAGAATGGTTCTATCATTAAATAATCGATTACCATTAATATTATAAATGGCATCTTCGTCGACGAAATCAAAAATTTGTCTAATACGACCATCGGTGTTGTATACTCCAATTAAAACATCTCCAACTTTTAATCCAACAATGGATGCAACGCTTCCGTTTTCAATGCTGGTTATAATGTAATATTCTTTTGATGAATCTAAATTAAAAGTTGTGCATTCGCCAGGAGTTAACACCCTTATAGTAAATCCAAAAATTTCGCTGCATTTTGCTTTTTCATGTCTTTTATCTTCATCTTTCAACATTTCATCGAATAAAATAGGAGAGGAAACGGTTTCAATATAATCAATTGCCGATTTTGACATGTTGTCGACTATATCAGGTACTGTTACTATTTCAAGTGCTGATTCGGGGATTGACGACATTATAATAAATAGTTACTTACTTACTATTTTACTACCTATTATTATACTTATATAATTAAATATGTAATTATCTAATTATGTAATTATCTAATTATTTAATTATTTTATAAATTGGATAAAAATGCGTTAAACACATTCAATTGGCGTCCATTTTTTAAATTTATGATTAAAAACACATTTCATTTTTATTTTTTTTGACAAGTCGACAAATTTATCAATATTTGTGTTTTCAAATTCATCTTCGTCATCACTTTCTTCGAGTGCATCCAATGATTTATTTTCTTTAATTTTTCTAAATAATGAATTCATCATAACGCTGGTTTTATAGTCGGGTATAGATGCAACAAGTTTAACATCTGTTTCTGATTGTTTTGAATCTGGATCCGCAAGATGATAAACATCATTTTGAATATCGGCTGAAACTATAAAAATTTTATATTTATTATTGTTACCGTTATTACCGTTATTACTGTTATTACCGTTATTACCGTTATTACCGTTATTACCGTTATTATACGTATTATGATTTTTACTATAACCTTTATCAATTACGGGTTTAACAGACGTAAGAACAGGCGTAAGAACAGGCGTAAGAACAGACGTAAGAACAGGCGTAATAGGCGCAGATGAACCTTTTAAATCCGGATAAAAAATATTCTGATATTCGTTTTTCAAATTTTTTTTCTGGATGCAATATGCAGAATAAAATGGCTTGATACTAGAAATGCGTTCGAATGAAGTGTCAATATAAGGCAAACCAATTTCGACCTGAAATGTATTTTCCAATGAAACAGTACTGAATGCAAGATGCAACGTTTTTAATTTTTCAAAAACGGTCTGAGAAACATCTACATTTATTCCATTATAATAATGGATATTTTCAATTGTAAAATAATATGAAATAATTGTGTTATTCCGATAATAAAATTGCGTTCCATAAAATATAGTATCATTTGGGAAAATGCGCGAAGTTTTTTTTGATGTCACGCCAACAACCTGTCTGTCACTGTCGAGTTCTAAGAACAAACATTCTTCATTTTTAAACCAAACAAAATATTTTTTTCCTTTGGGTATAATAAGATATATATTGTCATTGTCATTGGTAGTAGCAGTAGTATAAACTTTCTTATAAGATTTCAACTCATAAGAAAATTTTATTTTTGGAAATTGTTTTAATAATTTTGCACAAGTGTGAGGATCACCGCCATTATTATCATTATTATTATTATTTTTTACAAATGAATTCATTCTATTTTTGAGCCAGTTGTATAGTATTATGGCCATGTTTTTATATCCAATTTTAAAAAATATATTGTCAACTGTGTATTGTTTTCGATACACTCATGTATTAGTTATTGTTAAACGAATAAGAAGAAATAGTATTAGCATTCATAGGTAAATACTCTAAATTATTTGAATTTTCATTCATATTAGTATTAGAAAATGTATTACCTGTACTAGAAGAACCAATGTCTTTTAAAAAATTTATGAGATCGTCCTTCATAGATTGACTATTACCAGTTGCATTATTATTGCCATTATTATTAATATTATTGTTTAAAAGTTGTTGTGATTGTGATTGTTGTTGTTGTTGTTGTTGTAAAGAATGAAACATTTCATCATATTTTTGCTGTGGAAGAGTTACTAAATCTTTTATTTTTGGAACCGTAAGAGTTGAAATAAAGAAAGAGTAAAGATAATGAAGAAGAAAAATGAGAATGAGTGATAAGATAGATACTTTAATAATCCAGTACCACATTTTTTTTTAAATAGAATAAAAAATAGAATAAAAATAGAATAAAATAGAATAAAAAATAAAACAATTATATAAATTATATAAATATAAGTTTAATACAATAAAAACGTAGATTATTATTTATGTTATTTTTAATATTTTTTATGAATCATATATATGTATGAATCAAATAAATAATTAATCATAAACTATTTAAACCCAACAACAAATAAATTATAAGTACAAGGAAATAAAAAGGATAGAAAATGCCATCAATTGTAATTGTTGAAAAAGGCGGCGATTTGAAAGCGCTGGAATATAAGAGCACAAATACGGATGAATTATATAAAAAATGTTCTTTTAAGAAATCGGAAGGTTTCGGTAAAGTTTCAGAATGGACGTATTCTAAAAAAGGCGAAAATATGATTACGGTCGAATTGTGGGCTCGAAGCGATGGACAAGCGAATCAAGAAAATAAATACGATTTTCCTCCACCGGCAGATAATGAATTGTTTTTTGGAAATTGTGCTCTATTGGCCAGAGATTCAAATATGAATATTATAGATTTGTCGGTAGAAAGATGGAATAGGATATACGAGCACTTGTTTGGCGGGTTTGAGACGCTTGCCGATAATGAAGACGAAGACGAAGACGAGGAGGATGAACTGGATAATGTGCCATCAAGTATGAAAACGAAGGACGGTTATTTGAAAGACGGTTTTATTATCGAAGATGCGTTGGAAGATGTCGATCCAGATGTTGATGCTGATGGCGATGCTGATGGCGACGCAGATGGCGATGATATGAGCTCGGATAATGAAAATGAATGCGAAAATGAAGATACAACATCATCGGATGACAATGATAATGAAAGTGATAATGGAAGCGATGGCTCATCAGAATTAACTTCGGAAGAATATGAATATTCGGATGATTCTGACGAGTGAATGAATAAGTGAATAAATGAATGAATTAAATTATCCACGTCGTTTACTTCTTGTTTTTCTTTTTTGAAATACTTTCTCCACGTGTGCGCCGAAATGACGTTTCTTTGTTGAATCCTTGTTTTTTTTTACTGATGATTCTGATTCTGAATATGATGCATTTTTTAAAAGAACATCATATAAATCATCATCGATTTCATTTGAAGATATATGGATTGAATTTTCTAAAGGTGAAGAAGAAGACGAATATGTATATGACGGCATAATTACAAGTTCTTCATTATTTCCTTCGTCTTCGTGTTCATCTTCATTTACAATGTAGACAAAATTATCTTGACTTTTATCGACACTTTTATCGACACTTTTATCGACACTTTTATCGTGATTACTTTTACTTGGATTTGGACTGTGAATTAAATACTTGTGTTGACTTTGTAATAATAGTAATCCAACGGGAATACCTGAATCTTCATTAAAAAATTCCGTTTTTTCGGACGAATGTTTTTTACCACCTTTTTGCCGTTTTTTAGCAGTATTGGTGCCATTAAGTATTTTATTTATCCTGTAACCACCGCTTGTTATTTTATTTCCGTCGACAGTATACACTAGATCCTTTGCTGCATTAAATCGCATGATTTTTATTTATAAAATAGTAACTATATATATTTAATATTTTTATTATTATTATTATTTTATACAATTTATTATTTTTATAAAAGAAAAAACAAACAATATTAATTGTAATATCTTTTAATTTCTGGATTTATTTTAATCTCTCGTTTATCCTTCATATATTTTAAAATGTGCTGAACTTGCGATTTATTGGGTATGAGTTCATTCAAACATTTTTCAATAAAAGTTAGAGAGATTGGATTGGTAGTTTTAGTTTCGACAAATCGCAATCTGCCGTCAGGTAATGCAAGGGACGTATTCAATAATTTTTTATTATTTACAATTTCCATAATTGATGTTTCAATATCATTTTTCCCCTCTCTCAAAGTTTTCAAATCCGCATTTATTTTTTTAATTTTATTATCTATCTCGATCCATTTATAAACCTGTTTATCAAAAAGTGATGCTGTTGTTGCTGTTGTTCCTGTTGTTTTTAATGTTACATTATTCTGTTGTGTATTCGAATTCATGATTCTTATAAAAAATAAAATATATAATATACAAAATATATTTTATTAACTAATAATCCTAAATCCTAAATATTACATAAATAAAATTATTATTAATTTCAATAAGATTATAAAAAAGTTCATTTAGGCGTGCATTAGTTAGGCGTGCATTAGGCGTGCATTACGGACTGGTACAACCACGGCAAAGCTTCGCGAGCTGGAATGCTTACAAGCGTCAAAGCGCACAGAATAAAATTAGATCCCAAACATCGATCTGCTTCTGCAACCGCCGAAGTAATGAATCGTTCAATTACCGTCAAATTGAGATTAATAATATTTTCAGGCGACAAGTAAATGTAAAATTGATGCGTAACCCATCCCATGACGTAGTGGGGAAATGGGTCACCGTAAGGTGGATAAATTGCCGTTCTTGACTGGTGGGATAACTCGGCCCTGTAATTCCAAATGTCAATGAGTTCCCTCAAAAAAGTAATATGCTGTTCATAAGTTAGCGCAATAAACCATTCGGGGTCGGAGTAGTGTCCTAGCGAATTAATATTTTGAAATAATCGCAGCACGTGTTGGCGAAACAGCTGCTGGGGTGTTAGCACATCTTGAGGAAGTGAAATCACAATGCTTCCATTATTTGCATTATTATTGTTATTATTGAATTCGTCTTCTTCAAAGTAATGATTGTTATCATATTCATAATTATTATTATTATTATTATTATTATTGTTATTGCCTTTTCTATTCACTTTTTTATTTGCATTATTTTTATTATTATTGGTGCGTTTACTGTTTAAAATCCGATCCAATTTAATTATTTTTAAAATGTCGCGAATCACATTATGCGGTATTTTGTTTCTGTTATATGGATTATTGGATTCATTCCATATGAGCCGACGAGTCAATCCGTGTTCATTCTCTACCCCATTATCGCTCAATATCAAATTAAAAATGGATGCGATATCAAATCCAAAACATGACATTTTTGCCCTTTTTACATCATCGTTATTAGTATTATTATTGCCGTAACAATGTTCTTCATAGCTAAAGAACTGATTATTGGGAATATCGCGTATGGGGTCAAGAGTATAAAAATCGGTCTCGTTAATACAAACGTCTCTATTACGTAGAGCCGGTCCTCTTAGCTTTATCAGTTTTCGACGCAAATAACTTTTAAATTTCAATTGAATTTTTATGCAGTGAATAGTATCATTATAAAAATTGTAGACACTCTGTTTCATTTCCTGTTTCGCTCCGGTTATTTTTATTTTTTTATAATCATATTCTCTCTGAATAATGATACACATTTCTTTTAGCTCTGCTGCTTTATAATCTACTTTTTCTTTTTCTTTTTCATTTTTATCTTCTAAAATTTTATAATTGTGAAATGAAATTTCTTTTGCACATGGTTTTAATGACTTCGCTGATTTCGCCGATTTCGCATTTTTTATAATTGGGTCTTTATTAAGATCCGGATCTTCTACATCTACATTTGTTATAGGTTTCGCCTTTCTTATTATAATTTTTTTTGGTTTGGCCTGTACTATTATGTTGTCTGATATTTCCGATGACATTATTATTAGTATTAATATTATTAAGATTTATTAAATGTCTTTGCTGGTCAATTTATATATATATATATTATTTTTCTATATCGATTCTATAATTATTTTTTATGACCTGAACATTCTATATTTATAATATATTATATAAATATTATAATGGCTAATCGCCAAAATTAAAGTAAATAGTACTTTAGTGCGCTGAATTAAAATAGTTTCCAATGTAATCAATATCCAAATATTTAGATACTCCGCCAGAAACGCATGAAACAAACCCGCCCATATGTAAATTTAAACTGATACTGGAGCAAGTTCCATTATAACTATATATAGCAGAAGGCGCTTCAATATTTTGAAATGTTGTAGTATAAGTATTAGAGCCAGTTCTAACTAAAGTCATTCTATGCCATTGATTAGCACCAGTAGTACCGTAGGTGCTGTTATGAACAGAAACATTATCTTGTTTAAAATTCCAAACATTAGTAGGAACTTGATTTGTCGAGTATTGCCACGCTAATTGATTTGATGGAGCTCCTAACGAAAAATCATTGGAAAATCCAACATATAATGTGGTGTTTGTAGCTGTTCCTAATGGCCAAGGTCGGAAAATCATTACAAAACCTTTACTGTTTCCTAACATATTACGAAACAATAAAGGTGAACCGCTTTGATAACCAACACTTGTATTTGAAGCTGGGTTCCAAATACGCTGAATACCATTATAACCATCTGCCGCGTTTTGACTTTGTGGAGAATTGACTGCTGCAGTTCCTACTTGAATCATTCCAAATGGGCCGTTATTTGTAGAACCGCTACCCCACATATCGTCAAATTGCCAATTTCCATCTGTATTGTCTGAACCCGGAGCTCCTGTTGCTCCCGTTGCTCCAGTTGCTCCCCTTTCACCAGTTGCTCCAGTTGCACCTTGAGGTCCAGTTGCTCCAGTTGCGCCTTGAGCGCCTGTTACTCCGATTGCCGTATTTCCAGCCGAATATTTGATATAGTATCGCATGACAATATAGGGTTGTAAGTTTGTAAATGCTGAATTTGTGGTTGTGTTATTTGCAATAGTGGTTGTTGCGGATGATGCAACAGTGATTCCTGTTGTAGTTGTTGCGGCTACTGCTGGTCCAGATACTGCACTTGCGGTATTCGCTTGGGGGGTTGGAGGCGTGAAAAAATTTATGGCACCTCCCAATATATAGTCACCATAGACAGAACGATTTGCACCAACTGAACCTCCATAAACTAGAGTGTGTTGATGTCCCGGGTCAGTCACAGTGGATGTAACAGTTGTTGATGCACCATGTGTGTGTTGAGGAAGGTTATTTGCGATCAATGTGTTGGAACCTGTGCCGCCCGTTAGGCCAACTGCATTAAAATTTGCATCTGTGCTATTATAACCGGCTATAACGCGAGATTGAATGTTTGGTAAATTAAATGTGTTTACACCATCACCTGTGCCATACGTTGTTCCAATTACAGCAAATAATTCACTGTACGTGCTTCTAGATACGGCTGACCCATCGCATAATAAATACGGGCCAGTTATTATGGATGTCAGTGGACCTGACCATGAAATGACTGTTCCTGCGGGCGCACCATCTGACGGACCTGTTGCTCCTGTTGCTCCCGTTGCTCCAGTTGCTCCTTGAGCGCCAGTTGCGCCAGTTGCGCCTTGCGGACCGGTTGCGCCTGTTGCGCCTGTTGCGCCGGTGGGACCAAGTTGTGTGTACATGACTTGTGTTACTGTTAAAATAACAGAAGGAATGGCTGGAGATGCTGGAGGACCGGCTGATGCCCCTGCCGCAAGTAAACTAATATTTGAATCACTACTATACCAAGCAAGTTGCACATAATCATTTACGGCCATACTCAATACAAAATTCCATGCAGCCACTTCTAAACTAGAACTTGAAGAACCACTTGCTGCAATTTTAGTATCAGTGTTTGGTACATTTGTTCCATTTTTTACTAACCATATATTTACTACACTTGAACCACCTCCGGATATTTTTTCAACCTGTGCTGAAAATTGAACATTGTATACGCCTGCATATAGTGTCACAATTCGAGTTGGATTTCCAGACGCATCATTTTGAATAACTACGCCATTATTTTCTGCAGTGGTATTTAACATCATATAATTTGCTTCAACTGGTGATAAACTTCTTCCAGTATTACCTTGTGTATTTGTATCATAAAATGAGCCATAATAACCCAAAGCACCGCCTGCTCCAACTGGTCCGGCAACACCAGTTGCTCCTGTTGCTCCTTGAGGTCCAGTTGCGCCAGTTGCTCCAGTTGCACCCCTTTCACCAGTTTCACCGGTTGCGCCTTGAGGTCCAGTTGCTCCAGTTGCTCCCCTTTCTCCTGTTGCTCCAGTTTCACCTTGAGGTCCAGTTGCTCCAGTTGCACCCCTTTCTCCTGTTGCTCCAGTTGCACCCCTTTCTCCTGTTGCTCCTGTTGCTCCAGTTGCTCCAGTTGCTCCCCTTTCTCCAGTTGCTCCAGTTGCTCCCCTTTCTCCAGTTGCTCCAGTTGCTCCTCTTTCTCCTGTTGCTCCAGTTGCACCTTGAGCTCCAGTTGCACCTTGAGCTCCAGTTGCACCAGTCGCACCTTGAGGTCCAGTTGCGCCTTGAGCGCCAGTTTCACCAGTAGACCCCATTGAACCTTGAGAGTCGCAGCTACCGCAACATTCTACATATTTATAAAGATTGCTATACGATGACATATTTATTTAAGTGAAAAATAAATAGTAATTATATAATTAATTATATTTTATATTCTAAATTTTAGCGATTTTATTTAATATCTTAATATTAAATAAATCATAAATATAAAATAAATAATATTTATTTACATTAATAATAATATATAATAAAAAATAATTAAAAAACATTTAATGGACATTGGATCGAATATATCATACACTTTAAAAATATGCGCAGCGATATCAACGGTTGGAATATTAATTAAATTCGGTTTAAATACAAATATAGCTTCACTTGTTGGATTAGGGCTAGTCGGACTATCGCTATTTGGCGCAATGCTAATGGTGCTAAAATTTTATTATAGCACGGGAACCGCCAACTCATTCTTTAGCGGCGCAGTGTTGCCCAGTTTAGTACAGCTGTTACTAATATGCGCAGTTGTTGGAGTTCTAATATATCAAACGGTAACCACGAGTGCGCAAAATATAACATCCAGCGAATACGACACATTTACTTCCATATCCACCTCGTTAACGCTAATGCAAATATTTATTACATTTTATTATTTATTTTTGAATATGAAGTGTTTCGCGGGAGGGTGCGTAACGTCGGAGAAAGATAAGCTAACAAGTATTGGAATCATGTATTTGAATGTAATATTAACGCTGCTAAATTTTTGCGCGCTTGGAATTATTCAAGTCATATTGACTAAATTTTACATATGTTAATAAAGTGAAAGAAAGAATTCAAGTTAATAAAATGAATTTGAATGTAATGCCAACCTCTCTGTCATTTTCCCATATTCCTGAAATTTTCAACACAATGTTGCAGTCATCCATGTGTTTATCGATATCGTAAAACAGTTTAATATTGCACGATCTCAATTGAGTGGTTAAATTGTAAATTGGGGTTTTCTTTTTTTTATTACACGATTTTAAGAAATTATTATATTTTCCAAGAATGCAATGTTCTAATTCGCATATTTTTGAAATCATGTCCCTGTGAGAATGTAAATCATACATGATGATATTCTTATTAAATGATTTGAAAATTGTAACAGAGCTAAAATACATGGGTATCATTACACCGGTTAATGAAACATCGTCATCTGAATAAATAATTCGAACAAACCAGCTGTCGTTAATCACCGCATTTTGAACCGGTTCGCTAAAATGTAAATGATTCGAACTAATTAATGTGGCGCTATTATTATTTTTTTGATTTATATCCGGTTTGAATACTAAATTCATATTTTACTAATTGATATAATCCCTATTTCCTTACTTTATAATTATAATTTTTATAGTTTTATATGACTTTTACAATTATAATTATATACAATTCATTCAAACAATTATCATTCGAATATAAAATCATCTATACATTTATAAACCAACTTTTTCAAAAATTTTATAATTCTTTTAAAAATATCAAGGTTGAATAAATCAGATGAAGGGATTTTAAAAAAGAATGCATATAAGTATATAAAAATACAAAGCAAGTATGAAAAAACGTAGAGAGATAAATATTTAATATACGAAGTCATGCTTTGATTATTAAAAAAACTGCACATTGCCGTTTCACACATTCCTTTATTGTAAAAGAAATAATAGGTGTCCAATATTCCATTTATTATTTTATGCGTGCTATTTTTATTGTTTTTTACAACAATCGAATCTTTTATTTTATCTTTTCCAAGCAAGTCAATGAAAAGCTGTTTTTTAATAATATTATTCTCTGCATTTCCCGTATGATCATGTGTTTTAAATATATAAGGTTGCCACCCATCCATGTATCGATTTTTATACAACATGTCGTTCATTGTAATAAATGGAATATAGCAAGATTTTTTTATGGTTTCAAATATGTCATGCAGCGACTTGTATTTTCTTTTGACGATTTTTTTACAGCGCTTCACGTCGAAATATGTAATGTACAGCTTGTAATTAACTAAGCGAACAATATCTGATTCGGTTACATTTCCTTTTTCGTAGAATGCGGTCTCAATCATTTTAAAAATATTTGCAAGAACCGGTTCTGTAAAAATAAATTTCTTGTTTGTTTTAAAACTTTCTATAACAATTTCATATATCTTTTCTTGAAATATTTCAACATGACCGGTCAAGTATAACAGTGCAACAAAGGAGCTTGCACTGCATGAAGATATTCTATGAATCGCAATTTTATTTTTATTTTGCATTTCTCTCAAGAAATATAAACAACCGACCAAATAAATGGCATTGAATGCTCCGCCACTTAGAATAACGTCAAGGTGAATAATGCAATTTTCATCCTGTTGAATGTTATCCACCATATTTGTTACAACATCCTGCAAATTCATATTGATCATATTTATATTACTTTATTAAGTTATAGAAATATTTATTTTTTATATTTTTTACACTTTGTATTTTATAAAAAATAAAAAAATAATTAAAATAATTAAAATATTTAAATATTTAATATATTTAAAATATTTAAAATAAATATTAAATACAATTCAAAAAACTAATATATTACATTAAAATCACAACTAACTATTACAATTAAATGCAACATACATGTCATTTTGATGATTATCTTCAAAAACATAAAAAACATTCGATGCATCCAAAAATAACGGAGCTTTATAATAAATTCCCGAGCACAATACATAATTTAAAAAATTTAATATTTTATGGAACAGCGGGTGTGGGGAAATACACTCAGGTGCTGTCATGCATACAAAAATATAGTCCGAGCGAATTAAAATACGAAAAACGATTAACGGTGAATTACGATAAAGAACAGTATTTGATAAAAATGAGCGACATTCATTTTGAAATCGACATGTCGTTGCTGGGGTGCAATGCAAAAATGCTTTGGAATGAGATATATGCTCAAATCATTGATGTAATTGTGTCTTCCACATCTCACAACCAGGTGGGTATAATGATTTGCACAAATTTTCATAAAATAAACAGCGAGCTACTTGATAATTTTTATAGTTATATGCAAGGCGTTAATTCTGTCCGTTTAAAGTACATTATCCTGACAGAACATGTCGGATTTATTCCAGATAATATACTGCATAATTGTAGGATCATTCATGTTCCTAAACCATCGTTGACGAATTATAATAAATGTTGCGCATTAAATATTGAGTTTGATAAATTAAGAATAAAAAATAATCCGGCTACTACAACGACTACAACGGCTGCGTCTGCTGAAACTGTTGCAACAATAATACAAACACAAATACAAAAGCACGTTAAAGAAAAAGATTTTATAAATAGTAACGTCGCGCTCTCACATCCATATGAAAAGATATGCAACGATATACTTGAAATTTTGAAAAATCCGAACGATTTGGCATTTTTATCATTTAGAGACATGCTGTATGATATTCTTATTTACAATTATGATCTGGGAGAGTGCATTTGGTATATTTTAAACAATTTAATAAAAACGAATTACTTACAAATGGATGATTTATCTGATATTTTAATAAATACATATGCGTCACTTCAATATTTTAATAATAATTATAGACCAATTTACCATTTAGAAAATTACATGTATAACTTAATATCAAAGATACATGGATTTTGAAAAATCAAAAATTAAAAAATCGCGATTCATCCTGGAATTAACGCCAAATAAGAAATACACATTGGATGAATTGAAAAAAAAGTATAGAATTGCTGCGCTGAAATATCATCCCGATAAACATTTCAATTCAGACGATGCAAAAGCGAAATTTCAAGAGATTAACGAAGCGTATATATTCTTATGTGGAAAGTATGATTCGGATGCAGATAAAAATACGGAATCGTACAAATACAATGAACACGAACATTGTTATTCCGAATTATTTTCCAGTTTTATAAACTCTCTCATGAAGGATTTTTCAAAAACAAAGGTAATAGAATTGAATGTTATTATACAGGTGCTTATGAACAAGTGCGTATCGATAACTTCGACAATTTTTGACAATATGGATAAAGAATCGCTGCTGTTTATATATAACTTGATTATGAAATATGATGCAGTTTTAGATATAGGCGGCGAGAGATTGAATCGAGTTATCAGTTTAATTAAAAATAAGTTGCAAATGAATGATATTATAATTATTCGTCCCACTATTTCTGAATTATTTGATATGAATAACATACAAGTGGTTGAGCACGAAAATAAAACATACTATGTTCCGCTGTGGCACACGGAATTGTATTATAGTATTAGTAACGACTACAAAGATCAGAGAGAGCTTATTGTAAAATGCATTCCAAAACTACCGGAATATATCTATATCGATGAGGCAAATAATATTTACGTTGACGTTAGAACGCGCGTCGAGAATTTATTTAATCAGACCACATTGTCAATTACGCTCGCAGATTCGGTTTCATTTGATATTCCGGTAAATATGCTCGAATTTAAAACGAATCAAACGATTACGCTAACAAAATGCGGCATTCCAATGATAAATACGGAGAATATGTATGACGTTTCAGAGAGAATGAATGTTATTATTCATTTAGAAATATTGATTTGATTTAATGGCATTAATAATAATAAATTATATTCATTTTATTTTTATTTTTATTTTTATTTTATTATTATTTATTATATTATATAAGCATTTTCTCTCTATTCTCTCTATTTTTGCTATTATGAACCCAATTCGAATCGCGATATTGTTTGTTTTGATCAATTTTTGTGTCGCATATGTTTCAGACAATGTGCTGAACGACTTGTCAAAGTATTCAAATATAAAGGCATTCAGCTCTCTTGCTCCTTATTTTAAAAATAAATCCATTGTTGTCGCCGGCATATATGCTGGACTAACGATTGCAATTGCCACGATTGCATTAATGATTTTATATCGAATGATTTTTTATGTGTATTTGCCAAATGCGCCCTCGACATACGTTGTATTTTTTGTATTGGCATACGCGATTGGATACGCGATGGACGTCATCATATATAAAACGAATATTTTCGATACCTTGCAACCATTTTATAATGAAGTGGGTGCTGGAAATGGGGGAGCGCTTTCGTTTCTGTTTTCCCTGGTTGTAAGTTTTGGACTGTTACAATTTGTAAAATATTTGACAATGTAAAATATTTAACAATGTAAAATATTTAACAATATAAATAAACGATTTAATGACAAAGAAAAATATATTATAATTAAATAATATTATTTATAATAAATGTCGTCTGAAAACGGTAATAGTAATAATAATAATAATAATAATGGATATACGATACGGAATTTCGGATACGGTTATGTAGCAGGCATGGCGGGAATTGCTGCGAGCCACCCGTTTGATACGATTAAAACGAATATTCAAAAAAGACAAGTAATTAACTATAATATAAGGAACTTGTATAAAGGTGTAGCAGCTCCGCTGTTCGGTGTGGGATTAGAAAAAGCGATTGTATTTGGGACGTATGAAACAACAAGAAAATACACTAATAGCGATTTTATCAGCGGGGGTTTAGCGGGATTAACCGCCAGTTTTGTCGTGACACCATTCGAGAGAATTAAAATATTGCTTCAAACTGATCAAAAAATAGAAAAGAATATGATCAATCGGAAATTTTTGTTTCAGGGACTAAGTGCAACTTTTTACCGGGAAACTCCCGGATTTGCAATTTATTTTTCAACATATAATTATTTAAAAAATGTAATTCAAGAAAAAACATATTTACAAGAATTGGAAGAATATAAGAAACAAAATCCTCGACTGTCGTCATATGTTACAGAAAAAATAGAAAAAATAGAAAAAACAGAAAAAATAGAAAAAAAAGAGGAAATACATCCATTTGATTCATTTTTAATTGGAGCATTTTCTGGATGCGCATCTTGGATTTTCATATATCCGCAGGACAGAATTAAGACGCACTTGCAAGCGTGCAAAGAACGGCAAATGGGTTTTGGAGAAGGGTTAAAAGAGGTATTAAAAGATGGAGGATATCGCGGGCTTTACAGGGGATTTCATTATGCGCTCATGCGAGCTGTACCGTTGCATGCAACGGCTTTTATGACATTCGAATTATGTAAAAAGTATTTGAATTGATTCAATTTACACGATACTTATATGACATATGGCAAAAGGTATTCATCAGAGTGATTGTAATTAATATTATTTTTTTTAGAATCTTGTATCTTCTGTATTTTTAGTTTATGATTTTCGATACCAGTCATCATATCAAAACCAGTAGTTTCAAACTTGGCTATATCACAACATCCACAGTGATCCATATTTGCCCAGTACACTTTTCTGGTTTGTATTGTATTGTCATAATCCAAATTCCAACGACCGATCATGACACAATTAGTACCATTATTTTGATGTTTCCACAATCGGAGAAATTGAAATATATTAAACCTTGATTTCACCATTTTCACAATTTTTTATGAACTTTGGATCCGTATTAAATTTAAATAAATTGTTTTCAATTTTTATACATATTTATATTTACAATTGGTACCGTACCCCTTAATAACTACCTTTCTTCGTTTTATACTCAATAAAATTATTTTAATATATTGTATATACTAAAATAATAAACTAGTATGAATGATTCTGATAATAATGATGAATGCGAATCTTGTAAATGTAAATGTATTACAAGAGATACAAGACATTGCATTCGAAATGAAATTACAAATATGAAATGTCAAGTTGAGAGAATAGAAGAAAAACTTGATATCATATTACAAAAATTGGATAACAGTATTATAAAAAATTGTGATAAAATGGGCGACCATATTGATTTTGTGAATAACGTTTATGAGACGGTAAAGGTGCCGTTGCATTATATTTCAAATAAAATACACAAGATTGCGAATCCTCTGTCGGCGGGTTCATCGGCATCATTCATAGAAGATGCTAATACTAAGTAAAAAACTTAAAATTGTTACCTGTTATTTTTATTTGTTTTTATTTGTTCCATCATATATTCAAGCAATGGTTGAAAAATAGATTTTTTGTTACTTTTAGTAAACTTCCATTTTTCATTTATAATGCATGGACAATTATTACAAGTTATTGTTTCGTGTTCTGATAATATTTTTCCAATTTTATGTATTATTTGTTCTGTTGGGACTAAATATCGGCGGTCTTTATTTCTATAATAAAATTCTTTACTTCTTTTGAAAGGACACCATCTCAATTCTACAAGTTCTAATTTTAAATATATGCTCGATAATAATAATAAATCGTTTGTTACATTCTTGAATGTTTTTATACACCATGATTTAATTTCATCTGTTGTTATTTTTCTTTTTCTATTCGTTAAAACAGTATCTAAAAATGCATCGAAGAATTCAAGATTTTTAATATTTATTTTTTTCAGTAAACTAGAGTCGTCAATAATGTTTTGTTTTGCAGTTTCAAATACTCCATTACAAATGGAACACCAGTCGCATGATATTTTAATATTTTCATATTTATCATCAATATCTAAAAAACAAATATTTTTTTCTAAATTGTGTAATGCTGGTTTTAAAATATGAAATACGCGCATAAATCCTTTCAAATTAACATAATGAGGAAGTATATGTGATGCTTCATTTGTTTTATCTGCATTTATTCCTGATCCCAGTGTTGCATATACAATTATTGAATTGATTGAAATATTTAATAGTATTAAATCTTCCTTAAAGGATATAACCATTTAATTTAATAAATAAAATAATATACACTTTTTAATAATATATTGGCTAAATAATTTTTTATTAAGTAAAAAATTGAAATTTATGTTGGATAAATTGTAAATTGGATACATTAAAGCGCAAAGCAAAGAGACAAGAAAAAAAAATAATGTTGCCATTATTCAATTCTGCTGTTATGAATACGACGAATGCTGACAATGATGACAATGACAATAAAAATGGAAATACTGTGAATACTGTAACATTGGATTTGCGCGTTTCATGTAATACATTTTGGAAGTATCAAATGAAGCTGAAGGTCGATCGGGATGAATTTATCGAGCCAAATGACGAGAGAAATTCGAATGATATAAATATAAATGCGAATTCATGTTTCCATGAAAAAAAAACGCCTGTATTCTCAAGATTGGAAAGGCACTTGTGTGATGCAATGATTGCACACATTCATGAAGATTTATTGCTAAATGGACAAGAAGATCAAATAAAAAAATTGTGCGAGGTTTCAAGTAAATTTCATATTCACGGACACTCCACGAATTCGTTGCTTTATCACCAATCCAATGCTCCTCATGCCGATCATGGCGGCTGCATTTACATTTGCAATCATTGAGTTGGAGTATTTAAAACCTACGCAAATGTCTGCTCTACTGGTACTTGGTGTACTGTCTGTCCTCCATATTTATTGTATCTTTTAGATGATCCTTTTTTAAATAAAGTTTGCTGGGCCGCTAAAAGACCGAGAGGAACAACCGCTTCCACAAGTCCGCCACCTCTTCTCTTAGCATTTCTCTTGTTGCTTCTCTTAGCATTTCTCTTGTTGCTTCGCTTGTTGCTTCGCTTACCGCTTCGCTTATTGCTTCGCTTGTTGCTTCGCTTATTCCTAGATTTAGAACGTGAATATTTTTTTGCAGTTCTTCTTGATCGGCGTCCTCCAAAATTAGGAGTACCATCAGGAGAAGGACTACCACCAGGAGAAGGAACACCCCCCTTCATTGCATTTACATTTTTTAAAGCTGCCAGTTCATAATTTTTTTGAACATATAAATTGTGAGCTTTATTTGCCAATTGGTTACCCATTTGGTCGAAAGAAACGCCGCTTAATGATGCAGGTGTTAAAGGGGTTGGAGCGCCGCCGGTTTGCCCTCCTGGGAGGCCTCCTGGGAGGGCGCCGCCGGAATCATATCTCATCACAATGCCACCTTCTTGAAATATTTTTTGTTCTCCACCACGCATCTTACGTTTCTTACCACCAAATACTACTTCTCTTCCCATTTTGCCCATTATGTAATATAATTGTATATATTATATTATATACACATATAAAAAAATAATAATAGTATTAGTTTTTTTTTCTTTTTCTTTTTCCTTAATAAATAAATAAAAAAATAAGAATTAAGAATTTGGTTGTAAAACTTGTGAAATATAATTGTTACGCAATAATAAAATAAATATTCCTAAAACTAAAAAAAAACTAATTAATAAAAATAAAACGGATAAATAAATGTACGGGTATATTTCTTGAAGAATTAATTGTATAATTGGTTTAAATAATTGTTTTAATTCATTTTTCACATCTTCGCGTTTAATTATATCTAAACAATAATCGATTGCTTTATTTTTGAATTGATTAGTATTGTGAATAGAAGCATTGCTATTAGAATCAATCATATTTATTAACTATATTGCATACTATTATTTATACAATGAAACGTAATATTGGCTTATATAAAAAAAATATGATGGTTTTTTTTATTTTTTTCATTGTATTTACGAAATGTGTTTGTGAATTATTGTGTTTGCGAATTATTGTGTTTGTGAAATGTAATTGCGAAGTGTAAATGAGTATCGAACTTCTTTGATTTTTTTTTGAACTGGAATCTCATGCGTAAATTCCTTTTGAAATTTTCCACCCATCTGAATCATCTGTCCCGAAATTGTGGGAATGTCGGATACAACCTTTTTTGTCTTCTTGTCCCGAATGCGAAACTTGCGAACAGCGCCATATGAAACAGAAACGACAGAAACAACACCAATGCCATTGTCAGAAGTAACATTGCGTTTTCGATCAGAGTGTGCACCAGTGCGATCGTTGCCATCTTTGTACCGGGTTACCAGTATCCCGTTGAAATTTGAACCAAACAACTGGTTCACATGTTGTAACATCTTTTCAAGCGACGACGTGAGTGCTTGTGGTTTTGCAGTTTGTCCCGTGTAGCGGTAACCATCGCATTCGTTTGAAAAGAACCCGACATCGCGATGCTGGTACATGGTCTTTCCATACATGACAATCGGTGGATTTTGAATCAAAAGACCAGAAACATCTGCCACACAACTTTCCAACAGTCCGTCATCATTGAATGGTGTCACACTCAAAAATGAATCAGTTGTTTCAATCAGCTTCGTCATTATCTTATCTTGTGTTGGAAACTACATGTACAAAATATGAATATTTTTTTTTCAATTTATTTTATTAGTAATGTAATTAAAATTGGTTTGTAAACAATCTTAATTACATTAATAATATTAATAATATTATCATTAATAATATTAATAATATTATTAATTAGTTTTAAAATAAAAATATATAAAAATAAAACTTTATAAAATGTATTATTATAATTAATTATTAACTACAAGTTATTTAAAATGGAAAATTCGGATGTATCAATACTATCATATGATGACAAGGATATAAATTTATCAAATATTGTTCTTTCCATGCCATCGAGCATTCAAGGGGGGTCGTATTTTACCAAAATACAATATTTGAAACGCCCGCTTTACATGCAATCTCCGACATGTATTTCAAAGCAAGGAATCATAACTGTTGGTAAAAAGACGTACATTGATTTAATTATTTCAAATGAAAAAGATGGAGAATTCATTTCATTTTTAGAAAATTTGGAAAAGACGTGCATTGATATTATTTTTGAAAAAAGGCATGTCTGGTTTACAGATGATTTAGAAAAAACCGACATTGAAATGGCATTTGCGTCAATTATAAAATCATACAAGAATGGAACAAGCCATTTATTGAAACTAAATATAAATAATGCGAATAATACGAATAACAATATAAAACACGGCATTGGTGGTGTACAGAACTGTTTTATTTTTGACGAAAATAACAACACTTTGCCACTTGACCATGTCAAACCGGAAATGCAATTAATCACCATTATTGACTTTGAAGGAATAAAATTTACATCGAAAAGCTTTCAGTTTGAGATGAATGCTCGTCAGATACTGATAATAAATGAAAAACCGGTATTCAATTCGTGTCTGATAAAACCAAAAAAGAATGTTTTTGAAAATAGTACCACTACAAATGATGGAGCAAATGAGAATGGAGCAAATGATAATGGAGCAAATGAGAATGATGGTGCATTAATTGCAACTAATCTAACTCCGATTATGTTAGAAGGTTTAGACATAAACAACAACAACAATATTCATAAAAAACCAGAAATAGTAAAAGATTTAGAAGATATTGATAAAAACATTCATACGAATGAAAGTGTAGTTGAAAGTGTAGCGGAAAGCGCAGCGGAAAGCGCAGCGGAAAGTGTAGCGGAAAGCGCAGCGGAAAGTAAAGCGGAAAGTAAAGCGGAAAGCGCAGCGGAAAGTGTAGCGGAAAGCGCAGCGGAAAGTAAAGCGGAAAGTAAAGCGGAAAGCGCAGCGGAAAGTAAAGCGGAAAGTAAAGCGGAAAGTAAAGCGGATGAAAATGATCAACTAATCGAGATTGATTTAGAAATACCTCCAGAATTAGATTCTAAATTTGAAAAAATTAAATTACAAGACGCAAATGATGTCTATTATAAAATGTATAAGGAGGCAAAAGAAAAAGCAAAATCTGCAAAAAAAATAGCAGTTGAAGCATATTTGGCTGCTGAAGAAATAAGGTTTACATATAACTTAATTGATAATGAAAGCGACAGTGACAGCGACGAAAGCGATAGTGATAGTGATAATAATAATGACAATAATTACAATAATGACAATAATGACAATAATGACAATAATGACA